CAACATTATTACTTTGCCCGACAATTCTCAATTCTTGATCGACAATCTTTTCAATCTTTATGACTTTCATTCTCATTCTCTTATTGGCAAATTTGACCCTTCTTCTCAAACCACTATTCTATTTTAATTATTTATTATTACATTCATTTTAACCACACCACACCCAATTAAAAAAGGTTTTCCTTTTTTCACTTTTTTTCGGCTCTTTCAAATTATCAACATTGCAAATTCATATCCAGCATGTTTATTTGAAAAACGATTTATTGTATAATTTGAATCATTTTTGTTTCCGTATATTTTCAAATTTATTGTATCTTCATATTCTCCCACTTGAAATATATTTTCTTCATTCATTTTTATTTTTTTGTATATATTTGTTATTTTTGTTAATGATGATTTCAAAAATGTTGTTGAATACATATTCAAACATACACTTACTAATAAGGCAATTATAAATAAATTTGTCATTTTCTTTTCTATTGAATAATAATATATAAATTATTATTCAATTTTCTACTATTTGCACACGTATCTTCTTCTTTATTTTATCTTCGTCTTCAAATAAATACAATTTACATGATATGTATGTATAATTTTCTATATCTATCATTGTTGTTATTCTTGATAATAGTTTCAATTCTTCTAGATATATCATATAACTATACAATCCATTTGATTTACTATTCTTATCAAATAATATACCTCGCTGAATTGTATTCATAATATCTGTTTCCGTATAACAACGATATAATACATTACAATCTGTTTGAACTTTACGTATTGACCTCATTGAATTGTTTATATAGTCTATTTGATTCAACCAATATGCCAAAAAATCTTTTGCTGATATACTCATATTTTTTACTAAACCCATTTTTTCTATAATCAACATTTGATTCAATAAATCTACTATTCTTCTTATTGGACTCGTTATATGGATATAAGATGATATGTTCATCGCTTCATGGTTTATATTTATTTCTCCATCATACAATATATACTGTCCTGTTACATTATTCCAACTATTTATTACTCTTCTTGTATTCTCATGTATAGATTCATCTAATTCTTTTTTTACAAAATTATAATGAGATGTTCTAAATATTCCTAATTTATTATTCTCAAACCACTTTCCACATAAATGATTCATTGTTATCATCCAATGCGATACTACATCATGACTGTTTTTTACATTTTTGTCCATTTTTTGAGATATTTCAAATAACCTCTCATAATGAATATCATTTAATACATTCTCATGTTTTGATATATCACGCGAATCTTCATATATATAATTCTTTTTTACTGATATCAATACATTTCTACATTTAATATTTTCTTCATTACATATGTTTCCTTCATTATCTACTACAATATCAATTGCAAACGCAAACCGTAAATTATTTTTTTGCAAACTACATAAATTATCCGATAAAATTGTCGGTAACATTGGTCGCCGTTGGTCCGGTAAATATATTGTTGAAACTCTTTTACTAAAAGAATTCCATAATTCCAATGTTTCTAACCAAAAATATACATGTGAAATATATACTGTAATCTTCCATTTATCATCCATTTTCATTATACTAAACCCATCATCAAAATCTAAACTATTTTGCGGGTCTATCGTGAATACATACGTTTTTCTTTCATCTTCTATATTGAAATCCGGATTTTTAAATATTTTTTCTATATATTGTTCTTGGGTTGTTGTTTTGAAACTATCCCGCGTTTTTTTTGTAAAATTATTCAGTGATATATGCAAACTTTTGCAATACAATTGATATTCATAAAACACACACAAATTATCTACATCTCCTAATGTTTCTAATAACATACCATGTGGATGTTTATCGTTCCAATTATCATATTTAAATATTACATATTTGTTTTGATACACTTTATTGAATCCTATTTTAATATCATATGGTATCAAAAATGCTGGTAAATGTTTATCATCTGGAATACATTTATATAATAAACGTTTCTTATTTTCTGTTCTTCCAAATGTTTTATTATTTTCTAATAATAAAATACCTGCTATATATTCACTATTTCTTACCGGTGATACAATTACATCTATTTTTATTTCTATTTCATTATTTGTTATCTGTATTATATCTTTTGTAAATAATTTATTTTTAATTGGGTCTATTTTACATACTATGTCTTCTATGTTTTTTATTTCTATATTTGTTTCATGATTCACTAAATTCCATGTTGTATAATCCCGGTTTGCTATTAATATACGACTTTTCATATTTTTATTTATTATCTTATTTTTATTACCATTTACAAATTTCAATTTTACAATGATTCTACATTGTCAATTGTATGAATTGTTTTTCCCAATTTTCTAATATATTCAATGGTATTGATTTACTACTCACATGCGATTCCCAAAAAAATCTACAAAATGCCCATTTGAATTCTATTTTTGAAGAATACATATTCGAAAAATTTGTAAGTAAATAATTTGAAACTTTTTTGGGTAAAAGGTCAAATTGGGATACTGGTAACACATACGATAATTGAGTATATGGAGAAAATGGTTTGCTGTTATTTTCGGTAATAAATTCTGTCTCATAATGTGGAATATATTGTATCAAATCACATACCAATGGTGGATAATGATAGTTATATTTCCATTTCCAATGCGGACATCCACGTGTATAATATTTATAAACCCATTCTAATCCTTCTAAATAATTATTGCATATATTTTTTAAATCAACGCCATCACGACTAGAATGTAATAATATTTTATAATATCGTTCTTCCCAATTCATTTCATTTGGTGATATATATTTTTCTTCTGCTCTAAAAATAATTGGAGTATTATTCAACAATTCTTCTTTTTCTTTTTCTGTTGTCTGTTCATACTTACGATTTTCCATTTTATCACGTAGTGAATATTCGTTCAATATATATTCTTTTTCGTGTTTTGCAATTTCTTCCAACATTATTCTTACATTTTTCCATTGTATCTTGCCTTCTTTTGAAATTAAATATCTATCTTCCTTATTTCCAATACATTTACGATAAGTATCCACTAATATTTGAATACCATGTGTTCGTATATTCAATGCTGGAAAATGTGGAAGAAAATCATTTCCTAGAAAAAAACATAAAAATACATAATCATTCACTCTATCATAGGTTGAATATTTACAATCCATTTCTGCTAATATAGAGGATGCCAATAATTCTATATTCAAAAACAAGGGCAGTTTAACTGAAACTTCTCCTGACTTTAAACTACCAAACTCTGGCGCTTCCCGAAATACATAAATATTTTTACAATATATCAATTGAAATATTGATAACATTATTAAATCCGCATCTAATCCATATATCGCTACTATATCTTTTTTATTCATATGATTACGTATATGGTCATATATTTTGTGTTCCCCCTCACCTGGGTCTACTGACGGTGTCACTATAATTTTTTTTACTCCATATTTCGATTCACACAATACAAATTCATGACTAATACGCTTTGATAATAGATTCATAAAATTTGTTCCAGGCGTAATTGAAGTGGTGTTCCATGGCGATTTAGGAACTTGCGTAGAATCATTTTTAAATGACAATTTTGAAAGAAATTCCGATTTGTATCTGCGGGTTCGCTGTTGTTCCATTTTTGCAAAAGGAGCAACGCCATCAAATCCTATGAAAATTGTATCTGTTGGTTTTACATATAAAATATATTTTTGAATACTTACGATTACCATATCTATTATGATATTTTCAATTTCATTTGTTGTCAATATATTCAAATTTCGTTCCTTCAATAAATTGTGATATGCATCATATATAATTGAATTTGCATCAATAAATAAATGATTGAATATTGTTTTGTTTCTATTTCTATGATAATCTAAATTACGTATAATATTAGAATGATTTTTAATAATATACGAAAAATAACTTGGAATACCCATTTTCTATATATTATATTACTATATATTTAAGTTGATTTTTTAAATGATTTATTTTTTTTCTAGGAAATTTAATCTATAAATATAAGTTATAATGTTTACAAATATATCAAGTTCTAACGAAACTATACTATTTATCAAAAATAAAATTAAATATTTATATGATGTTATCCGGCGCACTATATTTTCAGTGCAAAATAATAAACGTAACGAAATATTAACAAATAGTGATGTCAACAACTGTATATCTACTCTTACTGAATTGTATTCAAAAATAAAAGATTTTGAAAATTTTGACAATCATACAAATGAAGAAATTTTATTAGATGAATTTCAAAGTCTTCTTGAAAAACTTTCTGTTGTCATTTGCAGTTTTGGAACATACGATTTCAAAGATTTATTGAATATTTCATTCGGTTCTCAATTCATTGAAAATAAAAATGAAAATATATTTTTAGAAGAAAAACAAGATTTGATTTATAAATATATTCATCCATTTGGTTACAAAACTATCAATTGGAAAAAAAACATTAATTATAACCAATTATTTAATAAAAAAATATTATGCTCTGATAAAATTACAGATGAATTTCTTACATTAGAAAATGCATGTAATTTTGAATGTTTTGATATTGATATATCTTCTGCTAAATCATTCTATCATAAAATTAATGGAATACGTGTTGTTTTACAAAACGAAAAAATCCAAAAAACTATTATCATTAATGGTATAATTGATGATATTGTATTGGATTGTTTTTCAAATAAATACATTGACCACAGAAAAACAGATATTTATGAATATATTACAAAAAAATACACTGTCAATATTGACATATTAAATCGTATTATTGATTGTTTAACATTGAAAGATATTTTGATATACAGCAATGAAGATATATACAGAAAATACAACAGTATATTATCCGAAATTAATTCTTTACAACAAAACAAAATCAATACTATTATCAAGAATTTTGTTGATATGGATATATATTCTCAACGTAGCATGTTAATTAATCTCTTTTTATACAACAAAAACGATGAAATACAATACATCAGTTATCTTTTATACGATTTAATCACAACGCATAAAAATTCTTCTACTGATTCCAACGAACAATTACTTATTTATGATAGCTTACCTTGGAAAATAAAAATGTATTTCAAAGATATCATGAAATTCACTGTAAAATATACACAAGATATGAACAATAAATATGATATCAATCGTATATCATTTGAACAACAAATTTATTTAATGAAAGCACCTGAATACATTAAAGAAAAGGCTATGACTAAATTGAAAGAAATCAAAGGTAAAAATGATGACTCTTGTATTAAAACGCGTCAATATTTGGATGCGTTATTGAAAATACCTTTTGGAATATTCAAAGAAGAACCTATTTTGAAAATAATAAAAGAAACAAATACGTTATTTATTGAAACCATCAAGAACAATGATTTGATTAATATACCAATTAAATTGAAATATTCTATATATGAAATCAATAAATATACTAACGAAATGGATAATATATATAAAAAAAACCAAATGAATGAAATATTAGCAATAATCAAAAAAAGTAATTCTAAAATACTTGTTGATATTATTCATTTTATTCACAATTTAATAAAAACTAAAAAAATAAATTATAATTGCGCTATACCTCATAATAAAAAAGAAAACAGGGTTCTCTTCATTCACAAATTTTTAGAACAAAATATACAATATAGAGAACATATTTATCATTTTTTAAAAGAAACTGAAAAAGATTCTTTTTTTACTTCGCAAATTATCAATATTAAAAAAAATACCGAATTTATTGATAAATCTATCAAAAATATAAATGATGTTCTTGATGAATCTATTTTTGGACATGAACATGCAAAAAAACAAATTCTCAAAATCATTGCACAATGGATGAATGGAGAACAAGGTGGTTATTGTTTTGGATTTGAAGGTTCACCAGGTGTTGGTAAAACTTCTCTTGCAAAAAAAGGATTGGCAAAATGTTTGGTAGATGAGAATGGAGTTTCACGACCTTTTTCTTTTATTGCGTTAGGTGGGTCTTCCAATGGTTCAACATTAGAAGGACATAGCTATACTTATGTCAATTCCACTTGGGGGAAAATAACAGATATATTAATGGAAACCAAATGTATGAATCCAATTATTTATATTGATGAATTGGATAAAGTCAGCAAAACAGAACATGGTAAAGAAATCATTGGTATATTAACTCATTTAATTGATACTACACAAAACGATACTTTTCAAGACAAATATTTCACTGGTATTAATCTTGATTTATCCAAAGTTCTCTTCATTTTCTCTTATAATGATCCCGACCAAATTGACCGCATATTATTAGATAGAATACATCGCATTCATTTTGATAATTTATCACTTGATGATAAAAAGATCATTGTTTCACAATACATTATACCTGAAATCAATAAAAAAATGGGGTTCTCAACTGGCACAATTGAATTGACCGATGATATTATTGAATATATTATTGAAACTTATACATTAGAACCCGGTGTTCGCAAATTAAAAGAAGTTCTATTTGATTTATTTGGCGAAATTAACATTGAATTATTGAAACACAATAATGATTTTAATATTCCTTTCGTTATTACTAGTGATTTGATTGATAATAAATATTTAAAAAAATATTATAAAATAGAATCTACCAAAATACACAATGAAAATCAAATTGGCATTATAAATGGGTTATGGGCAAATTCGTTAGGAAAAGGTGGTATTATACCTATCGAAACTATTTTCTTTCCTACTTCCAATTTTCTTGAATTAAAATTGACTGGATTACAAGGTGATGTTATGAAAGAAAGTATGAATGTTGCAAAAACACTCGCTTGGAATCTTACAAATGATAACCAAAAAACTATTTTATTAAAAAAATTCAATGAAACAAAATGTCAAGGATTACATATTCATTGCCCACAAGGTGCTGTTTCAAAAGACGGTCCTTCTGCTGGAACTGCTATCACTATTGCTATATACAGTTTATTCAATTCTTTGAAAATCAAAAACAATATTGCTATTACTGGCGAAATTAATTTACAAGGACAAGTTACTGCTATTGGTGGATTAGAATCTAAAATTTTAGGAGGTATTCGTGCCGGTGTCACTACTTTTTTATTTCCAAAATCTAATTCTCGCGATTTTAAAGAATTTTTAGAAAAATACGAATCAAAATCTATATTATCCAATATTAAATTTATTGAAATTTCACATATTCAAGAAACTATCAAATATGTATTTGAATGAATTTAGACTACTTATTTCTCATTATATATTATACAATAATTATATATAATGGCTGATTTAAATTTGACTAATATTTTTTATACAGCATATAGATTATCTCCATTTATACTTGTTAGTTTTTTTACACTTTCTTCTATACTTAACCAAGACCTTAAAGGCATTATTTATTTAGCTGGTTTATTAATTGCTTGTTTTGGTTCGGTAATTGCTGGTAATAGTTTTGATGCTTTCAAAGCCAGTGACGAAACCACATCTACTATATGTCATTCATTTACACTCACTTCTGCTCAACCTTTCTCACGATTACCATTAAGTATGACAGTTTTTACATATACATTTGGTTATTTGTTATATATAATAGGTCTATATGGATTAGGCAAAGATAATATAACTACTATTATACTGTTTTCCATACTTATTATTGCAGATTGGACATGGAACATATATTTCAATTGTAATACCCATATTAGTTTAATTGGTGCATTTGTCATTGGTAGTGCTATTGGTGTTGCATGGTCTGCTATTATTGCCAGCACTAAACAAGTTCAACTTCAATATTTCAATGGTATATCCAATAAAGAAGTATGTTCTTTGAATAAAAATATTAAATTCAAATGCACCCCTCGTTCATCTAAATAAATATACTATTTTACACAATACAATGATGTTGTGTCGAGACCACTTGTTTTACTTGAATATATTGTATTACCATTTTTTGGAACATAATTTGAAAGTGCTATATACACTGGTTTAACATATACTTTTTTTATGCTATTTTTGTTTGGAACATTACTATATTTCATTTTTGTTTTTTCATATGGTTTTATTATATTTGTTTCGTTCTTGTTTATTCTATTCATTTTACTCAAATATATACTTTCCTCATAATTGGGAACATATATATTTGCTCCATATTTATAAGTTCCTGGTTTGTAATATGTAGGAAATCCTTGGGCTGGGTTATAAGGAATTAATATTTTATTACCATTATTATCAACTACCACAGTTGTTCCAAAACTAGTTCCATATACTCCACTTTGATATTTTATTGTTTCTTCATCTGCGTGATAAGATACGTCTAGATTTGGAGTATATGTATTTGTATTTATTATCATTGGATCCTCTTGCACATTTTCTTCTTTTTTAACATAATCTACCCAGAACGCACTTTGAGTATTTGGTAATAATTCATCTTTATCAGTATTTGTTGTATATCCATATGGTATTTTTTTCATTTCTCTATCGTTTATTTTATAATATCCGTCTGGTATAACCCCATTACTTGGGATTGGTTTAGTATCATCGAAATTTTCATATTGTCTATTTACTAAATTTACAATTATAAATATGAATAAAATCAATAATATTATATGTATATTCTTCCAGACAATATTTTTTATATTCATCTTCATATGATATATAATAATATATTTGTTCTATAAAAAATATAAAATTGATTTTATATTCTAAATATTATAATACAACAATATATATTAAGAATGATTATTCCTGTTAAATGCTTTACCTGTGGAAATGTTCTTGCTGATAAATATAGATACTTTCTTGAAGAAGTTAGACGTATCAAATTATCACAAGGGTTACAAGTTGAAAATGTTGTATATCTTACTAAAAAAAATATGGATAAAACTCCCGAAGGAACTGTTTTAGATAATTTAGGACTTAAAAATGTTTGTTGTCGCCGACATATGTTGACACATGTTGATATTGAATAAAATATACATATAATTTATATGAAAAACAAAAAAACATACAAACGTAAATCTTTTAAAAATAAATCGCGAAAATACAAAATGAAAGGTGGTAACTGTGGGTGTAATTCCAATGCTGTCATGACTGGTGGATTAGCAAATAGTTCTTTTTATTATCCATTAAATACCCATAATACCGACCCAATTGCACCAGCTGCCATCACTGATTCGCGTTTATTACCAAATGTCCCTTTTTCAAAAGGTGGAAAACGCAATAAAAAAAGTCGTAAAACTAGTAGAAAAATGAAAGGTGGTAGTAACGACACTACATATTTATTTAGCAAACTAGCTACTCCTTTTTTTCCTGCATCCAATTATTTGAATCCAATTGTTAGTTCTGGAACAAGTGCAGGTGCAATTACAAGTAATTCCATATTAACTGGTAATGCAAATATTTCAAATCCTTCACCTGTTGTTCATAATATTCAAACCAACGAAAAATATTTAGTATAAAATATCTCTATATTTATATATTATCATGGCTATTGTTCCTGGTATCAAAAATTTATGCACTCCTGCTCTGGTATATTTGATTATTTCCATTATTTCTATTGTTATTATGGCTATTCAAAATTATGGAAATACTGATTTGTATTGTTTAGGTATGTATTCATGCAATGTTACCAGTATTACTATTATTTTCATTCTAAAACTTGTTTATATTCTTTTCTGGACATGGGTATTGAATATTATATGTCGCGGAGGATACAGCGGTGTTTCATGGTTTTTAGTGTTATTTCCATATATACTATTATTCTTATTATTAGGATTATTGATGATTCAATAAATTTAGTATTTTTATATACTTATAAAGTAAGTATATGAAAAGTATTTCCAACAAAAAAAAGAACAAAACTACACGTAAAATATATTCAAAAACGTATGGAAAAATTATTGAAAAAAAACATGGATGGATTATTGCTGAAATTCGTGGGGATGCATATCAACGCGGTTATGCACATGGTTGTTTATTGTATAAAGAATTAAAACGTGTTATTTATTCATTTCATTTTATAGTTAAAAAATATTTCAAAACATCATTAACTAATTACATTAAAGTATGCAAACAAAAAGTTAAAAATATAATAAAAAATGATTTTCCTGAAATATATGAAGAAATTCGCGGAATAAGTGATGGCGCAAAAAAAATGGGTATTCATTTTTCACTTGATGCAATCATTGCATGGAATTCTATATTTAGTATGGACCCTTTTTTTCAAAATGAAAAAGATAATGAAAAATGTAGTGTATTTATTGCAACCGGTGATTCCACTCAAAATGGTGAAATTGTCATGGCACATAATACTCATACCGATTTTTTAACTGGTCAATTACAGAATATTATAATGTATGTATATCCATCTTCTGGTAATAATTTTGTCATGCAAACTACACCTGGATGTGTAGCAAGTGGAACTGATTGGTTTTTATGTTCTACTGGAATAATTGGGTGTGAAAGCACTATTGGAGGCACTAAATATAAACCAAATTTTGGTTCTCCATTTTTTTGTAGAATTCGTCAAGCAATGCAATATGGTAAAACTTTGGATGAATATGTAGATATTATGTTGAAAAATAATGCAGGTGATTATGCATGTTCTTGGCTATTTGGTGATACAAACACAAATGAAATTATGCATTTTGAAATTGGTTTAGAAAAATACAATATAAATAGGACTAAAAATGGTATCTTTTATGGCATGAATTCTGCATTTGATTTTGATTTAAGAAATACCGAAACAACAGATACTGATTTCTATGATATTTCTACTTCTTCTGGTTCTCGTAATTATAGATTAGATGCATTATTGAACAATACTTATTATGGAAAAATAAACAGTGAAAATGCAAAAAATATTATAAGTGACCATTATGATGTATTTTTAAATAAAGAAATTATGAATAATCGTTCTATATGTAATCATAGTGAAATGGATGAACACGGAACTAAAACCCGAAAACCTTTTTATCCGAGAGGTTGCATTGATGGTAAAATAGTTACTAGTAAAATGGCTAAAAATTTAGAATTTGAAGGTAGATTTGGTTCATCATGTGGTCGTGTTTTCAATATAAAAAATTATACCAAACAACATCCCGAATACATAGATTGGGAACCATATCTAGAAAATATGAAGAATGAACCTTGGGTCTTCATTCGTTCTCATTGAACATCTATATTGTATATATATTTCAACAAATTTTTCATTATGTTTATATCACTATCCATACAAATATTTCTTATTCTAAAATACAAAATGGTTTCATAACTTCCATATATATTATTACAGTGGTCTGGTGTTGCTATTATAAACATATAATTTGGCATATGGTCTAACCGATATACTGGTATTCCATTATCTCTCATATATGCTGAAATAGAAACGTCATTTGTATCAGAATATATGCTAACATCGATTTTCATCAAAAACGGAATCAAGTCATGTGAATAAAACATTCCTGTTCCTGTAACAAAAAAATCAAATAAATAATGTCCTCCAAATAAATTATTTCTTGGTAGTTCTTTATAAAGATTCAATAATACTGGTATATTCCACAATGATGATAAATTTGTATGTATTATATAATGATATTCATATTTATCATGTATGTAATTTGTTGCTTTCAACATTTTTAGCGTGAAATTTGGATTAAGTGGCATATCATTTCCTTTTATATAAATATAATCTCCTTCTTCGATTGCTTCTTTTTCTAAATCTTCTTTATGTTCAACATAAAAAAATTTTATATCTTCTTTGAATTTGTCATAATACATTTTATTCATCTTTTTGAATTCACTATATCTTTTTTCATTTCCATAATATGGATTATCAGGGGCTAATTCACTCGTAGATGCTACTACAAATATAAATTTATATTTCATAATATACATTTAATTAACATTTTTTTATTTCTATTCATATATAATATATTTGTTATGTCAAAATCAATTACTGAAAATTCCGTCATATTTGGCGGGAATGGAATGATTGGAACACATATTGATTTTGGATACAAACCTTCTTCAACCGAAGTAAATATACTTGATATTAATATGATTGAAAATTACATGAAAAAATTACCTAATGTAACATGCATAATAAATATGGTTGCATTGAATTTAAGAGATTCTGATAAATATCCACATAAATCTATTAATGTAAATATAAATGGCACTATTAATTTACTAGAAATTGCTAAAAAACTAAATATACCATTTATACTACTATCTACTGGTGCTGTCTTTTCATCCAATAATCCTTGTAATATTTTTACTGAAAATACAAAAACTAACCCTAATTGCACATATGGATATACAAAAGATTGTAGTGAAAAAGTTGCAATGTTATATGACAAAACTATTATTATACGCACTGGATGGGTATTTGGGGGTTCTCAAAAACATCATTACAAATTTGTTGAAACTTTCATAAATAATATAATAACAAATACCGATATATATGCCAGTAACAATCTCTATGGTTCTCCTACTTATGTTATTGATTTAGTAAAACATATGAGGTATTTAATAAATAATGAAAAATACGGAATACATCATGTTGTAAATTCTGGTGCTGCATCCGGGTATGATGTTTGTATGGAAATTGCAAATTTATTAGGAAAAAATACAAATATAATTCATTCTGTTAATTATGAAAATGTTCCCAATTCTATTCCAATACGTAGCAATAGTGAAATTTTAGAATCAATTTATGATTTCAATAAATTGAGAACTTGGAAAACTGCATTACATGAATATTTAAATATTTATTTGAAAAATAAAATGTTAAATAACGAAATTATTGAAAATAAAGATGAAACTAACTTTTGGATAAATCGCGAAAAATGTAGATTATGTAATTCTACACAATTACAAATTTTTTTCAAATTAGAACCTACTCCACAAGCAAATCATTTTGTCAAAACTCCAATATCACAAAAAGTAATACCATTAGATATATGTATTTGTAACAACTGCAAACATATTCAACTTATACAAATTGTAAATGAATCCTTTCAGTTCTCAAAATATTTGTATATTACATCCGCTAGTCAAACTATGGTAAATCATGTAACTACACAGATTGATTTTTTCTTGAAAAACTTTAATATTGACAAAAATGATAATATTTTAGAAATTGGGGCAAATGATGGCACTGGTATTCGTTTTTTGATTGAAAATGGATATCATAATTCTATTGGTATTGACCCTGCTAAAAATATTAATGATATACACAATTTACCTATCGTTTGTGATTTTTTTGGTTCAAATATATTAAATAATGAAAAATTCAAAAAAAATATGTTCAAATTAATTTATGCATTTCATTGCTGTGCGCACATTGAAAATATACAAGACATTTTTTACACAATATACAATCTTCTTGATAATGATGGTATATTTATTATGGAAGTTGGATATTTTTATGAAGTATATAAAAACCATTTATTTGATACTATTTATCACGAACATATTGATTATCATACTTGTAAAGTTATGCAACAATTTTGTTACAAAAATAATCTCAAACTATTTGATGTTCGAACTAATAAAATACAAAGTGGTTCTATACAATTTTTTATATCAAAAAACATGAATATAGATATTAATGAAAATGTATATAATTTAATTCAACAAGAAGAAAAAATTCAATTATTTGATATTCATAATTTATTAAATTGGAAAGAAAAAATCATTTTTAATAGCAGAGATTTGAATTGTATTATAAATTCTTTTATTAATGAAAATAAAATCATATTTGGATATGGCGCATCTGCAAAATCTACTACTTTTATTCATCAATTCAAACTATCCAAAAATGTTATCAAGTATATCATTGATGATAGTTATTTGAAACAAAATTTATTTACCCCTGGAACTAACATACCAATAGTTCCTATTGATATTTTAAATTATGAGAAATGTGATTATCTTTTAATTTTATCTTGGAATTTTCTTGATGATATTTTATTAAAAATTGATAAATATAGAAAATGTGGTTTGCGTGTTATTGTTCCTTTTCCTAACATTAGCATTATATGAATCTTTTATGAAAATATATAAATACTTCTTCTTTATTCATATAGCATGAAACAGATTTGTATAACTTCATTTTTCCAAAAAAATCTATTGAAAAATAATACGCCTATCATACAAATAAATCCTAGCATTCAAATTTCTCCCAAAAAAATTCAAATCCCAATTGAATATACTCTTTATTTTGATGGATGCAGTAAAGGCAACCCCGGTCCCGCTGGGGCGGGCGCTGCACTATATCAAGGTAAAAAAGAAATATGGGCAAAATCAATTTTTGTTGGTAATAATTCCACTAATAATGTAGCCGAATATACTGGGCTCATTATTGGATTACATGAAGCAGTCAATCGAAAAATTAAAGAACTCATTGTAAAAGGTGACAGTATGTTGGTAATAAAACAGATGAAAGGTGAATACAAAGTTCATTCAAAAGATATGTTGCGATTATATGAAAACGCAAAAAGTTTTGAAAAATCATTTGATAAAATTGTTTATGAACACATTTACAGAGAACATAATACACGTGCTGATTTATTATCAAATCAAGGTCTTACACTACACAAAATTGATTATGTTAATAAATAATATAAAATAACTAAATAAAATATAGATTATATTATTTAGTAAAATGAATCCTCAAATCTCAAAAATCAGTGAAGAAGATGATGTTTATAAATTTACATTAAGCGGTATCAATGTAAGTATTGCCAATGCATTACGCCGTATTATTTTATCTGAAATTCCTACACTCGTATTTTATACCGAAACTTATAATGATAACAAATGTAATATTGAAATCAACAATCCTCCTCGTCTTCATAATGAAATCATCAAACAACGTTTAAGTTGTATTCCTATTCATGAAAAAGATTTAGATATATTACCTGATAAATATATTTTAGAATTAGATGTTAAAAATGAAACTGACAAAACTCTCATTGTAACCACAGAAGATTTCCGGATTAAAAATAAATTAAACGGTAATTATTTGACACGCGAAGAAACGGCACGCATTTTCCCTCCATGTAAAAAAACAAATTCCTATATTGATTTTGTAAGATTGACTCCAAAACTCGGCAATGAAATACCTGGTGGTCACATCAAATTGACATGTGAATTCTCTGTCAGTAATGCAAAAGTAAATAGTATGTTCAATGTTGTTTCTAAATGCACTTATGCAAATACTCCTGACCTTGTTAAAATTGACAGCATTTGGGAATCTATGGAATCAAAATTACGCAGTGAAGAATTAACTAATGAAGAAATTGATTTCCAAAAACGCAATTTCTATATGTTAGATGCTCAACGTCAATTCATTCCGGATAGCTTTGATTATTCAATTCAAACTATTGGGGTTTATGATAATCAAGAAATCGTTAAAAAAGGATGTGCTATATTACAAAACAAATTTGTCGATATGATACAGATGATTGAAAGTGATATTGTTCCTATTCATCACAGCGAAACCTCTATGGAAAATTGTTATGATATTGTTTTGGAAGACGAAGATTATACTGTTGGAAAAGTATTAGAATATGTTTTATATGAAAAATTTTACCAAGGTGACAAATCATTGAGTTTTTGCGGTTTCAAAAAATATCATCCACATAGTAGTCATAGTATTATTCGTCTTGCATTTAATGAATTTACCGATAAAACTGCTGTAAGAAACGTATTGAAATCTGCATGCACCGATGCACAAGATGTTTTTCTCAAAATGTTTAAATTATTTTAGATTTTATCGACATATGTAATTATAATTCTTTTTTTTCAATCTTTATTATTCTACTTTTATTTTTAGTTGCAAAAAATTGATTTCATTTTTTTTAATATTACGGTGGGTAAAATTGATAATCAAGTTATTTATATTGTTTTCATTAAACAATATAAAATCTATATAAAAACAATCCGCCTTTAAAATATATAAACTATCAACCTATATTCAAAACTATGGAAAAACGTATCAACAAAAGATCTGAAACCTATGTTTCTACATTCAAAGATAATATCCGTAACAAAATTTTAGAAATAAACTTTGAAGAAAAAACTAAAATAAATGAATTAATGGAATATATATATGATTATGAACGTCTTGTTTTTGTAAAAGAAGATTTCATAAAAAGAAAAAGAGTCAAAAACTCTATTCCTTCTACTAACCGATGTAATGCACGCAGAGCAAATGGCGAACAATGCACTCGTCGTCGTAAAGACGATTGTGAATTTTGCGGAACTCATTCAAAAGGTGTTCCACATGGATTTATGGAAGAAGATAACAATAATCAATCTACACAAAAATTAGAAGTCATTGCAGAAGATATACAAGGTATTGTTTATTACATTGATAAATACAACAATGTCTATAAAACCGAAGATATTATTTCCGGAAAAGAAAATCCAACTATTATTGCAAAATGTATTAAAAACACAAATGGTTATACTATCCCATCACTTGGTTTGTTATGATTCCGGTATGCCTTTTGATATTTTTCGAACGATACTTTCACGCACAACTTCTTCGCGGTTTTCCATTATAAAATTATTGATTTCACATGCTTTTATTGTATCGCCTTCACAATATTTAGCTAAAATATCTAATAAAGATTTTTTCGTAATTGGTTTTTTGACATTCTTTTTTGTGTACATAATTTGACCATCTTTTAAATCAAAACAATCTATTTCATGGTTTCTCATTACATCTATCAAATTTTTTGAAATATTTTTTTTTTCATCCAGTCTTTTCTTTACTTCTTTTTGTAACGCACGTATTTCATTATCCATTTTTACCCATTCTCTTATTGTTTTTATTAATTCTTCTTTTGTTTCCATTATATATTTCAAATATAAAAATATTTAGGATAATAAATATAATATATTTATATATTTTTCAATAATAATATATATTAAACTATGATGTTCTCATATAAAAATCGTCATATGAATAATTTTAGTAAAATGCCTATCAATAATGAACGACAAACTCCCGTTTTATCAATGAATATTAACATTGTTCAACGCCCGCAGTCCGTAGCTAGTGCGGTTGTTGCAACGGAAGAACCTGCTAAACCTAAAAAAATGAAATGGGGCGAACCTACTTGGTTCTTATTCCATTCATTAGCACAAAAAGTTAAAGAAGAGCATTTCTATAATATCAAAAATGAACTCATCAATACTATTTATATTATTTGCAAAAACTTACCATGTCCTATGTGTGCTACACATGCTACACAATTCATGAACTCTGTTAATTTCAGCACTATTCAAAAAAAACAAGATTTAATTGATTTGTTGTGGAGATTCCATAATGAAGTCAATGCTAAAAAAAATTTTCCTATTTTTCCACATGAACAATTAGAAGAAAAATATTCAAAAGCTAATTTAGTAAATATTATTCAATTATTTTTGTTTCATTTCAAAGACAAACATGCTAGTATTAGAATGATTGCGGATGATATGTTTCGTCAAAAAATTGCTCTTAAAATGCAAGATTGGTTCAGACAAAACCTTCAATATTTTGATTATTAAATTTTACCTACAAAGTATTTAGAAAATACGGGGTGAACATATATATTATGATATATGTTTACACTTTTTATACAGATGATGCAAGAATTTGTTATCTACAAGAATCTGCATCACTTTGTAACATGCAAATTTCTTATTTAAAAAATGATACATGGAACGGATATATTGACAAAATTGTTGCTATGCAAAACATTTTACAAAAACATTCTCCTAATGATATTATTTGTTTTATTGATGCATATGATGTATTAATAAATCAAAATTTAGAGTATCTAGCCGAAAAATTCAATTATTATAACTGTGATTTATTAATCGGGGCAGAATTGAATTGTTTTCCTGATAAATACAAATTTTTATACCCCGATATCAATTCAAAATATAAATATGTTAATTCTGGTGGATACATCGGGTATAAATATGCATTAGACCACTTATTCAATTGGAAATCACATCACGAAATATTCAATATTTGTCATGATGGTGGAGACCAATCCTATTTTACCGAATATTTCATATCAAACCATTCTCACAAAATTAAACTTGATACTGAATGTTTAATTTTTCAAAATATGCATTTGGTTGGTTGGAATGAATTAACTTTTGATAATGGTAAATTGTATAATAATGTATTGAATACTAAACCTTGTTTTATTCATTTCAATGGCGGAACTTGGCAACAAAATAATGGAGAAAATATAATGCCTGTTTTCATTCAAAAAATGAAATCAACATTGGAAAATAATACAGTAGATAATTTGAACGATTTTTCTCAAATAATTACATCGACTTGCTACCCTCATCCTCAAATTTGAAATCATAATATTATCATGATTTATCTAATATATATCCTTTTGTTGTTTTTTTACGAACAATTTTTTGCGTCGTTTTCGCATGCAATTGTTCATGACACTTCTCACATACTGCCGCTAAATTTGCTGCATGATTTTTGTGGAATGTTCCTATGAACCCTTTTTCATTTGCATCTTTTTGTGGTGATAAATGATGTACCTCTTCACTCAATTCCATTTTGCATATTTCACACAAACCTCTCACCTTTTTTGCATTATATACACTCGTTTTATGCATAAGCTCTCCTTGGTTTATTGGATAATATTTATTACGTATTACATATGCCTTCTCCAAAAATTCTTCTGGTAAATACAATGATTTACATACTTCTAAACCATACATACGATTTCCCGGTCCATCTCGCAATTTACGGTCATATACTAAACAATCCATTTCTCTATCAAAATGAACCGCCATATGTTTTATTTCCAAATTTTGCAATTTCTTTATTTCTTCATAATGTAATATTTCATGAAAATGTGTTGCAAATATATAGGTTGATTGTTTATCATTCAAATGCATCAATCCCGCCGTAAATATACTCAATGCCGATTCTGTCTCCGTTCCTGAACATAATTCATCTCCTAATATCATACTATATTCATCCGCTCCACGTAATATCATTCGTAACTCCGACATTTCTACTGCAAATGTTGAAAGACCTTTGAATATATTATCATTTCCTAATATTCGCGAATATATTGTTCTATATGGTTTAAATATAAAACGAGAACATGGAACATACATACCACTTTGTGCCATTATTATTGATATTCCTACTGCTCGTATTAAACTTGTTTTTCCTACTGCATTTGTCCCATACAATAACATTCCTGTTTTTATTGTTTCTTCTATCTTTCCACCTAATAGTAAATCATTCGGCACATATACTTCATTTTGTTGTATATGTTCTATTAAACAATGTCTCAAATCATACGCATGAACATAGGAACTTGTTGAAAATACATCATTATCTATTTCTGGACACACATAATTATATTCATTTGCTATATATGCCTTGTTTTGGAGAACATCTACTTTTGTTATGTATTTTGCTATATTCTCCAATGTTACAACCCATTTTATATCCAATTCATTCAAAAATTCATTATACGCTATTGCTATTTCTGTATTCATTTGTTCTTTCAAATATAGTATATCTTTACATACCTTATTGAGAACATTTATATCTATTTCATCATTACTATTTGATGCTGATTTAAATTGAATATCTTTTGCATTAATTGTCATACCGCTCATAATTTGTATTGGTTCTGTTATTTTTGATAATATTGTTTTCAATGTCGATGCCCGTTTTTTTGTTATTTGTAATGAATATCCTGATTTGTCTGTTTCATGAATTTTTATATACTCTGTTTCTGCACTTTTTTCAAATGTTCTCAACAATGTATTCAATGATTCTTTTATTCCATTAAATAATGATATACTATCTTCATAATTTTTAATTAATGTATCCAATTTTGTTGATACCCCTTTTTGTATTATATTCTTTTCAAAATTTTGCATTGATTGTATATCCATACACACTTCCATTTTTAAATTTGTATTTATAAAATTCAACAGTTGAGAACATTGTTCTCCAAAATTCAAGATTTCTATACAATGTTCTCCAAAATAATTATTCAATTCTGGACTTTCATATAAACATTGATATATTTGTTCTATGTTCTCTATACTTTTATACAAATGATATATGGATGATGGATATATCTTCTTTATTATTATCTGTCTGCATATTTTTTCTATATCACGTATTTGAATTAATTGAGAACGGAAAAATGATATAAAATGTACATTGTTCTCATTCAATAACATTTTTATCATTGAATATTCTTTATTCAACCATTCTTCATTGAATGTAGGATTTGTTAATTGATGTTTGAATTCTCGTCTTCCCATTGGTGTGCAACATTTATTCAAAAATGCGAGAACCGACGAGTATTTTGAGTTTTTCATACTGTCTTCTGAATAATCATCTATTATATTCAATTGTTTCAATGTATGATTTGCCAATATCATTCTATATGATGTATTCGCGAACGTTGGTTGTTCTATTTTTCGCACTAAATTTGGATTATGTTCTTGAATAAAATTCAATAAAAAACAAAACGATTGGGTCGCAATTGTATTATTATTAAATTCACTACATACTTGATAACATTCTTCTCCAAAAAATGTTGATAATATATGTTGTATGTATTTTTGTTGAGAACAATTTTTTATAATATCTATATTTTGAGAACATTTCATATATTTATGAACTACCGCATTATGCATTCCACTATATTGTATTACTTTTTCTGTCATTTTTTCATCCATTGTCTCTGTTATCAACAATATTTCACTTGGCGCATATATGGATACTGAACGCTCCAATTCATCAAATGTTGTTGGATTATCATAATATGGTATTTCATATTCAAACATAAATGATTTTCCTGTAAATATATTCGCTACTGATATACCACATACCATGTTCTCGTTATTCGTTTGTGAAAATGATTTATAGGTATTTATCCATACACACATTATATTATTGGTTGTTTGTGGAGAACTATCCGTATCATATGATATATACGTTCCCGCTGAATGTATTGAATGGAATTTACGTTTTATGTTTTTTCCATCTTTTTCTTGAACATACACTACACTTGTATATCCATTTTCTGACAATTTTTGTACATATTTTTCCATTGTATAATCCCGAAAACCTGCCATCACAATAACATCATTATTAATATAATTCTTTTTTTCAGATACATTTAATTGACATATTTGCGAGAACTCTACTATTTGACTATGCGTAATTACACCAGTTTCTGCATTTTTTAAACCATATACTTCAAAAAATGCACCCACTTGCATCAATAATATAGTGTTTTTTCCATATTTTGTTTGATATTCTTTTGTTATTTGAAAATATTCGGTTGATATGTTTTGTTCCATATTCGTCTCTTTTATTTACAAAAATATTTTTATATATTTTCTCTAAATATATAAATGAGCGTAACTATTTTTGGAAAAGAATACGACATTGAAACAACAACTGAAATCAATTTTAATAGAACACAACTACAACTTACTGAATTATCACCTGAAATTGGTAATTTAACAAATTTGAAAACATTAGCTTTGACCTATAACGATCTTGAAGAATTACCACCTGAAATTGGTAATTTGACAAATTTGCAATATTTAGATTTAAATAATAACAAACTTACAGAATTACCACCGGAAATTGGTAATTTAACAAATTTGCAATATTTAGATTTAAATAATAACATACTTACAGAATTACCACCAGAAATTGGTAATTTAACAAATTTAAAAATATTAAAATTAATTGAAAATGAACTTACTGAATTACCACCGGAAATTGGTAACTTAACAAATTTGAAAATATTGGAATTAGATTATAACCATCTTGAAGAATTACCACCGGAAATTGGTAATTTAACAAATTTGAAAACATTAACTTTGACCTATAACGATCTTGAAGAATTACCACCTGAAATTATTAATTTAACAAATTTAGAAGTCTTGTATGTAGCTTATAACTCTTTTCGAGAATTTCCAAATCAAATTTGTCAATTAACAAATTTGAAAATATTGGAATTACTTCATAATGGTCATGAAGAATTACCACCTGAAATTGGTAATTTAACAAATTTAGAATATTTACACCTTCGAGATAATGATCTTACAACATTACCACCTGAAATTGGTAATTTAACAAATTTAAAAATATTAAAATTACATTATAATAAACTTACTGAATTACCACCTCAAATTGGTAATTTAACAAATTTGCAAAATTTAAAACTTGAAAATAATGAGCTTACAACATTACCACCTGAAATTGGTAATTTAACAAATTTGCAAAATTTAAATCTTGAAACTAATCATCTTACAACATTACCACCTGAAATTGGTAATTTAATAAATTTGCGAAAATTAAGACTTGAATATAATCGTCTTACAAGATTACCACCTGAAATTGGTAATTTAACAAGTTTGAAAGATTTATATCTTGAAAATAACCAACTTACAACATTACCACGTGAAATTGCTAAATTGGAAAGAACAATGATTTATGTCAATGACAATGAAATACAAAAATTACCAGATTCAATTACTAAAAAAAATTTTCCAAAAATAATTTTTTCATCAAATCCATTGACACATCTTCCATATCAATATAGAGATTGGTTAGCTAATAATATGAGCTACTATAACGAAAATTATAACAGTCTTCCAGAAGATGAAATACCTCCATATATGAGTTTTTATGCGCTTGATACTAAAGACAATATGCTAGATAAAAGAAAAAAAAAAATAAGGATTATTGATGACCCAAAAAATGCAAAAAAATCGTTACATGCAAAAAATTCTTTTCCAAAATTACCACCAGAAACAATACTTAACATAAAAAATTTTTTGCGACCGAATAATGGAGGTAAAAAGAAAACTACCAAAAAATCCAAAACAAGAAAGAACAAAAAAAAAACTATGCGAAGAATACGTGTATAATTTTTTTCGTATTTTTATACATAAAAATATGTATAAAAATGTATATAATGAAAACTGCATTTTTATTTAGTGGAAAAATATACCCGGATGCATTTGACATTTTTATTGAACAAACTAAAAATATTGACAACAAATTTGCATCTATTTGGAATAATGAGAACCCAGAATATATTACTATACTCATCAACAATAACTTTACAATTATTTACAATGATACAAAAGAACAAGAATTATATACACCACAATTTATATGTATATTCAATGGATTAAATTTTTTGAAAGAAAATGGTTATGAATATGTATTGAAAAGTAGATTTGATATTGTATCTTGTCATTATAATAACTACATTGAAATGTTAAAAGGTGTAAAAAATTCTTATTCAGAAAAAATAACTGTTATTGCTGGTATAGAAACATCTACAATATTTTTTACAGATACTATTGTTGCTGGTAAAATAGATGAAATGTGCAAAATGTATTCATTGCAATCATTGCACGATGGAAGATATCCTGAAAAATTTTTGATAGAAAACTATTCTAATAAAACGAATTTAACAAGACAAGACATAAAAGACATTTTTCATTTTTCATTGAATGATTGCATTCTTAATAATTTTGAATTCATATGGTATAGACCAATGTCCTGGAAATCTCCAACAATAACATGTCCTGATATGCGCATTATTGGTGAATATTGTAAAAGCGATTTTATATGGGTATGAATATATATTCATTATATATATGGAATTTATTAGTATTGCGGATAAAGATATTGTAAAACTTGATTTGAACAGTGAAGATTTAACAGAATTACCTCCTGAAATTGGGAAATTAACAAAATTAGAAAAATTATTTTTGAGTGAAAATCAACTTACAAAATTACCTCCTGAAATTGGTAATTTAACAAAATTAGAAGAATTGTCTTTATCTTTCAATCAATTTACTGAATTACCTCCTGAAATTGGTAATTTGAAAAATTTGAAAGATTTACATTTAGGCGTTAATATGATTACAAAATTACCTACTGAATTTAGCAACTTGTCAAATTTGACAGATTTGAATTTGTATCTTAATCCACTTACTGAATTACCCCCTGAACTTGCTAAATTACCAAATTTGAAAATATTGGATTTAGGTTCAACTATTCCACAAATACCACCTGAAATTGGTAATTTAAAAAATTTGAAAAAATTATCGTTGTATTCAAACCAACTTATTGAATTACCACCTGAAATCGGTAAATTAATACAACTGAAAGATTTACATTTAGGCGATAATAAGATAACACAATTACCAACTGAAATTGGTAATTTAAAAAATTTGAAATACCTGTTTTTGAATGAAAATCACCTTACAAAATTACCCGACGAAATTTGTAAATTAACAAATTTAGATACACTATCATTAGGTAACAATCGCCTTACAAAATTACCAAATGAAATTGGTAATTTATTAAATTTGGCTAAACTGTGGTTGGATAATAATCAACTTACTGAATTACCAACATCAATTGGTAATTTGAAAAAATTGAATTCATTCAAATTAGAACATAACAAACTTACAACATTACCTTCTAACATTTACAATTTAACAAATGTAAAAACATTGGATTTGAATAATAATCAACTTACAAAATTACCACCTGAAATTGGTAATTTCACTCATTTGAATACATTGTCGTTGAATCATAACCAATTAGTAGAATTACCCGATGAAATTGCTAATTTGAAAAATACATATATAAAAGTTGATTTCAATCAAATCAAAAAATTACCAAAAACAATTACTGAAATAAATTTTCCAAATATAGAATTTATGGAAAATCCTTTGGAATCTATTCCTTATGGATATTTGAATTGGTTAACGTGGAAACTTTACTCTATGGAATACATACTCAAATATATGAATAATTTTTATGATAAAATAACAAAAGAAAATATACCAGAAGATGAAAAACCTGAATTTATGAATTACTATGCACTTGATACTATATTCAATATGCCACCTCAAAAACTCGAAAAAATAGGAAAAAATATTCAACCTGATGACCCAGAATTTGCACTTGAATCACGAGAACTTGCGAATGAATTACCTTTCTATAAATTACCACAACTTCCAATAAGTAAAGTAAAAAGTTTTTTGCAACCGAAAAAAGAGACAGGAGGTAAAAAGAAAACTACCAAAAAATCCAAAACAAGAAAAAACAAAAGAAAAACTATGCGAAAAAAATTATAACAAAATTATCTATATGTTTTTGCACTATTTTCCTTTCCATTTTTACAAAAAAATTGATTCAAAATATTATAATATATGGTGTAAATATAACATGAAAAAACAAATGAAGGTATATGATATTGATGATGATACAGAAGATTATGGATTCTTCTGTGATTTAGAAGATAAAAAATCTATCAAAGAAAACACATATAATAAAGAAAATATTGACTTTATTATACATATCAGCCTACCCAAAAAACAATACCATTATCATTATACTCTGTGTCATCAAGTCATTTTAGGTATTTCTATTGTTATCACCGCAGTTATTATTTTCTCCATCAAATAATTTATTCACTTCCAAAATATGCTCCCTTGCCTATTTTGAAATCACTTAATCTTGTAATTGTATCATTATTTTGTTTCATGATTTCTTTAATCAAATCTTTTATTGATATCATACCAATAAATTCTTCATCGTTATCATCTATCACTAATAAATGACGAATATCTTTAAACATCATTTTGTTCATACATGATTCTAATGAATCGCTCTTTTTTGCAATAATGATGGATGGACCATATGTGCAAATATCCTTCACTTTTACATCATTGGTAAGTTTGTCAAATGCTGCAACTTTGTTGATAAAGTCTCGCTCTGAACATACTCCTACTACTTTGTTATCTTTGTTTGTTACTGCTAAACATCCAATATTGAATGCTGTAAAACGGGTAACTGCCTCTTTCACAGAGGCATTCTCACTAATCTTGAAATCTATTTTGTAATAACATGATTTTTGAAACACATTCAATGCACTTACAGAAGATTTTGCATATGTTGGTATGGAACGACGAAACATTCTGGATACTATAATTCTGGAAATTGTCTTTATATAACTTTTGAATTATACAAAATTGAAATAATCATTTAGAAATATTTTTTGCAAAAAAGAAAATGAATTTTTATTCAGACATAATTATCAATAACATTATTGATAATTATCCACTTGATACTGTTATTGAATCTATTGAGAATTTTGGTGAAAACTGTTTCAATACTATTGTCCGTTATTCTCGCCACAACATACAAGATAAATATATTTTCAACGTATTACGTAATACAAATAATGTTATTGCTTTTCATTGTATTGATAACGAATTCATTATGAACAATTGTCCATCTATACTAGTCTATAATAAACACAAGAATAAAAATGAAATTATATATTACATTCTAGCAGTATGCACACATATCAAATTTAGAAATCAAGGATATGCATCCAAATTATTGAATGGACTTCTGGAACGAATCAAAACTGAAAACAAAGATAATGCATACTATACTACAAAAATTGTTTTGAGTTCTGTTGAAGAATCTGTTTTATTCTATGAAAGTTATGGATTCAAATGGACAAGGCAACATATTACCGACCATAAAATACTACTTGAATATGAAAAATATGACCCGGATAAAGAATATTTCATTATGGAATATTCGTTGCATAGCGATTGATAAATACAAAATAAAAAATAATCATACACAACCTTCATTTCAAATACAATATATATCTATTTTTCATAAAGAAAATATCTTTAAATAAATATACGCAATATTATTTTTTTAAAAACACCTTCTGTAATTAACACAATCTTTACAGTTTTTATTTAAACCCTTTATATGATTACAACATACCTTAGGTGTTTTATATGATATATTATTCCAAAAGTCTTCCAATTTATCTAATCTATTTTCTGAGTTAAAATAAATATACCCGTTTTCTCCATATATTCCCATATCACAACGGCACATAGGACAAAATATTCCATTATCATTATATATATTAGCCATTTCATAACTATGAATACAAGATGAATGAAAAGCATGACCACAATCTGTTAAAAACGCATTTTTTTTATGCCATATTGGTTCATAACATAAAGGACATTCTTCGCCTATTTTTATGTAGTGTTTTATTTTTAAATTTTCCTTAACTGTTTTCGGAAATTTAGCACGTACCCAATTGTTTTTTAAAGTTAAATACAATGTCTTTACTTTTGAAATTTCGTGTCCTGATATATCGCCAACTATATTTAATGGACACACTACTAAACTTTCATCTTTATCCGCATAAAACCATCTATTCCTTTCATTTGGATGATAAATATCTTCTAATGTAGTCATATTTACAATTAAATTAATGGTGTCAAGTATTTTTGTATTATATCAATTATAATTATTTTTAAATCAATTTTTTATACATTTGTTTCTATATTCATCTTTTCTTTTCGTTTTTGATACGCTCGTTTTCTATACTCCTTTAATTTTTCAGGATTTTCTTCCTTTAATTTTTGTAAATAATTAGAACCTAATTCCTTATATTTTTCTTTATTCTTTTCATAATATCGTTTATGATTATCTCCATTTGTATATTTCTTTAATCGTTCTTCCAATTCCGCATTCTTTTTTTTTAATTCCTCATTTTCTTTTTGTAATTCTTCCATTTGATATTATAATATAAATATTTTTAATATTTTTTATAAATATTTATTATGAAGCAACATACAGAAGACTATAAAGAAACCGCTGTAAAATATTATTTAGAAAATAATGAGGATATGCGGAACACCTGTAAAATATTCAAGTGTAAATTTCAATCTTTATAAAATTTTTGAATTTGTCATTGTAGATAATATTTGTTTTTGTAATAAATTCAGAATCATCATATACTTCCATTTCAATACGTTTATACTATTTATTTGAAATGTTTTTTATTTTTTGAAAATATTTCAATTTTTTACATCATTGAAAAAATTATACAATAAATTCTCTGGATTATGATTTGTTACATCACCACTTATCATAACTACACTCTCATACATTTTTCGTAATACATCATTTGGTGATGTAGAACCTACTTTGATGAATCCTTTTTTCAATAAAAATTTACGTATTTCTTCTATTGGCACTTGATTCAATAATTGTTTTTTCGTGCTAATATTATTACGTATTGTTTTATTCGATACCAATACCGATACTTTTGGTATTACTTTTGATTTACCCACATGATATGTTCTTTTTAATGTTCTCTTTTGTTTTAAATATTTCAATTTTGGCATCTTCTCTGGTTTTGTTTTTTGCATTATTTGTTTCATCTCCATTCGCGCACGTTGTCGTTCAATTTCTTTATCCAATTCACTCTTTGTATTTTCAATAGGTATATTTGGCGATTGATATATTGGATTCATTTGTGGTAATGGCATAGGAGGAACAACTATTGCCGGTTGCGGTGGCGGCGTAGCCGCCACTGTTGTATTGATATACGGAATACTTGATATATATTGGTCATTCAATACCGGTGTTTTTCGTTGCGTTTCATTTTTCCAATTCCTATATGTCGGCAACGTTCCTCCTTTCAAACATCCATATTTTGGATAATTTGGATTGTTTATATTCAATTTCATTGTTGGTATTTCATTTGTAACATTTGGTAACGTATTCATTACATTTTGCAAAACACCATCATTATACAACAATGATTGTGTATTGTTATTTGGATATTGTTTCAATGTTGTATTCTGTTTTTGTTTCTTTTCATTTTCTTCTGCTATTGACATTAAGTATTTCAACGAATTATCAAATTCACTATTGAATTCATCCAACGGATTTTTCATTTGTGGTTTTTGACCTCTTTCTCGTTGTGCATTTTTTTCATAATTTTTCTCTTGTTGTTCGCGAATATATTTTAATAATTTACCACGCAATGTTTTATTATTTTGCTGCTTCGTTTGTTGTGATTTCACACGAATATCTTTATTTTCTGTTTTTGGTTGTCTTTTTCGTGTTGTATTTGAAGTCACTTTAAATAATTCTGGATTTATACTTATTGTTTTTCTTTCACTCATTGTTACAAATATAATATATTTATTTTAATATATTATATCTTATTATGATTTTCCTAAAATATTTATTTTTTTACTTGAATAAATTCATATCCATTGAATAACGGACAAGTAGAATATAAACAATGGTATGCAATACTAGTCCTACGAATGTTGGGCATCCGTTTCTTGCAATAGGTCCAAGAAGACCACTGAATAATGTATTTGTTAATCCATATGTATATGGACTAACGACTAAAAGAAAAATTAACGCAGAAAATAAAGTAATTTGCCACTTTTGAATACTTGCAGGAGAAAAATTTCCCATATAAATTATACAAATATTTTATCTAAATATTATACATACAATGATTCTAATATTTTATTCATTTTGTTCTCCTTTTTCTTATTTTTCATAAACATTTCATACCCTTTTTCTAAATCTTCATTCGTTATTCGTTTTCGTAATTCTATTTCTTTTCCATATATACGTCGTGAATGTGCTATTTTCAAATATGAAAATAACAACTCCATATCACGTCCATAATTTTTGAAATCTTTTTTATGTGAGTCAAACCAATTTATATTTATTACATTCTCATTATCTATTACCCAATCCGTTTCATCTATTTTTTTCTTGAATATATTCATCAATTCATTTGTTGTATATTCTTCAATATTAAATCTCCATATAAAACGCGATTCCATTCCTTTATTCGCTTTAAAAAATGATTCGTTCAAATCTTCTTCATATCCTGCTATAATTACCATCAAATCTTCTTTGTGGTCACTCAATGCTTCACACAACGTATCTATACATTCCTTTGAATATCCATCTTCTTGATAATTATTTGCCAATGAATATGCTTCATCTATAAACAAAACTCCACCTAAACATTCGTCTATTACTTTTTTTGTTTTTATTGCTGTTTGTCCTAAATATCCTGCTACTAAATCATTGCGTGTTACTTTTTTAAAAACGTTATTTTTTAATACACCTATTTTTGAATACATTGCACCTATTATTTTTGCTATTTCTGTTTTTCCTGTTCCCGGTGGTCCATATAATACTGTATGTTTGAAATCACTTTCTTTGTTTGTTATATGTAATTCTTGCATAAAATATAATAGTTGATTCAATATTGAATTTTTTAATTCTTTCATACCTATCATATTATTTAATTTTTCTAATTCTGGTTGTATTTGAGTCAATGACTTCATATCAATATTATATTCATATTTTTCATCATATACATTATTCTTTATTACCAACAGCAAATCTTCCAACGTATTTATTTCACTGTCTATTATTTTTTTTTCTTTTGATATCTTTGGTTTTTCTGTTTCTATATTTATTTCATGTTTTTGTTTCCATATATCATAATTGTTCATTTCATTCCATTTTGATTCTGAAAAAAGATTGTAATAACTACTTTCATTTTCTTTTTTTTCATACATATTACATGTAATTGGTATTAAATTGTTCTCAAATTGCATTCCATTATAGTATGGGTCATGATACTTGTTTTCTATATAATGTATGTTTATTAAATTCAATATATTCATTATTTCAAAATAATTCAAATCTTTCATATTTTTGTAATGGTCTAAACATTCTATAAACGATTTTTTTTGTGATGTTTTCATAATACATAATTACGTTGTATATTATTTATTATGTTTATACAATATTATTATTTTTTACTATTTTATTTTTTTGTTGTGTTTTCTTCATAATATTTTGCTTTTCCACCACACATATCTGATGATATCCGCGCAGTAGTGCAATAATAATATTCATCATAACTTTTTACACCTGTAACCATGTAATTTTTATCAATAAATTCTGTTGGAAATTTCATACATTTACTGTATAAAGTATCTCCATCACCTTTTATGATATGTTTGCAATTTACACAAAATTTATTTATGGGACTCTTCATTTTTCCATAAATAATAGATGAAAACATCATTGTCTATAATCATGGTATTGTTCTATATCATTTCACAAATACACTTTGTATAATGATGTTTTGAGAACCATGTTCTCAACTTATGCAGAATATTTGGTGTTTTTGTATAAAAAAATAATATCAATAAAAATTATTTTTACATTTGTTATCTTCACCAACAATACACTATTTTTTTGTAATGGTGCGGCATTTTTTTCGTTCGTTAAAAACTTCGTATTCTTCGTATTTTTTAAGTCAGTGTAATTTTTTAAAAATATAATTCATTGAAATACTTACATATAAGTGTTATTTTTAATAATTATTTTATTGGGCATTTTTTCGGCATTTTTTTAGACGAACTTGAAAAATGCCGAAAAAAATCAAAAAAAAATTATGCAGCGAAAAGTTGCGTTATTTTTTTGGAATTTACATCATTCTCATCACAATCACCTTTTTTGCAAAAAATATTTTCCATTTTCTGAAAATGGACATTTTTAAAAATGTCCAAAATTAAAAACCTCGTCCATTTCTTTTTCCGATTTTTGGAATATATTGTAAAATTCAAACTTTCAAATTATATAATACAACAAACAACATATTGTATCTGTTATCAATACAAATATTGTAGATATATAATATGAAATTACTGCATAAATACTATTTTGGCATTTTTTTCGTTCGTTGAAAACTTCGTATTCTTCGTATTTTTTAAGACAATGCGATTTTTAAATAAAATAATTAACTATATTGACTAATAAACCATGTAGTTTTATAGAATTATTTTATTGGGCATTTTTTCGGCATTTTTTTAGACGAACTGGAAAAATGCCAAAAAAAATATAAAAAAAATTATGCAGCGAAAAGTTGCGTTATTTTTTTCGTATTTACAGCATCATCGTCACAATCACCTTTTTTGCAAAAAATATTTTCCATTTTCTGAAAATGGACATTTTTAAAAATGTCCAAAATCAAAAACCTCGTCCATTTCTTTTTCTGATTTTTGGAAGATATTATAAATTCAAACTTTCAAATTATTTATTTACTATTTATATATATTGCATTTATTATCAATACAAACATTGTATATGTATCATATGAAATGACTGCATAAATACAAATTTGGCATTTTTTTCGTTCGTTGAAAACTTCGTATTCTTCGTATTTTTTAAGTCAGTAATGTTTTTGAAAATAAAATATATTATTTTAATTGCATATACAATTTAAACGTAATAATTATTTTATTGGGCATTTTTTCGGCATTTTTTTATACGAACTTAAAAAATGCCCAAAAAAAGATAAAAAAAATTATGCAGTGAAAAACTGAATGATTTTTTTTGTATTTACATCATCGTCGTCATAAACACCTTTTTTACAAAAAATATTTTCCATTTTCTGAAAATGGACATTTTTAAAAATGTCCAAAATCAAAAACCTCGTCCATTTCTTTTTCCAATTTTTGAAGGATATTATAAAATTCAAACATTTGAATTATTTTCTATATCACAACCAGTATTTTGTGGTGAAATATCATTTTTATCAATATATACTAATTTCATGATGTTTTTAGCAACACGTTCATTATTTTTTTCAACGCCACCTGGGCAGGTATCACCAAGTGATTCTTTCATAATTTGAAATGCACGATTATAATCGGCAGTATCCAATATTTGAGATTCGGGATGTAATTTGTTCCATTCACTTATTTGTTGTATATTTCGAAATGCAATTCTCCGTATTGCAGATTTGATTTTCTCTTGTTCCGGTGTATCTTTAATCCATATATTGTTTTCTCGTATATGAAGAATTTCACGTTTTACATCAGTGCAATGAAGAGGTCTTCTATATATATCCAAATCTTTCAATCCATTTATCAATATTTTTGTTACACCATCAACATATCCCATATCAGCAATGTTCTCTAAATCAGTCAATTTTAATTTAACGTTCTCAACAAATTCAGTTAAATTGATTGCATTTTTACATTGTTCGTTCAAAAAGAAATTCAAATTGAATTGTTTATTATAATTTGTTATATTCGGTTTTTGAACCATTTCTATGATTGTATTGTGTTGTTCTACTAACATATTTTTGAATTCTTTGTTTTCACGAACTAATTCTAATATAATTCTTGAAAGTTCCGGTTTTTCACTTTGTATATGTTGTAGTTGTTGATTATTTATTTCTTCATCCATTTTTTTATTTGATTGACATTTCACTTTATGATTCCACAGGCTAGATGCATGTTTGTATGATTTTCCACATGGACAATCATAAGATTTTGTTTCGGCATTTTTATCTTCGTGAATATTCGTATTTGTTCGTAATTTATGTTTCAATGTCATAATATGTTGATTATAATTACTTTGTTTGCAGCATACAAAGTTACAATGATTGCATGAAAATATTCGGCATTTATTATCGGCATTTTTTTTCGGCATTAATGCCTAATAATATACGAACATAAAAAATGCCTAAATGGTTTTCACAATTGAATAAAAATATAGAGGTATTGTTTTTTCGTATTTACACAATTATATTTTTATTTACATATACCCCTTTGAGTATATTCTTCAATATACGTTCGTTGTTTTTTTCAACACCACCGGGAGACGTGTTTCCAAGGGATTCTTTCATAATTTGAAACGAACGGTTATAATCGGATGTATCTAATATTTGAGATTCAGGATGTAATTTATTCCATTCACTTATTTGTTGTATATTTCGAAATGCAATTCTATGTATAGCTGCTTTTATCTTTTCTTGGTCAGGAGTATCTTTTATCCAACTATTGTTTTCTCGTATATGAAGAATTTCACGTTTGATATCGGTGCAATGCAATGGTCGTGTATATATATCCATATTTTTCAATCCATTCATAAAAATTTGTGTTACACCATTCACATATCCAATATCTGCTGTGTTCTCTAAATCCGATAATTCTAATTTCACGTTCTCAACAAATTCAGTTAAATTGATTGCATTCTTACATTGTTCGTTCAAAAAGAAATTCAAATTGAAATGTGTATTGTTGTTATTGTTGTTGTTACAATTTGTAATATTCGGTTTTTCTGTAATTTTCATAATATGATTGTGTTGTTCGATTAGCATATTTTTGAATTGTTGGTTTTCTTTCACCAACTCCAATATTGTATTTACTATATTTACCATTTTGTCAGGTTCATTCAATGAATTACTTGATTTATTGCAAGATTTCTTGTGACGACTCAAACTGGTTTTATGATTATATGTATTTCCACAATCACATGTATATACGACGCATGGTATTGCAGTTTTTGGGATAGCATTATTATGCATTTTATGTTTTCGAGTATTTAAATGTGCATTATAATTATATTTATTACTGCATGCAAAATCACAAATTTCACATGAAAATTTTTTTGCAAGATTTTGCATTTTTTTAGTAAGCATTTTATGTTTTCGGGTAATCAAATGTGCATTATAATTATATTTATTACTGCATACAAAGTCACATGTTTCGCATGAAAATTTTTGTGCAAGATTTTGCATTTTTTTAGTAAGCATTTTATGCTATAGATTTACTGAATAAAATATCTCTAAATGGTTTTTCTAAAAAATTATGCAGTGAAAAAATGAACGATTTTTTCTGGATTTGCAGCATCACCGTCACAATCACCTTTTTTGCAAATTTTTTTTTCCATTTTCTGAAAATGGACATTTTTAAAAATGTCCAAAATCAAAAATCCCCTCCATTTTATTTTCCACTTTTTGGAGAATATTGTAAAAATTCAAACATTTGAATTGTTGATTTTTTTCATGATGGCTGAAAACGTATTTATCATGATACCAAGTATAACAATTACATATAAATGATGATATTGTTTTTTCGTATTTACATCGGTATTTTTCATTTTATTTTTTATTTTCACAACCATCAACATATCCAATATCTGGTATTTTCTCTAAATCCGCCAATTCTAATTTCTCAATAAAATTGGTTATTTTTAGAATATGGTTATTTTGTTCTATTAGCATATTTTTGAATTGTTGATTTTCTTTCACCAACTCCAATATTGTATTTACTGTTTTGTCTGGGTCGTTCAATGAATTACTTTGTTTATTGCAAGTTTTTTTATGACGGCTCAAACTTGATCTGTGATTATATGTATTTCCACAATTACATGTGTATACGATACTTGATGTTGATGTTATTAGGTTAGAATCTACGTTTGCATTAGTTAGTAGTTTATGTTTTCGGGTGGCTATGTGAATGTTAAAATCATATCTATTATTGCACATAAAGTTACATGTATCGCATATAAATTTTTTTGCGAGATTTTGCGTGTTTTCACTTCGCATTTTATGCTATAGATTTATAGCATAAAATATCTCTAAATGGTTTTTCAAAAAATTTATGCACTAACAAAATGAATGATTTCTTTTTCCACTTTTTGAAGGATATTATCAAAAATTGGATATAAAGGAAATAAAAATTATAATATAATTATATATATGAAAATAGCAATATTATTTACAGGACGAGTATTGAACTACGATACATATTACAAAAATATGCAAAAATATATTTTTCAAGAACATGACGTAGATTTCTTCTATTTCCATAACAAAAATCAAAATGAAGATATTGCAGGATTTGTTGAATTATATAAACCAAAAATAGTAATAGATGATTATATTGAATACAATGATAATATTGTTCCAAGAAATATGAATGGTATGTATATGTTTTTTAGCAGATATTTTATTTTCCAGTTATTCAAAAATTACGCGATAGATGCTAATATCAATTATGATTATGTATGTACATGTAGGTTGGATATATTACCATTACATGTAATTGATTATGCATCGTTGATACAAGATGACAATACAGTGAATATACCAGATTTATTGCATTCAGCTGGTATGAATGATCTTATGGCAATTGGTAATATGAATGCAATGGAAAAATATTGTAATTTAGCAGAGATGTATGTTGAAATATTGAAGATTACAAAAAATACAGGTTCAAATGAGCTGATTCTATTGAAATATTTGAATAAAATTGGATTGAATGTAAAATTTTATAAGTATCGTTGTTTATTACGAGATTTAATATGGAATAAAACTTTCAACGAGAAAATAACATATGATATAAATGATTTGCTCGTAAAATAAATAATAAATTGAAACAATCTAAAAAATTGAACGTAATAATATATTCATAGATTATTACAAATATATAAATATGAATCAATCAACTCATCCAATGATGTCTTTTGAATCGTCAGTATCAATAGGTTCAGTTCCAATTACAATAAAAAAACCAAGAAAAATGGTTGTTGTGAATGATAACAAAAATCTAGAACCACCGAAGGAACCACCGAAGGAACCAGTGAAAGAAGCAGTTCCTGAATTTACAACTACAAAAGAATTATTAGAAAAAATAATGGCAGATGAAAAAGACATTGAAAATATGAAAAAAGAAATTGAAAAAAATAATTGTGAAGATGGAAAAGAAGTATTATCACATTTGGGTGAATATATAGAAGAACCATATCATTTAATTGAATCATATTTTCAAGGAAAACATTTGGAAAGATTGGTTAGACATCAAATAGAATCATATAATCATTTTATAAATTATCAAATACAACGAACAATTCAAATGTTCAATCCAGTGGTAATACGTTCAGAAAATGATTATGTAGAAGAACGTGGTCAATATTTTTTGGAAGCAAATGTGTCATTTGAAAATTTCAAATTGTATCCGCCCCAAATCCATGAAAACAATGGTGCAACAAAAATGATGTTACCACAAGAAGCAAAACTGCGAAATTTTACATATGCATCGAATATGACAGTAGATGTGCATATAAAATATATAGTCCGCAATACGGAAAGTATGGACACCCCAAAAATCATAGAAAAAGTTCTTCCAAAAATAAATATAGGAAAAATGCCAATAATGATAAAATCATCTATTTGTGTATTGACACAAAACAAACATTTACAAACAAATTTCACGGGTGAATGTAAAATGGATTGTGGTGGATATTTTGTAATAAAAGGTTCAGAAAAAACAGTATTAGGACAAGAACGTGCAGCGGAGAATCGTGTATATTGTTTTGATGGAAAAAATACAACAAAATGGAATTGGTTTGCAGAAATCAAATCTATTCCGGATTATAAATGTATATCTCCTAAACAGATTGAAATGATGATAGCAAGTAAAAACAATGGATTTGGAAATGGTATTTATGTTACAATGCCAAGAATAAAACAACCAATTGAATTATTTGTGGTATTTCGCGCAATGGGAGTGATTAGTGATAAAGAAATTTGTCAGCATATTTTATTGGATATTGAAGAAGATAAAAATGAAGATTTGTTGAAATGTCTTCAAGCATCTGTAATAGATGCAAATAAATATTTGACACAAGAAGATGCAATACGTCATATAACATCCTTTGTAGCATATACACCGTTCAACATGGATCGTGAATCTGGTTTGTTAAAAAAACGCGAATTTGCATTAGAAGTGTTAAACAATGATTTATTTCCACATTGTCAAACTACAAAACAAAAGATATATATGTTAGGATACATGTGTAAAAAATTAATACAAACAAGTCTGGGATGGATTCCATGTGATGACCGAGATTCATATTTGAATAAACGTATTGAATTGACAGGAACATTATTGAATAATCTGTTTAGAAATTATTTCAATAAATTGGTAAAAGAAATGCAGAAACAGGTAATTCGTGAAATCAATAATGGTTCGTGGCGTTCTACCGAAGATTATGAGAATATAATCAATATGACAAATATATACAAAAGTATGAAATCTACTACTATTGAAAATGGAATAAATCGTGCATTATCAACCGGTGATTTCAGTATCAAACAAGCAAATAGTAGTAAGGTTGGTGTAGCACAAGTATTGAATCGTCTTACATATGTTGCAAGTTTAAGTCATTTGCGTCGTATTAACACTCCACTTGAAAAAAGTGGTGAATTAATCGCACCACGTAAATTGCATAACACGACGTTTGGTTTCTTGTGTCCTGCGGAAACGCCAGAAGGTCAGTCAATTGGTGTTGTAAAAAATATAAGTTACATGGCGCATATAACAATACCAACGAATAGTTCTTCATTATATGAATATGTAAAACCATACGTGATACCAGTGGAAGATATATTGCCAATAGATTTGTATAACAAAGTGAAGGTATTTATAAATGGTTGTTGGGTAGGAGTTAGTGAGAATCCAATTGAATTATATAATGAAATGAAAAACAAGAAATACAAGGGTATAATAAACATATATACATCAGTAGTGTTTGATTACAAATTGATGGAAATACGTATATGTAATGATGGAGGGCGTTTGACACGTCCAGTATTACGAGTGCGTGATAATAAAGCATTATTAAATAATGAAATTATAGAAAAAATAAAAAACAAAGAAATAACATGGAATGATTTATTGACAAGTTGTAAAATAGAAGAATCGGTAATAGAATATATTGACCCAGAAGAACAAAATTATTCATTGATAGCAATGAAAACAAAAGATGGTTACATACAAGATAGTAATAAAAAAATGCAATATAGTCATTGTGAAATACATCCAAGCACAATATTTGGAGTATTATCATCATGTATTCCATTTCCAGAACATAATCAAGCGCCCCGTAATACATATCAAACTGCAATGGCAAAACAGGCAATTGGTGTATATGCAACAAATTATGACCATCGTATGGATAAAACTGCGTATGTTCTATCTTATCCAACCCGACCATTGGTAGAAACAAGATTGATGAATTTTATACATTTGAATCAAATACCATCGGGATGTCAAATACATGTAGCAATTATGACACATACCGGATATAATCAAGAAGATAGTGTATTGGTAAATAAAGGTTCAATAGACCGTGGTATGTTTATGGCAACAATATATCATACAGAAAAAGACGAAGATAAAAATATAATTCGTGATGAAATAATTAGATGTAAGCCAGATAAAACAAAGACAAAAGGAATAAAATTTGGAAATTATGATAAATTAAATAATCAAGGATTTATACCAGAAAATAGTTTAGTAGAAAATCGCGATGTAATTATAGCAAAAATAATACCAATAAAAGAAAACCGTAATGACCCAACAAAAGTAATTAAATATGAAGACCAAAGTAAAACATTTAGAACTACCGAAGAAACATATATAGATAAGAATTACACAGGTAGAAACGGAGATGGATATAATTTTGCAAAAGTCCGTGTAAGAATATTGAGAAAACCAACATATGGCGATAAATTCTCATCTCGTTCTGGACAAAAAGGAACTTGTGGCAATATAATACCAGAATGTGATATGCCATTTACAAAAGATGGTTTAAGACCGGATATCATTCTTAATCCGCATGCTATTCCATCTCGTATGACCATTGCACAATTGAAAGAAACATTATTGGGAAAAGTATTATTAGAATTAGGTATGTTTGGAGATGGAACGAGTTTTGGAGATTTAGATGTAAAGACCATTATTCAAGAATTACAAAAATTAGGATATGAGAGTTATGGCAATGAAGTAATGTATAATGGATTGACCGGGGAACAAATGGAAACAAGTATATTTATAGGTCCAGTATTTTATCAAAGATTGAAACATATGGTAAGTGATAAGCAACATAGTCGTGCAATTGGTCCAATGGTGAATTTGACAAGACAACCTGCCGAAGGCAGGTCACGAGATGGTGGTTTTAGAATAGGTGAAATGGAACGTGATGTAATGATAGCACATGGTATGTCCAAATTTTGTAAAGAACGACTGTATGATGTATCGGATAAATACAGTGTTCATGTGTGTAAAAAATGTGGAATGATAGCATCGTATAATGATGGACTTAAAAACAGTAAATATGCAAATGCGGATTTCAGCATTCATTTATGTAATACGTGTAATAATATGACCGATTTTGCAAAAGTAGATATACCATATGCATATAAACTGTTATCACAAGAATTGCAAACCATCAATATTGTTCCAAGAATCATTACGGAATAAATAGTTGTTATATTTTGTATTAATATGTGTAATACAAAATAATTATTTTCTATATTTTTTTGAACTCTTTCTTTTTGCCTTTTTCATAGAATTTTTTCGTCTGGAACGTTTGCCTCCACGACGACGACGACGACTAGGATATTCATTATAATCACTAGTCAATTCACGAGGACGACGAAGACGAGGACCCAATTCAATATCACGACTATCCCATCGATTCTCTCTCTCTTTATAGAGTTCTGCCAGTGTTTTCTCTTTTTCGCGAAGTGAATTATTTATATTTTCTATATATTCACCAACATCAAAATAAGCCACTGCGGATTCATTACGTAAATTATCAAGATCAATACTACGCAACTCGTCGATTTCTTTTTCTAATTTTTTGATTTCAACCGTTAAATAATCAGTCATTATATAGAATAGTATTATATAATAATTTTGATATTACATTTGTCTAAATATTTTATTTTCTCTTATTTTTTACAGTTTTTTTGTAATTTTTTTTAGAACGTTTTTTACCACCAATGGTTCGTTGTTTTTTTGTATGTTTGGAAGGTGGATAAAAAGGAGGAAGTGGTGGTCCAGGTTCAGGCTCAAATCGTTTTGGAATCAACAATGGTTCAATATTACTTCTATATGGTAAATAATGACGCGGTCGGCGTGAAACATCAAATTGCGGTTCAACAATATCCTGAATATCAGGTTCGGCAATGGTTGCAATAGGATAATTTTTCCTTCCACGTATTCTTCTGGTGTCGTTCTTGGCAGTAATTACACTGATTTCGGCAGTTTTTGGTTCTTTACAGAATCGGTTAGTTAATTTGAATCTTTCATTATGTATTTTTTTTTCTAACAACGGTTGCCAAAATTTCAAATCTTTACAAAATAATTCAACATAATCATCAATAAGTTCGCTGTCTTTATAATTTGATAAATAATATGAAATTATTTTAACAATGATATCTATATTATCTTTTATATGTTTATTTTCATTACCGAGTAATGCATTTCCATTTTCATCTCTTTTTAATTTATCCAACATATAATCCAATGCATTTTTGTTTTCAATGTCAGTTTGTTCAATCCCAACATCTATGTCATCAACGTATATGGTGTAGTCCAAAATAACTTTTGCAGTTGAATACATATCATTTTTAATACAAATAATAAGAGCATTTTCCTTATTATAATTAACTTGGGACAAATCAATGTAATCGATATATTTATAAATCAAGTTTTCAGTATTTTTTTCATTTTTTGTATTACACGACAATAAAATTATGTTATTACCAGTAGTTCCTTCTATAATATCAAAAATAGTTATTTTTTCACCAACCGCATTTGTATAATAGAAAAGTGAATATTTATCAATCAATGCGTGTAATTTGTGCCAATTTGTTAGGTCATCGTATATTCTTGTTTTTCTAATAGTTTTTGCAATTTCATTAAAATATTTATTTAATGTTTCTTTGCTAACAAGTTTTGACATATATATAATAATTATATAAAATAATTATGAAATCCAAAGTCCATTTTTCTTGATAGCGTTTATTTTAGTATCAATACCAATCATCCAATTTGCATGAACAAATGCTAATTTTTTAGTTTTATCTTTGTTTGCATGAAAATTCTTTTTGAATGATTTGAAATCATTGGTTAAATCAATCAAAAATTTATCATCAAAGTGAATTAGACCATTTGGAAATCGTTCTAAATCAAACATACAAGTATTGAATACCCCGGGATTATGTTGTAAAAAAAAATTTACAAAATGTTGGTCGGGTATTTGCCAATTCATACCTTTATACACATATTCTGTCATATTCAATGTTTTATCGTTTGAAAAAAATAACATACATCCAGTGCAATTTTGTATTTGATGAACATCATTTTGAAATACTATATCATATCCTTTTCCAACATATTCGGTGTATATACTATTAAGATTGGCGAGAACAACGCTATCCACATCCAAATACCATACTGCCTTGTATTTTTTCAGGGATTCATATATAAATCTATATCGTAAGAATGAAAATTCAACAAAATCAGGATTACCGAATGTTTTTTGTGTGGTAGAAAAATTAACATCATCAATATGAGTGCAATTAAATCCATTTTGTTTTATATATTCATATGTTGATTTATCTGGAATAAATGCATTATAGTTCTCAATACCTTGTTTTCTTAATGATTTTAAATGATTCAAACCAAGTTCGCGAGAACCATGGTCAAAACAACAAATAAATAATAAATCGGCGTTTTCCATTGTAGAAACTAAACAAGTAATATTTATATAGATAGAGATATAAATGTTATTTTTCAAGTTATCCTATAATGTTCTCATACATTCCAAATGAATTGTTTAGAACAGATACAAAAATACAATATCCACCATTCAAAAAGGGATATTATATGGAAGAATATTTTTTGAATTATGTTTCAACAAACAATATACAAAATGACAAAGACGGAAGATTGTATATACCTGCATTATGGACAAATTTTCAAACAGCGGAATGGTTTCCAAAGGAGTTTGATAAAATGCAATCTTCATTAGATGATTGGATTAGAGAACACCCGAATGAAAAAGGATATTTTGTAGTTGTTCAACATGACGATGGTCCAATGTTGAAACTCCCAAAAAATATAAAAATATACGGTGCATGTTCTGGTAATATATCATTACCATTGATATATCAAGATATTGAATATAAATTGGAGAACATTGACCGTAAAACATACAAAGATAAACATATATTATGTTCATTTGTAGGGAGTATAACACATGGTGTTCGCAAATCTATTATAGATATGTACGAAAAGAACAATAAATTCAAATTCTCATATAAAAATAGTTGGACAAATAATGTACAAAGAGAAGAACAAAAAAAGTTTATAGAAGATACTGTGAATTCTAAATTTGCATTGGCTCCGCGAGGATATGGAAAATCAAGTTTTCGTTTTTTTGAAATATTTAAATTAGGAACAATACCAATATATGTATGGGATGACAAAAATTGGTTGCCATATACAGAAAAAATAGATTATGATGCATTTTGCATAAGTATTCATATTAGTGAAATTGATATATTGGAAGAACTCTTGTTGAGTATTAATGAAAAAAAATACAATAAAATGATATTAGAATATGAAAAAATAAAACATATGTTTGAAATGGAATATATGTGTGAATATATTTGTGGAAAAACGAATGTTCTCAACAAAATAAATATAAAACCAACGGAGAACACGAATGTTCTCAATACAATATTTACAAAACCAGCAGAGAACCCGAATGTTCTCAATACAATAATTACAAAATCCAAATCAAATGTATTATTAGTAACAATAGCAATTGGAGAAAGATATTTACAACAATATAATAATATATTTCGTAAAAATCATGAAATGTATGCAAAAAAACATGATTATGATTTTAGGGTAATAACAGATTATTTGGATAAATCAATGACACATGTAGATGCAATTACATTCAATAAAACATTAGTATGTAGTCAAGAATGGTCAAATGAGTATGAATATATAGTATTAATTGATGCGGATATATTAATCAATATGATGTCCCCAGCAATTCATTCAAGTATAAATTTTGAGAATAAAATAGGTATAGTGAATGAATACTCGCAACCAACCCCGGAAGTTCGTCTTCAAATACAACGTATGATGGGATGGGAACCAGACGCAAAAGGATATTACAAATTGGCACAATTAGATATAGATACGAAAATGGTATTTAATACAGGTGTAATGGTATTACAACCAAGAATACATAAAGAATTTTTGGAAAACATATACAAAAAATATGTGAAAAATTCAATAAATCATTATCGTAGATATCATTATGAGCAATCATGTATTGGTTATGAATTACAAAAAAATAACAATTATAAAGTATTGGATAATAAATGGAATACTATATGGCCATTGTATAAGATGGTAGGTTCTCAATTAGAATTAATTTTTATACAGAATAATTTTATTCATTTTACAGGACATGTTGATATAGAAGAAGGAATAAAAATAGAACAAAAGGTGAATAGATAGTTATGGCAATTGCATAATATTTGGATAATGATTTGAATATGGTGGTCTAAATCCATCCAAATTATAAGTATTACCATTTTTACTTAATTCACTATGTTCCAAATAGAAAGTTCTCACATCGCGGCCATAATTATATACATCATAAATTTGATAATAATAACCACCGTAACCATTGAAATGAACAAAACAAGGTTTTTCACATAATACAGTATTTACAACTCTACCATTTTTGAATTCAATATCTTCAAAAAACATTTTATAAACGCTTTGAAAAATTCGTTGAAACATATCAATTTTAATACGTTTTTCAGGAACATTGGCAAAATGTAAATAATATTCAGTAAAATAATTTTGGTCACCACCCAATTTGATAATTTCAATAATTTCTTCAACAGGTTTCCAATCAAACAAATCTTGTATAGCATGTTTATATCCAATATATCCACCGGAATTTACATATTTGAAATTTGTCATATATGATATACCGAGTTGATTGTATAATTCATTATATCTACCCATATTCTCGCCAGGATAACAATTCAATTCAGCACTTAATAATAAATTACAATGATAATTGTGAAATTTAGATAAGATTTCGTTTTCATCTGTAAATAGAAGAACATCATAAGAATCTATGAAACATACAATATCATCATTGGGAATGTTTTGAATAGCCTGTTTCATAGTAGTAATTTTGTCAATATAACCATTCCATTTTTCACAGAAAATAAATTGTATGGAAACATTGTTGCGTTGTGCGGATTCTTTCAAATATTTCATTTCGTCTTCATTTGAGCCAAGTGTAATAATATGGAGCATTTTCTATATAATGAATAAAATATATATTTTTTAAGTTATAACAATTTAAAATAATATTTGTATTACAATAAAATGTATAAATTATCAGTAGGTGCAATATTCAAAAATGAATCCCATTCAATAAGGGAATGGGTGGAACATTATTTGTATCATGGTGTAGAACATTTTTATTTAATAGATGATACCAGCACAGATAATAGTGTAGAAATAATACAACCATATATAGATAAAGGAATTATAACGTTGTTTTCAGGTAATAATTGGGGTTATTATTTAGGAAGACAAATGAACATGTATAATCATTTTATAATGCCTAGATTACGTGAAAGTGAATGGTTATTAATAGTAGATTTAGATGAATATGTATGGTCACCCCAAGCAATAAATTTAAATTACATATTAGACCAATGTAAGCATATAGGACAAATACAAATAAATAATACAGTATTTGGTTCGAATGGTCATCTAGAACAACCGAAATCAGTGGTTGCAGGATTTAGAAAACGTGCAACAATGAAACCAACAATAACGCCGGAATGTGGTAATTTGAAATATTTTGTAAATACAACCTTTAATTTTACGAGTTTAAATATACATCATGCAACTTTTGTAGATAAAAATGATGAAATACATAAATTTGTGATGTTGGATTTGCCATATTTTGTGTTGAATCATTATAATTGTCAATCGGTAGATTTTTGGAATAAAGTGAAATGCACCCGTGGTGATGGAGACCATTATCGTGTTAGAACTCCGGAAGATTTCAAAAAATATGATTTTAATGAAGTAGAAGATAATGAATTGTATGAACAAAATAAAGATTTGATAAGGAATTTGGGGTTAGAATAAATTCGTATATACATAATATAAAAATTATGTATATGATATATGGAAAAATCAATAACAGAAATAAATGATATACGACAGCCGACACAATTTAAAGGATTTTCATTTTCAAATTATAAGAATTCAGAAGTAAAAAAAACATTAAAGGATAATATGTTGAAAGGAAAAATAGAACCAGCATGTTATTGGTGTGCAGAATTGATATGTGCAGGTCATTTTGTAGATGCATGGGAATGTATAATAAATTACGTAGGAAAACATATACATTTAGGAAATCCAAAATTAATAATATATCTAGAAATGCGATATGAAATATTTCGTGATATAATGTCAAAAGGAAATTTTATAACAGAATTACAATTACGAAATAATATAAAAATAAGGAAATTATTTGCAGAAATAATAAGTATGATAACACTTTCAAATAAAAAACACAGTTTTGAAGCAATTAAAATAAACCGTCAAGAAGAATATGATATAACGCAAATGACAGAAAGATTGAAGGCGCCATCTACAAAATATGTAGATAATGTGTTCAAAAAAAAAGACCCAAAAGAATTGTTAATAGCAGTGAATGAATTTACATATAGTATATCACCGGATAGAAGAAATATGACAACAGCATGTTATTGGTATGAATGGATAATAGAATTTGATAATATATGTAAGAAACGAAAAGAACCATGTTATTGTGTGCGAAGAGATTATCCAGTGGAAAATAAATTTCAATGTGATATAGTATGGATATTGTGGGATGCAATCCAATATTATAGTGAAGAGTTAAAAAATCCATATATAAGTAAATTATTAAAAGCAGTAATTACAATGTTTTGTATAAAATATACAACAGCGGCATGTAAGAAACGTAGATATTTATTTTATTTCGCAGTTGCATTATTGACAGAACCGGTTCCAACAAATATAGAATTAGTAACAGATAAAACAACAGTATCAGCAGTGATAGATAATATAGACCAAATATACAAACAAATAAAAAAGAATGAGGTGAGTCCAAACACCGAATATTTGTTCTCGAATTTAGAAAAAGAAAACACATTTGAAAAATCAATGAGAAAATTAGAAATGATGGACAGTTTGGCAAATATATCGGATGAGGACTAAAAAAATCTAGTAATATAGTAAATGGATTATTCAAATAAAGATTTTTCAAACAAAGATTTTTCAGATATATTTACAATTAAGAAAGAAGATATAAAAGTAATAGGAGAAGGTGCATATGGCTGTGTGCATAAACCAAGTTTGGAATGTAAAAAAACTAAAAACATCAATTACAAAAATAAAATATCCAAGTTGTTGATAAAGGAAGATGCAGTAAAAGAAATAGAAGAATATGACATAATTTCAAAATATGATAAAAAAAATAAATATTTTTTAGGAAAACCATTACACTGTGAGGTAAAACCAACACCATCCAATTTGGCAGCAATAAATGATTGTGAAAATGGGGATGAATTTTTAGATGATATAAAAAACACACAATTATTGATAATGAACTATGGTGGTGATAATTTAGAAATAATATCAAAAGATTTCAAAAAAATGAAAAATACCAAACAAAATGTAGATTTCACAATAAAATTTTTGAAAGAGGCAAAAAATATATTAGATGCAGTGTATTTTCTAAATAAACACAAAATATTACATCATGATTTAAAACCACAAAATATAGTGTATAACAAAAAAACAAATAAAATAAAAATGATTGATTTTGGATTTGTTACATATAAGGAAAAAATATTGAATTCATCAAAGAAATCAATGAATAAATTATCAAAATGTCATTGGTCATATCCATTAGAAATTAATTTTTATAATCATGATAAATACGAAGCGTTTTCAAAATATACTGATGAAGAAAAAAACAAATATTACAGAGATATAGTAAATAATATAAATATAAAAGAAAATGATAAATGTGCAACAGCAATTAGTATATTGTTTTATTACATTATTGATAAAAAATATAGCGAAATTGAAAAAAATAATATGATTTTCAAATATTTCAATGATTATAAAAAAATGTTGGATAATATCAGTGAAGAAAATTACAAAGAATTTTTGAAAAAGTCAGTAGATACAATTGATTTATATGGTGCAGGAATAACTTTTTATTTGTTGTTGAATAGTATGAAACATTTATTAGATAAATCGGTAATAATAAAATTAGAAGAATTGTGTTATCATATGATAACTCCTGATTTATTTAATAGATATAGTATAGAAACTTCCATGAAAAAATACAAAGAAATAATTGACGGATTTAGATAAAATGTATTGATATTATATAATGAAATTGTGCGCACCAGTATATTATTTCATTCTACTTACAGTCATTGCAGAAATATGGTTTTACAGTTATTTCAGTAAATACTATATGAATAATTCATATGATTTTTTACGAGATATTTCATTTGATATTATTATTACATTAGCATTTATATGGTGTCTGCAATGTATGTGTTATGGTAAATGCAGAAATACTGTATGGATAATATTTGTAATAGTTTTGTTGATGGATGTATTTAGTATATATTTTGCACATGTATTCAATATGAAATCTCCATATGAAGAAATAAAAATGTAAATAGATTTTGTATAATGATTACAACTTTACGTATTTGTAATATGAAAAGTTGTTACACCATTTTGCAATGATAAAGATTTCAACATTCATATTCTCTAAAACAATTTGAATTATCACTAAATCCACTGCGTTGTTTTCCAATACGTGTATTAAAACAATACCATGTATCTTTCACTTGTAATCGTTTCCATACTTGGTCATTTGCATATATCCAATGAGAACCAGTGCTATCCAATAAAGGCATAGCCCATTCATATAATTCAATAAGAGTATCATAATATTTTTCGTTAATAATATAGGCAGATGCGGTTTCTGCATTACGAACTCTTGTTAGAAATGAATATTCATGACATTCTTCATGACCTTTTAAATTATATGCCAACATACAAACATCAAAATCAACATTTCCTTCAAATAATAAACGTAAAGATTCATATAATTCTTCTTTTGAAACAAGAAAATAAAAATCGTCTTCAAAAATAAGAACATTTTTATATTTACGTTCTTTTGCAATTTTGAAAACAGACAGGTGCGAATATCCACATCCTAAAATTCCACGCCCGGGGGTTTCTATTGCCTGGAATCGTTCATATGGTAAATCCATTTTAGTCAATTCTTCTTCAATTTGAACGCGTCGGTCGGTTCGTTTATCTAAATTAATATAAAAGATACCATCAATATGGTCCATTGGTTTGAAATCATTTGACATTGTAATAAATTATGTATATAATATTTTATACATAATTATTTATATACTTTTCCAGATTGTTGTATTTAGAATGCAGAACCAAATGCACCGCCCAATAAACCATTTGCCGGCATTGGTCCCATCATAGATGCATAATCCATTTGTTGGCTGGACCCGCGCATCATATTGTCATAATTTTCAGTAGCTTTTGGACGAACATTTGCGGTTGGTGCTGGTGGGAAAACACCCATTTGGACTTGTGAATTGTCTAAATAATCAGCTTGACTAGGCATATGCGCGGATGTAGTTTGACTAACTCTTACATTTTTCTTGACATTTGCCTTTGCATTATCAGCTGAAGGACCATTCCATAATTCATTGATACGGTCAACTAGAATATTGACTTTGATACCAAGTTTAGTTTGAATACTTAATACAATAATCAAGAATGCTAAAATAACATTGGTCAAAATTAAATTATCATAAGTAAATCCACTGTATGTAGGAATATATGTGATAATACGGTGAATAACAATAATACCACAAAACATGATAATTAATTGTAAAAAGATTTCAACTAATATTTCTAAACTGGATTTTTCAGTATCGGCTTCTGGAATAAAACGTTGAATTAATTTATTCAAAACAACAATAGGAATAACTCCTAAACCAGCATATTGTATAACATTGAATATTTCAGCTTTTCCTTCGGGGGTAGTAGAGAATACATGGGTAAAAAAGGTTTTTTTGGAAACATCTCCTCCAATTTCAGATAAATTTAAATCCATATTCTATATAGCAATCATTAGAAATTAGTTTTTTAGATAAATGTCTAAATATCTAGATATTCACTAATTCTTTAATCATTGGGAAGATAGGTTCAATTGCTTTTGCACATGCAACTGCAATTTCCCTATGTTCTTTTTGAGTGCCATTATCACTACGTAGTTGTATATAATGAACCCAAGAACGCAATGTTCCATTTACATACATACGTGACATAGTCATACCTTCTGGTAAAACACATCGAGCTTGTTCTTTTGCAATACCATTTTCAATAGCCCATTTGTATGCATTTTCACTGGATTCAATTACATTTTTTTGCATATCTTCCCATTGTTTCAACAAATCTGTATTTTCATTTGCATCCAATTCAATACTATTTTGTCTGTTTTTAAGGTCTTGTAATCGTGCTTCTCTTTTGTTGAATCCCAAATCAGCAACCGCATATCTCTGTGAGAATTCTTGAAATGAGAATGAACGATGACGTAATATTTGACGGGCAATATCCCGTGTAGTTTCAATTTCAATACATACACTAACCATTTCTAATGGAGACCAATGTTGATTTTTAATAAGGTATTTGATTAATTTTTCATTTGTAGATGTGTTATTTTGATTAGAAGGATTGGATACGCGAGCACAATATGCAACTAAATCTTGAATACTTTGTTCGCCTTCGTGTGGTTTTGAATAACTAATTAATTTAGCCGACATTATATAATTTAACAAATATAGTTTTTATATTTTATTTTTTGAAAGTTTTATTTTTTCATGAAATAAAAATAATTGCGTAAATAATGATTTAGAAAAATGACTAAATACTAATATATTATTTTGATATGAGTCAAGGTATTGCCGCAGCAAGAAAAAGAAGAGCACCCGCATCAGTGCTTCCATCGAACCCGCCACCAGCGCCATCCAATGTTCAACAACAACCACCAAATCCAGCAGTAGGATTAACATTACCACAAGTAATTGCATTAGTCGACCAAAGATTAGTTATTGTTGAAAATTTTATGAGAACTATGCAACAATCAGGAAAAACATCATCAACAGATGCATTGAATGAAGTAAATGTTGATAATTCAGTTTTAGATGAAATTAATAGTAGATATGATTTATTGGCGGAAGAAGTAATTAATTTGAAAAATATTGTATTAAATTTGCAATCCTATACCATGGAAGTAAATAAAACATTAATGGAAGAACGTATTCGTATTTTGTCGGATGTAATGGAACCAGTTGAATCCAATGTAATTGCCGAAAATAATAATTAAATATATATTATATAAAAATAAGTAATATATATTATATAAAATATGTCGAATCAAAGTTTAGTAGAACAATTACAACAATATAAAAATGAATATTATACAGAAAATACGAAAAATACAATATTCAAAACCAAACAAAAAATGGATTGTGCAGCAAAGATTACATCTCAAATTTCATTGGATGAATTATTGTCAAAAACTATGTATATGATACCAAATACAAACAAAGTATTTATTGATTATACCATCTTCAAATTATATGCACATCCTGGAATTTATGAACACATTATAAATCATATTCAAAATTTATTCAACATATGTATTTCAAATTATGGATGTTTTGAGGCACATGTAGATTTGAAATCATTTACAGTATCTGCGGCACATCGTTACAAAGATATAATTGATGTTTTTTATAACACCGCATTGAAAAACGGAGCAATGTATTATACAAAATTAGATGTAATGTATGTATATAACACACCAAATACAATTACAGATATTGCAAAATTATTTTTAAATCCGGATATAATACCGCGGGTTAAAACATTTACAAAAGAAGAATCGGATGATAAAATAAAAATGTTATTTAGTGGTGTGTAAAAATGATATTTATAATACAGGATAAGAACCTTGTAATAAAATACCACATTGACCATTACCATTGTTATAACTAGAACCACGTCCTAATTTGATATATCCGTCATCACCCCATGATTGTGACCATGAATTTTTGACTAAATAATAATCATTTCCATCCATTGAACCATATCCAACAACTAAAACACCGTGGTCCAAATTTGTTCCACAAGTTCCAGTAAATACACCAGATTTGTATAGTTGGAATTCACGTTGGTCTGCTTCAATAGCAATGGATACAGGTTGTTTAGAAATAGCTGTCATCATAGCATTATCATCAGATGGTTTTACATCGTAAAATTTAACAATTCCGCTACCTTTCACTTCATCACATGTAGTAACACAAGTTGGAACAACACCATTTCCTGAAACATAAGGATAATCGGTTTCAATACATAATCCATTATTATTTTCAATCCATTTGAATGCATTATCCATGAGACCTCCGCTACATCCGTGGTCAGAACCACGATTTGCGGTATTGCGATAATTGTCACAAGATACAAGTTGTTGTTCGGAGAAACTGAACAATACACCATATTTAACAAAATATGCACCTTCTAATGCACCTGTGGTTGAAAAACTCCAACATGAACCACATTGTCCTTGGTCTTTTACTGGGGTTACGCCCCCACTTTCAACCCAATTGACGGATTGAGGTAAACTTCCACGTAAAAATTGTTTTTCATTTTCAAAAACAGGACTTTTGTCTTTCATATCAAAAATATTGTATCCTAAATAGGTTCTAAAATCATCTAAATCCATTGCAGAAAATTGGTTATGTCCTAATGTATATGTCAAATTTTTTGCATTTGTTTCTTCAATGAATTTATGGTTGGAAACCCATTTATTAAATAAATCAATATATTTATTTCCAGAATAAACATCATAATTATATTTAGCTGCCCATTCTTCAAACAAATTATGTAAAATACTACCAGAAACGGTAGCGGAAACTACTGAAAACAACGAGAAAAAAGATAATAACGAAATAAAATTCATTATGTATATTATAAAAAGATTTTTTTATGTATATTCGTAAAAATATTTTACAAATAACCAAGAAAATTGAATTTTTATATATTTTCTTCAAAAAATGTATAAAAACTACTATTCAAATCAATTACATAAATGAATATTTCTATTCAACAAATCCAAAAAGCAGAATGTTTTGCAAATATTTTTCAACATATCAAATCATTCACTGAAAATATTAACATTTTATTTGAAAAAGATAGAATGTATATGCAAACAATGGATAGTGCGCGTGTATCAATTATTGAAATTATTTTACCAGCAACCTGGTTTGATGTATATGAACATAAAAGTGCAACTACTATTACGTTGGGAATCAATGCAACCATGTTATTCAAAATTTTGAATTCCCGTGAAAAAACACAATGTATAAATATAGTATATAATACAAATGATGGAGACCATTTAGATATACATTTCACAAGTGAGAACAAAGATGAATTTGATAAAAGATTTGAAGTTCCATTGATGGATATAGACATGGAATTATTGGGAATACCTGAAATAGAACATCAAGCTGAATTCACTGTATCATCTTATCACTTTTCAACGATTATACATCAATTGCAGATGTTTGGCGATACAATGGATATATCTTGCACAGAAGAAAAAATAATGTTATCATCTCATAGTGCAGACCATGGTAAAATGTTTGTAGAAATAAAAATAGATGATTTATCATCATTCATAATAGATGAGAACGGTTCAATGAATTTATCATTTAGTCTAAATTATTTACATAACATTTGTTTATACAATAAAATTGCAAAAGAAATTGAAGTAAAATTGGCAGCAAATTATCCAATACAAATTATTTATGATTTGGGAACAGGGTTGAATGGAGAAAAGGCAGAAATTAAATTTTATTTAGCTCCTAAAATAAATGAGGAAGATGATTAGTAAAGAAAAAACATAAAGATTTACGTATTTTCTTTACATGAAATTTATTTTATTTTTTTTAGCTGGTATATTGAGTCCAATTTTTGGATTACAATATATGCCAATGTCAAAATTGTCAGTATATAAAACTCAATTACAGAATCATAAACCCACAGTTCTCCCAATTGAACCATCTAAAATAGAAAATATTAATAAATTATTGAGAACCCAAAATACATTACCTACTTTATTATTATGTTTTTCAGGTGGATGGATTACAGAACCATCTTTTTTTCATTTATTGACTTCGAGAACATTTTTAGTAAGTTCAATGAATACCATATTTGTAATGTATGTAAGTATGATAATCAATGATATATTTGATTTAGAAGTAGATAAATACAATAATCCAACACGTCCATTGGTTACAGGAGAAATCAACATAAGAGAAGCTATTCAATATACATGTTTTTTGATGTTTGTAATTGAATGTTCTGCATTATTGTATTTACCATTACAATTACGTAAATACTTACATCTTTCTTTATTGAATGTTTTTTTATATACTCCTTTCTTGAAAAAAATAACAATAGTTAAAAATATTTCATGTGCAAGTTTGGTATCTTTTTCTGTTTATTTTTCTGGATTAAGTATTTCAAATCAATCAAATAATATAATATTGTTGAGAATATTATCAAGATTAATATTTTTTGGTTCTTTTATGAATGAAGTATTATTGGATATACGAGACCGTGATGGAGATAAAATGAATAATATAATTACAATACCAGTGAAATATGGAAATGAAACTGCATGGTGGGTTACATTTTCATTATTAACAACAAATGTGTTGTTTAATTCATTTGAAATAGTAAAATTATATGGAACTATGAGAACAATGTTATTTATAGTATTGTTTTTGCCACTTTACATGAATTTATGGAAAATAAAAAAGAATCAATATTCATTGAAAACATTGAAACATTTTTTAGGAGAATCTACCAAATATTTGTTTTTTATTTTACTTTATTTATGTAGTTTAGCAAAGAGAAGTTGAGAACCTTGCAATAAAAAGTCCTTGTTTTCCATGTTTTTCTTTTCATGTTCTCAACACTTTTATAAAAATGATTGTTTAGGAAGAATAAAATTAAAGATAACTATTCTTTTGAAGGATATTTAGGAACTTATTTTTGCAAAGTGTTGAGAACATTGTTGTAAAACCCCTTGTTTTCTATGTTTTTCTTTTCATGTTCTCAACAGTTTTATAAAAAATATTGTTTAGGAAGAATAAAATTAAAGATAACTATTCTTTTGAAGGATATTTAGGAACTTATTTTTGCAAAGTGTTGAGAACATTGTTACAAAAATCCTTGTTTTTCCATGTTTTCTTTTCATGTTCTCAACACTTTTGTAAAACTGATTGTTTAGGAAGAATAAAATTGAGAACTACTATTCTTTTCAAGGATATTTAGGAACTTATTTTTGCAAAGTGTTGAGAACATTGTTACAAAAATCCTTGTTTTTCCATGTTTTCTTTTCATGTTCTCAACACTTTTGTAAAACTGATTGTTTAGGAAGAATAAAATTGAGAACTACTATTCTTTTCAAGGATATTTAGGAACTTATTTTTATAAGAAGTTGAGAACTTTGTCGTAAAACCCCCTGTTTTTTCCATGTTTTCTATTCATGTTCTCAACATCTTTATAAAAAACATTGTATAGGAAACAAAAAATTGATTTATGTTTGATATAATATCATGAAACAAGACAAAAATGAATAACATGGAACTCGTAAATATGGTTACAAAATCAGGAATTGATACAAATATTTCATTATTATTAGTTGCATATAAATACAGATATTTCATATTTGGAATAAGTCTTTGTATATTCACATGTATGTTGGTATATACATTCGTATATTATATAACCAAATTAACAGAACAAATCAATGAACTAGAAAAACAAGTATTACAACAACAATATACAGTAGAAGCTGAAATCAACAAAACAATCAAAAAAAATCAAAACAAAATATACAATGAAATGAATGATGTATTGTCTGGATTACGAGATGAAATATCAACAAATATAACACAAATAAATACGAATTTGGAATTGTTACATGAAATGATTCACAAAAATAGCACAAATATTACAGAAGTAGAAAATAATCTAAAAGAAACAAATGAAAAATTTTATGTGAATTACAGAAATATAATGGAATTGGATGAAAAAACAAAATATATACCATGGGGGTCTTACAGAAATAACTCTGTGCATAATACTGCAACCCACACATTGTTTGCAGACGGTAATAGTATAACTACAATGGAAAGTTTTGGTAAAGTATGCAATAACCAATCTTATACAACATTCTATTTAGATTCATTGAAATATTTTCCAAGACTACATAAAATAGATATATGTTCTTTACGAAATTACAAAGAAGTGATTGATAGAACGGGTAACAACATGTTAGATATAAGTCCAGTAAGTAATACATATGAAGAATATTCCAAACGAAACATAGTAAATTATCTCAAATACATAAGACCAGATATAATAATATCTTACGCTGGTAATCCAGTAGAATAAAAACAAAATACAAAAACAAAAAATTGATTTATATGTTATTTTTTATTGAATAAATAATAACAAGAAAAATGTCCTTAATAACTAAATTATTCAATTATGTATTATTAGCAACTGCTAAATATAATATAGATGAATCTCATGGATTAAGTCATAGCATGAATGTATTGAATTTTGCGAGTGAAATTTATCAAAGTGAATTACCAAAAAATAGCTATTTAGCAGAACACGAACGTATAATATACGCATCTGCTGTATTACATGATATGTGTGATAAAAAATATATGAATGAAATTATTGGATTATTAGAAATAGAAGATTTTTTGAGACCGGAATTGGATACATATGAAATAAATACAACAAAAAAAATAATATCAACAATGTCATATTCAACGGTAAAGAAAAATGGATTTCCAGATTTAGGAATATATCAAAAGGCATACAATATTGTTCGTGAAGCCGATTTACTTGCGGCATATGATTTTGACCGAAGTATGATTTATCAAATAAAAAGAAATAATAACAATTTAGAAGAAGCGTTCAATAATTCATACGAATTATTTGAAACCCGCATATCAAAACATATAGATGATAATTTGATAACAAGTGATTATGGTATAAAAAAAGCATTATTATTACAATACCAGGCAAATAAAAGAATTGTAGCATGGAAGAAATTGCTGAATAAAAAATTGATTTAGTCAAAAAAACCTAAAACCTAAAAAAAATAAAAATATGAATAATGTATATATGAATCATCCACTTTCATTAGTTTTAGCAGCAGTCCTCTTTTTTCTTTTAACCCCAGGAGTATTAGTTAAATTACCACCAAAGAGTGGTTTGTTAGTAGTAGCTGCATTCCATGCAGTTGTATTCACCGTAGTATATTATTTTGCACATGTATTGTTGAAAAATTTAGTAAGAAGAGAAGGATTAGAAAATGAAGAAGATGAAAAAGAAGAAAAAGAAAAAAATGTGTAAAAGGTTTTTCATATAAAAATAATATATTGTTGAAAAATACATTATATTATTTTTTCAATAGACTGTCATTTGTATAAAATATACAAATTAGTAAATATGATGAAGAACGTTCCAATTATTTTTTGAATGGTAATGGTATCATTATTCAAAAAAACTCCATAAATATAAGACATGATAATACCAAAATAAGATAATGGTGCATAAATAGAGGCATCTAAACGTGAAATCGCAAAAAAACGTAAATAATAGCCAACCAATCCAATAAATGCATTTACAATTAATGACACCGATAATCCACTATACAATTTTATAGAAATAATATTTTTCCATAAATACATAGTCAATGCAATAGCACCAAAGAAATAAGATATGAACAAATGATTCCAATTGTTGAAAGTTTTTAAATCTTTAACCAGGAAAAATATCATAGCCTCGGTAGCACCAGCCATGAATGCGGCAAAAATACCTTCATTCCAAAAATGTTCTTTCATATTTGTATTTTGTTTGATGATGTTCTGGTCATTGTTTTCATAATTTTCTTTTTTTGGTTGTAAATCATTTGCAATTAAATAAACGCCAAGTAATGAAATGAAAAACACGGGGGAAATGGGTGTTCCAGAAAATAATAATATTAGAATAGGATAAATATAATATAGTGTAACAGCAACCCCACTTTCAAGTAATTGGAAACTGCGATAAGAAGAATAAACATGTGCAATAGTAACAACGGATAATAATAATCCGTTTATAGAAAATAAATATTTAGTAATAAATTCCCAATCAATAAAAAAGGAAGAAACAATAACATAGGAAAAGAATCGTGACCATATTTGGAGAATAAGTTCAAGATTTATTTTTTTGACAAAAATAGAATAAAAACTCAATAATGATTCCCCAATTAATTTGCTAATAATTGCCAAAAACATATTAAATATTATTGAGAAAAATTTTACAAAAAGAAGAAAAATGAATTGAAAGAATAAACAATATATAATTATAGAAATTTGTAGAAATATGGATTTTCATGATTATGAGAAAAAATACAAAAATATAAAAAAAATAACGAGAACAGCAAGAAAACTATTAGAAAGTCTCCCAGACACAACTGAAAATATAAAAATTAATGGAGAAGTATTATATTCTTATTTATATTTGAATCCATCAATTACATTAAACAATATAAATTATAACGAATTTGAATTGTTCTCAAAACAATTATTTGAAACAGCAGATAATGATAAAGAATTTTTAAATTCACCAGCATTTTACAAAAAAAGAGAATTTATAGTAGATTGGATAGATTTTTGGTACACAAACGAATTATACATAGAAGATTACATACATTTTGATTTAGGTCGTTTTACAAATTTGAAAGAATTAACGTTGAGTTATATATATATAAAAGAAGTTGTGAGAATACCGGAAACATTGAATATATTGAATATAATAAGTTGTGAAACAATGAAAATAGACCAAATACCAAATTCATTAGAAATATTGAATTGTAATAATAATAATTTGAATATATTACCGCAATTACAAAATACGAATTTGAAACAATTATTTTGTTCATCCAATTATTTACGAAATATCCCAAATCTTCCTAAAACATTGGAAATATTTTATTGTTCTCAAAATTATATAAAAATATTACCGAAATTACCATCTCAATTGGAATATTTATCATGTAGTAACAATAAATTATATTTTATACCAATTTTACCGGAAACTTTGTATTGTTTGCAATGTGATAATAATAATTTGACAAATATGCCAACATTACCAAAGTCATTGAGAATAGTATCTTGTAATAATAATAAAATAATGAAAATCCCCGAACTGCCGCCATTTTTAGCAACATTCAATTGTGCAAAAAATCCATTGAAAGAATATCCTGTATTACCACCATCCATTACGAATTATACGATGTAGTATGAATATACGGGGTGAATTTAGAAAAAATTACAATTGTAATTACAAAATATATTTATCATATATAATGAGTTTATTTACATATAGAGATGATATAGAAGGAAAAGTAGGTATAGGTAAATTACCAAATGAATTACAATCAATTTTAGATGACATATCAAAAGAATATTATAAAATTATTCCCGATAAAAACGCATCAACATATCACACCTGGTATGATGATATGCCTCCAAATATAAAATCAAAAGTAGAAGTTATTCAAAAAAGTGATTTTTGGAATAAATTATGTGATGGCAGTGAAAAATGCGTGAAAATTAGTGCAAATGAAATGGATGAATTGTATTATTCTAATCCTAAAAATAATTTAGAAAAAATTAATTTGTATGGTGCATCTGGTAATTACGTAACACATAGAGATAATATATATTTTAGTTTTTTTGGAGTAAATTTTTATAGAATACTAATTGGATTAACCGATGGAAATGATAATGTTATTACATACTTTAACAACTTGGATGTGGGACATAAAATTAATAAAGGCGATTATATAGTTTTTGATTTTGATAAAACAACTCATCAAGTTATAAAAGAAAAAAATGGTAATACTCCAAGAATATTATTAAAAATGCATTATATAGTTTGTGAAAACTGTAATTATTCAAATGAATATTTATCTTTTATAAAAAATAGTTATTTAAAATATGAATTTATTACAAGATATTTTATGCAATTAGGAACAGACCCAGAAACATATTATCAATTTTTTTGGGGATTAGTCGTGCAGTTTAATGACAATCCAATAACAAAATTTTTTATATTTTTTTTAATTATTTTATTAGTTTTGTTAATAAAGTTTATATTCAAAATTAAATTAATATATAAAAATATTTCAAAAATAATAAAATATATTTTATTATCATTAATTTGCATTTATATTGTTATTGTATTTTTGTATTGGATAAGATATAAATTATTTACACCTTTTTACATTTGAAACGCCGAATATTATTAAATAAACCTACTTAAAGATAAAATACTTTTATATATTAAGTAATAATGATAATAAATGAGGTTACTTCCAATCTTAATAAGATTGTTTAGCAGTAGTATGTGAGACCCAAAGTCAAACAAAGCATATTACATTTTGCTACTCATTTAGTCCTTCACCAATTTATTTGGGTAAAGTTGGATCATCGTAAGGTGAAACTCCTTACTATTGATTTTACAATTTTTACAAATAAAGTAAAATACCGAATAATAGAATCCCAAAAACAAGTATTTATGAGGCTTGTTGAAAATCGGCGTTTGAAATGTAAAAAGGTGTAAAATAAAGTAATATTAAACAAAACATAATAGTTGTGAATCTGTTTCATTTATTTTCAAAGAGTATAAATTTAATAATATCAATGTTACAATTAAATAACTATAATATTGGTTATAAAGTTTGTGTATTTTTTCAAAATAAACCAAAAATAAACTTAATAATAATAATGCAAATGTAAATATTAAACAATTACTAAAACTATTATATTCATTCAATGTTTTTTTATCTTTAATTGCTCTATATATTATACGACCATTTATCACTAATAATCCTATTATAGTAGAATAAAATATATTTTTTGTAAAAATCGCAGATATTATAAAAAAACACAAAAATATAGAAAAATAACCATTTATTATAATAGTTGGAAAATATTGTAATACTATATATCTTAATATAGATAATATAGTGAACGCAAATATCAAGTTAAATATTGTAGGTTTCATTGTATATAATATAAATATTATATTATTTACAATTGTAAATTTCTAAATACAGTTGTAAAATAAAATACTATATTATATTATAATGAAATATTATAATATAATACTCGGAATAATTATTGCATTGATTTTATGTGAAATATTTCCATATTTGATAACAATATTATTTCCAAACGTATGTTATGGTTGCACATCTATTGGAAGATTACATCAATACTTAAATGAAACAATACGTTTAGGTTATATATCATGGGGAGCTTATGTATTATTATTAATTTATTTTGTATATTTAGGAAGTAAGTTTAAGAACAATATACTGAAATATACTGTAATGTTTTTTTCTTTATTTATGATTTATTTACCAACTTTACCATTACTGAATATAGTTACAATAATTTTATCCTTAATATATAAAAATCCGCCATTTATACATGATTACACAAGTATATTTCCAGCATCAAGACAAATAGAACAAAATTCAAATGTTATAATAGATGAATTCAAAGATTATACTAAACATAATAAACCAGAATGTATAAGAAAAACAAATCCAGGATTCAAAATAGAGAACAACAGTGTAGATGATAAATGTTGGAGAGCATTATATTTGAAAAAATTAGGAAAATTAGATGATAAAATGATTGAATATTTTCCAAATACAATTGAATTATTGAAAGATAAACAAATACATACAGCATTTTTTAGTATATTAGACCCAGGCGTAGAAATACCACCGCATGTTGGGTATTACAAGGGATATTTAAGATATCATATGGGCGTTATTATACCGAATAATGAAACAAATAAAACCGATGATAAGGCATATATTGTATGTGGTGGTGAAAAATACATATGGAAAGAAAAAGAAGGAATAGTATTTGATGATTTATATTTACATTATGTAAAAAATCCAACAAATCAACGCCGTGTTGTTTTATATTTGGATATAAAAAGACAAACAGAATCATATTTAGTTGATAAAATAAATGATATAGGCATATATTTGCTTGAAAATTCAATCGTTTTAAATACTTTTTTGAAAAATCAACACAAACAAAACAAAATAGAAAATTTTTTATAATAAACACATAATACTAAATGGTAAAAGATAAAAAATATTTGTAAATAATGATAATGGTGTTATATTATTTATATTTAACATAGAATGTTCATTTGTTAAATAATGTGATAAATCTGGTAAAAAGTAAAAAATTATAAATATTATTGATTTATTTAATATTGACATTTTAAAACCCTTCATAAAATAAATCATTATAAATAAAATAATGAAAATAACGAAAGTGATAAACAAATTTTGTATTGTAAACAAAATTAACGCGGAATACAAAAACAATATAACGTAACTATAATTGTTTGATAATAAAAATAAAAAAGTCATAAAAATAAATCCACATACTATGTGAAAATATATATTAAAAACATTTTTATGATATTTTTCAAATTCACTAAATTCTTTTTCTATTACCTTATTCATATAATATATATTATTGATATATATTATTTATAGTTATACATATCAATAAATACAAATTCGTTACATAAAATAAAATAATAAACCATTATATCATATTATTTATGAATTTTTTTATTAGTATTTCAATATTCTTGATAATATTATTTTTATATATTCATATTATTCATCAATTGAAAACAAGTGAAGATTTAGAAATATATGAAATGGATTATAGCACAAATGCACAATTACAAGAAGTATGTGATGTGAAACAACCAGTATTATTTGAATTCAATTCGGTTTATCCTGATATATTTGAGAACATGACAAAAGAAGAAATATTTAGTAAATATGGTTCATATGATGTAAAAATAAAAGATATTCGTGACTATGACCAACGAGATTCAGTAGATTATGTTGTATTATCCTTGCAAAGTTCTCAAAATTTAGTAGATTCTGACCCAGGTTCTCATTACTTCTCTGAAAATAATGAAGAATTAGTAGATGAATCCGGTTTATCATCGATTTACAAAGAAATAGATACATATTTGAAACCATCTTTTACATTACAAACAAAATATGATATTATGTTTGGTTCTCAAAATGTAGTAACACCATTACGATATCATTTGAATTATCGCCAATTTTATATAGTAAAATCTGGAAAAATTCATGTGAAAATGACACCAATGAAGAGTAAAAAGTATTTGAATCCAATAAAAGATTATGATAATTATGAATTCCGTTCTCAAATAAATGTATGGAATCCACAGCCACAATATTTACATGAAATGGATAAATTGAAATTCTTGGAATTTGAGGTAAATGCAGGTAATGTTCTCTATATTCCAGCATATTGGTGGTATAGTATAAAATATGATAAAGATACAATAGTATATACAGCAACATATAATTCAATAATGAATTGTATAGCACATACACCACAATGGGTATTATATTATTTACAACAACACAATATTTATAAGAAAATAGCAAAGACGAAGGTATTAGAAAAAGAAGTTGAAGAAAGTGAGGAAGAGAGTGACGAAGAAAGTGGAGAACAAACAAATTCTCCAAAAAAAATAGGTGAAATAGTGGAAAAAATTTAATGTTCTCAAAATATATAGAATGAATTCCAAAATTCTAAAAAGTGTTGCAGTAATTACAGTTTCGTTACTTGCGTTAGATTTCATATATATTTCATTGAACCGAAATTTGTTTGAAGTTCAAGTGGCAGATGTGCAAAGAGTATCATTACAGATGCGTCCATTAGGAGCTATATTATGTTATATTATGTTGGTATTTGGATTATATTATTTCATAGTGAGAGAACAACGTTCTGTATTTGATGCGTTTTTATTAGGTTTAGTAATATATGGTGTATATGAAGGAACAACATATGCATTATTCAAAAAATGGAAATGGAATATAGTATTGATGGATACATTATGGGGTGGAATATTATTTGCATTGACAACATTTATTACATACAAACTTGTAAAATAAAAATGATATTTTCAAAAATATTATTTTTCACAAAACGTTTTACATTTTTTTATTTTTCCTGGTTTTATGTTTAGTATTTGTTTTTTTTCTGGAATTTCCACCTTTCATTTTTTGCTTGCATAATCTTTTCAATATCAGGAAAATCTTCGTATAATGTTCTTTTGTTCATAATATAATAACATTTGTCACACATTTCTTTTATTTTTTTGATATCGATGGCATGTGTTTCACTATAACTGGTTGGTGATTTAGTAAAATCACGTAAATGTGCAAATGAATTATTAACAAAGGTTTTTATACTATGAATGTTGTACATGTCAATATCATCTTTCAATTCTTCGGGAAGAAATATTGGAATTGATTTTTACATCTTTTCTCACTTAAAACTCCCATTTTTAGGTTTTTGCGAATAAAATATTAATGTTAATATATAATGGGTAAATTTATAATTGTTGGTGGTGGTCCAACAGGATTAATAACCGCAATATTATTAAATAATTTTTTGCAAGAATTTTTAAACGGTCTTAATATTGAAATATATGATAACAGATTTGATACAATTGGTAGATTAAGGCAAGTAATTATTTTAAAAAAGGAATATGGAATGGTTCAAAAATTATTTGAAGTACCTGAATTAATAGAACATATGTCACAATATATGGAATGTGTATTAAAAAACCCTCAAAATAAACAATCTAATTTTACAGTCGGTCCATATTCTTGTACTAAAAAATTAGACAATTTTTTAACAGATGACACTTTAACTGGAATTACTATAACAATATATAATTTAGAAAGATGTTTAATAGAGTTTATTAAAAAAAAATATGAAATTACAACAAAATTATTTAAACAACAATTCAATATTACTGATTTTAACAAAGATGATATTATAATAGGTTGTAGTGGTGCGAATGGCACAATCAGAAAATACTACACACAAATAGAAGAATTAAATCCAGAAGTGAATACAGAATATATTATGAATTATGACAAAAATAATAAATTATTAGAACATTCATATGCCGGAACAGAAGAAGATTCATATATGTTAATTTTAAGATTACCTATATATAAAAATGAATCAATTGAACAAGATATTGCATTTGCTCATTATGGAGAAGATAAGCAACCCGAAAATATAATGATTACAAATTATATTTACCCAGAACCACAAAGTGATGAAAAATATAAAACATATCGTGAAAAAACAGAATATAAAGATAAAACAATTTATTATCGTCAAATGTATTACGCAATTGATAAAAATACATTTGTTAATATGAGTGATTGCGGATTTTGGAATTATTGTTCATTAAAGGATGTATTATTTAATAGAGTTACAATTTCAAAAATACTTCCAGTTAATTCTGAAATTAATAGTATATTGCCTCCGAACACAGTAATTGGTGAAAAAGTTGTTAATATACCAGATTTTGGAGAAATTCATATATCAAATATTATTAATACAACACTAAGTTTTTTAATTCATCAAGTTGAAATATATACTGCAAAAAATTTAATGAATATATTTAAAAAAGGAAGTAAATTTAGAATTAAAAAGTCAATAATAAATAGACCATATATTGATGAATTAAAAAATGGAGATGATATATACATTACAATATCTGAATTTAATATTATTGGATTTTATGAAGGTCAATATTTAGAATTATATTATCAATTAATTCCGAAAGAAACTATAGATATTATTTTGAATGAAAATGAAGTAATGTATTTATATAACGATAAACCAAATGAAAATAAGACAAAAATTATAAAAAAAATTAAAGATGATATACAAAGATTTAATCCAAATATAGTTATAACAGACGATGATATAGAAAATAACAGCGAACTTGTTCGTATTTATACAAGTGTAAGATACTCATCACAAATACATCAAAAAGTAAATGGAATAAATACATTAATATTGGGAGATGAAGCTATTTTAGTAAATCCAATGACAGGTCGTGGTGTATCTAATTCATTATTACTATCATATAATTTTGTTAAAACAATATCAAAATATAAAAGTTTAAAAGAAATAATAATTAATTTTGAAGATTTAATGAATGAATTTAAAAATACTTATTTTATTCCACAAGTAAGTAGTGTTCTTCATCAAGGAGAAATGGTTAGAAATAATTTTAAAAGACATAGTTTTTATAATGGTGGTAATTCAAAATTGCGCAAACATAAAACCACAAAAAAATTAAAAAGGCATAAAACCACAAAAAAACACAAAAAACGTAAATCAAAAAAAAGAAATAAGTAATATAACATTAAAATAAAAATAATATTTTCAAAAATATTATTTTTCGAAAAACGTTTTATATTTTCTTATTTTTTCTGGTTTTATGTTTAGTATTTGTTTTTTTTCTGGAATTTCCACCTTTCATTTTTTGGTTGCATAATCTTTTCAATGCAAAGAGTTTGTTTTCAATATCTGGAAAAACTTCGTATAATCTTTTGTTCATAATATCATCACATTTTTTACATATGTCTTTTATTTTTTCAATATTGGTGATTGGTGTTTTGATGTCACGTAAATGTTCAAATGAATTATTAACAAAGGTTTTTATACTATCAATGTTGTACATGTCAATATCATCTTTCAATTCATGGTCAGAAAATAAAGATTCAATATCTAAAAAATCGTAGTTATCTAGACTACTAACAGGACTAGTAGAAGGAAGAGGTTCAGGTTCTTCTTGTTGATATTTATATAGTGTAATATCTTCACCAGAACTGACTTTTGAGATATCACCCCGACTTTTTTTACTTTTTTTACTTTTAGGTTTAAACTTACGTTTAGCAGATTTGGTTGGTGTCATTCTATATAATATGTATAGAAAAATCAATGAAATTATAAAATTGCTAAATTACTGTATGTTTCATAAAAATCGGTCCAAGTCCATTGTGTTTCATTTCCCGAACCAATACTTTTGAATTGTATATAAGAAGGTTGTTCATCTGTATCATAATAGTAATGCTGATAAAACTCATCTTCAATATCATCATTTTCAAAATAGACGATTTTTTTTTCATGGTCAATGATACCGTTAAATTGATAAATGCGTTCAGCCCATATTGGAGAGAATGACGCATAATATAACCAATCTTGTCTATATATAGTGAGTAAATCTTCACGGTCAATTGTAATATATTCATTTTCAAATAATTTTGCAGAATATGAATGAGAACTATATTGTGTAACGGTTTTCAAAACAGAGGAAGGTAGTTCATTTTTAGGGAGAATATAATTTTTATATTTTGTAATATCTTTATCTTGTAAAATTATAAAGAACTTTCTATCATTTTGAGAAGAGGGATAAACCAAATTAAAAGGAGTTTTACTATATTTTTCAACAAAACTGGATATATTATATTTTCGGTGAATCAAATTATATACCATAGTTCCAATTACAGTATCATCATTCGAAGTATTCCAATCATTTTGAAGTTGAATGAAGAATAATCCAAGGTTTGGATTTAATACACTGTAAAATTCGTTATAAATATTTGTTACTAAATCAAATACATCATCTATATATCCAGAATAATATAATTCATATGTCCAGAACAAAGATTCATCGGCATTTCTATTCAATATGGATAACATTAATGATGTTTTGACATCGTCAAGAATATACAAATAACGTGTAAATATAACAAGCGGAGTATATTCCACAGTTTCTTCAATATACTCTTCCATACTTTCAATATTCATCATTTTTTTATATACAAAAATATGATGATAATAAAAGATTTCAATTTTATATTATTTTACAATATCGGTAAAATTATGAATAAGTTTTTTATAAAAAGTTTTGTATGTATTTTGTAATTTATCAAATTTCATATTGAATTTACCATCCATATGTTTCATATCAATATTTTCAACAACCAATTTATCTTGTAACATTGTGCTCTGCATTAAATTACGGGTAAGAGCATCGCCCATATCATTATTCCAAAAATTACGATAAGTTTTGACAAATAAACGACTTTTATTTTCACTTAATGGTAAAGCAAATGTAATAACTGTGCTAACATATTCGCCAAAAATAACACGAGCAACAGTAGTATGTGGCAATACAAATTCATTCTCTATTTTCAATGTATTGATATTGAACACTTTTTTAACCATCGAATCTTTACCAGATTCATATTCGTATGTAGTTTTGTAATGATATGGTGAAACCAATTTAGGGGGATTTTCATATGTAGGTGCAGGATGTTCTTTATTACCAAAAGTATGCACAAACCCAATGTGCATGACGTCCAATGAATTTTCACTTAATATACGAGAATAACAATTGAAGTCCATATTTAAATGGACTACTGAAAAATTTTTAGAAAATTCCTCCTCTTCAAAAATATTGATTTTCATTTCAGGATTTGAAAAATTTTTTTCCATAGTATTCAAATATACCCAACCATTTTTTTCTACAATGGAATATTTAGAAACATCATAAATAGGTGAAGAATGAAAATTCAATCCAGGAACTTTGACAAGAGTTCCATTACCATTAAATTCATAACCATGATATGGACATATAACACAATTATGTTTTACTTTACCGCCAGATAAAGAAGCTCCTTTGTGGGAACAAACATCGTCTAAACAATTATATTTTCCATCCATGTTTTTCCAAACCACATAATTTTTGGACCAAACCGTAACTTTTTTTGGTTTGTTTGCGATAAAATCGCCGGGTGTTCCAATAACATACCATTGCAAATCATATTTATCTTGTTCAGTCAATTCATTCATATTTAATTTAGGATATTCGGGTTTAGCTAAACAATTATTCTTTTCAATAGATAATTTATTTGTAACAATGTTTATTCTACCAACAGTGCTTATTAACTGCCGTATTAAAAAAGAATAAACATTTGGTATGCATAAGAAATAAAATAAAAATATTTTATTCATTTAATTACAAAAAGATAATTATCTTTAAATAGTCTATAATAAATATTTTATGGCAAAAAAGAAAACAATATCAAGAAAAATAAATAATAAACGAAAAACAATGCGAAATAATTCAATGAGTAAAAATGAAGTTAGGTCACATATAGCACGTGTGTTTTTAGAAATGTTGAATAATGTGAAATTGTATCACTGGAAAACATATTCATATTCTCAACACAAAGCAACGGATGAATTATATGATCGTTTAAACGAAAATATTGATAAATTTATTGAAATTTTGTTGGGAAAAGAAGAAGCTCGTATAAAAGTATTGAAAAAACATGTAGATTTGTTGGATACAAAAAATACATATGAATTGAAAAATCGTATGTATGAATATCGTGAATTTTTAACAGAAATGAATAGTATATTTGACAGTAAAAAAGATAGTGATTTATTGAATGTTCGCGATGAAATATTGGGAGATATTAATCAATTTTTATATTTATTGACATTCAACAAAGCATAAATAATTCAACATACCTTTCCATTGTGGTAATTGAGTATTATATTTATTGAATACAGTATATTGAAAATGATTTCCAGATAATGCCCGTTTTTTCAATATTTCAGTTTTGGTTTTATAGTATTTTTTCCAATGTCGTTGTATCAATCGTATCCAATGAGTTTTTATAACAACAGTATATACATTTTTTACAATAAATAGTTGAAATATATCAATTTTGGGATTTTGAATATGCATAATACTGAATGTATGTAAATACAAGAGAACATCATTATATGAATACTTTGAATATGTTTGTGGCGTAACTGTGTGTGCTAATAAGTGTATATTATCAATTATTGTTGCTAATCCAATATAGTATTTTTTGTTTTGTTTGTATTTAAGAAAACTATAATCGTATCTATACATTTTATCAAGTGTATCATCGTCATTTTCGTCATCTTCACTATAATATGAAGATAACGAATCTATATCGGTATCATCGTCAGTATCATATGACAGAGAAATTGTATCTATATCATTGTAATTCATTTTAGCTATATTGATAATTTTTATTATAACATGGATTTATTCAATTTTATGATAATATTTTAGAATTGTAATATATATGGAAAATAAGTGTGAAACGTTTGTTCAAGATACTCCAAAAGAAAAAGTAGAAAAAATACAGAATCCTGTAAATTATTATGTAAAGTTTTCATTTACAATTACATATATATTATTATTAACGACGGCAACAATAACATTTATAGAAGCAATGAGAACAAATATAGCAACAGTAAGACATGTATTAAATTTAGAAACATGTATTTCCATTGTAGCCGGTTATTTTTATTCTGTGTTTGTGACAAAAATAGAAGAATTTGGTAAGGCAGATAAACCAATAGATTGGGCAGATATTACAAAAACAAGATATATTGATTGGGCAATTACAACACCACTTATGTTATTAGTATTATGTTTAGTATTAGGACAAAATATAAATCGTAGTCTTAAATTTATAACATATATTATGATTGTAATACTTAATTATGTAATGTTGTATTTAGGATATGCTGGTGAAACAAACATGGTAAGTCGTTTTACAGGAATGGTAACTGGTTTTGGAGCATTTTTCGCAATGTTTTATATAATATATATCAATTTTGTAAAACCAAAAACATTATTTGCAAATAACATATTATTCGGTATGTATTTAACTATATGGTCATTGTATGGAATAGTATATATGTTTAATGAAGAATACAAGAATATATTTATGAATATATTGGATTGCACTGCAAAATGTTTAATAGGATTGGGTTTGTGGGGATATTATACAAAAATATTAGTTTAAACGAGAACATTATTTGCGTAAAAAGATATTATCCAAAAAGTGTTTATTGTAATGAGTATCCATATAACCTTTATTTACCATATCACGGAAAACAAATTTATTTTTTGAGAACAAAGTAGTGTAATCCGTAATTTTCAGTTTTTTCCTATTTTCATTATTTTCATTTTTTATCCAAATACTAGGAGTTATATGTAAAACTGGGGTAGAAATATTCAAATATGGATATTTACTGAAACCGCCGTCAAATGATAAAAAGTTGTGATAAAGATGTTTCAACCCACCGGTAACTAATGGTATATGCGAACTTGCAATACAACAATTTACAGCATCTTCTAAATTATCAAATCCAGAAAATATAGTAGTATTGTGATGATATTTTTGTATAGTAGTTACCCCTATGTATAAACGACGTAAATCAAAATCATCAGTATTAAAATTTTTCAATAATTTATTTTTAAGAAGAATTTCAGTTTGATATATATTGGTAGCATTTTGAATATAATCGTCCATTAAATGTTCAACAATATCATTTATATCATATTTATAACATAATACCATAGAATTCCATGCACCAGCAGATGCCCCTGTAAATACATAGTCATCCAAATCATAATGTTCTTTTATATATTTACAAATACCTAATACATAAAACCCTTTGTAACCACCAGGTGATATAGAAATTATTTTTTTGTTTCGAATAAAATGATAATTATTTAAAAAAGTTTCAATTTGGTTCTGGTCATACCATGTATTATTATTTACGATGTGGATTTTGATAGAATTCAATTTGTTATATTCGGTATGATGTCTTTTCAAATATGCTAAATTGAAAGGTATTTTTTTTTGAAAAGATGTAGTAAAAAATCTGCAATTTTTCATCAAAAGTAATATTATCAAAAACAATTGTGTTATTGAAATAAAATACATTATGTTTATATTATAACTATTTTATTATAACTAATAAAATAATTATTTGTTTCTTTGTTTTTTTGTTTTTCTAAAACCGCCAATATTTTTTTTTGATTCTTTTACAGTCCGTCTCGAATATTTCATTAATTGTGGTAATGCAGTTTTTCTTATTGGTTTCTTTTTGCTAGTTGTAACTATTTTTTCTGTTTGAATTAACGAATGTTGTAAAAGAGACCCCATTCTTTGTTTATTTATCAATACACCAATGTCATCAAGAATATTTTTGTAATGCATGATACGAATAGTTTTTATATTTTCTAATTTATTAATTTTATTATCAATATCATTGACGATTGTTTCAACAGTCTTTTCATGTTTTTCTTTGACATCCATTAATTTATTATAAGCTCTATCATCCATTAGATAATCTGGATTTTTTTTTATTTTTTCTCTCATATTCTCCATAATAGTTATCCCTTGTTCAATTTTATTTTTGATTTTTCTTTCTAAATCATCAATTAATGTATCTATTTCATCCAAAACCGGTAAATTTTGTTGAGACATTGTAAAAAATATATATTATATTGATAGAATTTATTTATATAAACTATATAGAATTTATGTCATATTGTATATAGTAAATGAAATGAACATATTTAATACAATAATACAAAAAATAATTAACAAAACAAATATAATATATTCTAACGAAACAGATTCATTCAAATTTTGGAGTGAGATTTATGAAAATAAAGAATTATGCGAAGTGGAATGTTCTTTCAAATATTTTTTTTATATATTTATGTCAAATCGTTCCAATGAAGGAAAATTCAACTTTTTAAATTCAACATTGATGAATGTTTTTTTGAATGATATAAATAAAGAAAAAACTTTTGAAATATTTACAAAATCGCAAAAAACATATCATGCATTTGCAAGATTATCACATATATATAGATATAAAAAGGCAAAATTACAAATAAATCATGATTTATATTTGAATCCAATAACATCTCAAAAACATATTACTATTTTACAAAATGGAAAAAAATATATGTTTACTGCTACGGATTTAATAAACATAATAAATACGGCATTATCAAATGCGCCGCATTTTTTTGTGGAACCATTAATATCAAAGAATCCATATAATAATATACCATTTGACAAATCAACACTGTATAATATATATTTTTTTTTAAGAACTACAAATCATAAAATGCCAATATTAATAGAAAAATATTTTTTATCGAATTTTGATATTACAGAATTTTATTATGAAAATGAATCAATTATTCGTGATATAGCAATAGAAAATTTTGTATTCAAGAGTGAATGTAAAGTTCTATATCCTTCTGTAATGAATATGATACACAAATATGATAAAAAAAATAAATTGTATATAAATGATGAATTTCCAAAAGATAAATTGGTAGATATAATGAGACCATATTTGCATTTGTATTATATTACAAAATATTCATTTATGTTTAATAAAAAAGAAAATGCATATGCAGAATTAACATATAAATTCAATAAATTTGTAAAGTTCAATCCAACTTTTGGTAGAAAAAACATTTCAGTGAATAAATTTACAAAAAAGACAACAATAACGTATGATGATAAACATATTAATTTTTATGATATAAAAAAAACAAATTATAATACAAGTCATTTATTATTAAATACAGAAAATGAATATAATAGTTATGAAACAGATTCAGACAGTGAAGATGCGCCGGTATATACTATAAATACAGCAATATTTACAAGAATGAATAGTAGTTCATATATATCGCCATTCGGGTTGGATGAAAATAGAACAAATGTTCAAGTTGATTTGTCGAATAATTCACGAATTACATTAAATTATTCGGGGTGGGGATGGGACCATCTTGTTCAAGATAATATTGAGATTGGTGAAATAAATGAAAATACAATGATTACCGAAAATAATGAAATAAATGACAATGAAACCACAGTAGATAGTGATGATGAAATTGTTGTAGCCGAAGATGACAATGAAAGTATTGATGAAGATGACTATAACATGGATTGATATTATACATATAAACTTTGTGAAGTTGTTATATATTTGAGAATCATAGGTTCAATTTGATTCAATTTGTATAACAAATCAAAATTCTGTATTTCTTCACATATACCAGATATTTCTTTTACAACAGTTGCAATTTTCAACATAGCCTTTGTAAAATCTCCAACGGAAATACCTTTGTCAGCGACTTTGGTTTGTATAAATATTTTACATTCACTTTCATTAGAACAATCGCACCATTCAATCGAGTCATCAATAATATCAAAGGTCAATGCATCATCATATATTATACCGGTATTTACCCCATAATTCATTTCCAAATCTTGCATATATTTATATTGTTTGTTTATTTCTCGAATAGTATGTTCTAATAAAGAATCGTTTGATTTAGGGACACTTAAACGTTGGTCATTATCCACTTTAACATCAGTAAAGCATGAAAACAATCCAACTAATTGTTTTGATGTAAATTCTTGAAAATAGTTTGTAGATAATAACATTTTTGAAAATATTAGTGGATGTATTTCAGCAATAGAAGCTGCTATTTTACCCAAATGTGTTAATTCATAATTAGATTCAGGAGAATTTTCAATAAGAATTTGATTTACATAACCGTGATTTGTTAATATATGACATATACTACGAATACGTTCGCTAATATATGTCCCTAAATATAAATTATGTTCTCTTTCAGTTACAAGTTGTTTTTGTAAATCATCATATTCAATTACATGTTTGAGTTCTTTTGATATAGTATCGTATTCATCGGTTATTTTTTGGATTTCTTTTTCAATATCTCGTTTCTTTTTATTTACACTAGTTTTCAAAGCATTTTCTAGTTCTAAATATTTACGAGATATATGATGTGGTGTTTTCAAGGAATCAAGTATAATTTTTTTCTGGTTCATTTTATTTACTAAATCATCAATACAATTTTTACTATTATTTATTTCGGTTTGCAATTCATCATATATCATACTTTTACTTGCAAAATCAATAAATGTAGAATTCATATTGTTATTTCCATTTTTTAAAAGATTAAGAACTAAACTATATGAAATACGGAATTTTGAAATTAATTTTTGTGGAATTCCACCAAGCATATTTTTATATTCAGTCATAATGGGCAAATCAAATAAATTATTACAATGCACAACATGACCAATAGTATCAATCCCGCGTCGTCCAGCTCTACCAGCCATTTGAGTATATTCGTGAGATAACAAATATCGTTCATTGCAACCATCAAATTTCATCAATCCAGTAAATACAGCGGTTTTAATAGGACAATCTAAACCAATTGCAAAAGATTCAGTGGCAAAGAGTATCTTTATATATTTTTTAGAAATCATTAGCTCAACAATTTCGCGTAATATAGGTATCATACCAGAATGATGGATACCAATACCTTTTTCCAATAAATTGACTAAATCATTGTATTCAGGTAGTTCTAGATATTCATGAAAATTCGGTAATTTACGTATGATTTGTTCGCATTCACGTCTAACAATATAAGATACTTTGCTATCATCTTCCAATAGAGGAATAGTAATTTCTTTTGCTGATAATTCTACATGTTTTCTGGAAAATACAAATGCAATCGCGGGTAACATATCTCGGTCTCGTAGAAATAATGCTAAATTATTCAATACCATTTTTCTTTTATGAATCGCCTTTTTATCGTCAAATACTTTTATAGTTTTTTTCATTTCTAAATATCCAGCATCGTTGAATTTACCATGTTCATTTTGTAATAAAATGAGTTTATTAGTAGAATCGCGTATTTGTTTTTGAATTTCTTTGTCTTTGATTCCTTTCAAGAATGAATCATTGGTAGTTAAAAACCCGTAATGAGAAAGTGGAACAACCCGATGATTAGTAGATGCTAAATATACTTCTTTGTCTTTATAGCCGCGCTGGCACCATGTTGCAAATCGCACCGGGGCATCAATCGTAGCGGATAACATTACCATTTGAATATGAGAAGGTAACATAAGAATACATTTTTCCCAAACTTGGCCGCGATGTTCGTCATTAATATAATGTACTTCATCAAATACAACACAACCTAAATCAGCATGTATATTTATTTGAAATTGCAAATTGGTTTTAACATCGTTATTTTCGGTGAATAAAGAATTCATTAAAATTTCGGTAGTCATGATTAAAACATCTGCATCGGGGTTTGTTTTTATATCCCCAGTGAATAATCCAAATGAAATATGAGGATATTTTTGGGTAAATTCATAATATTTTTGATTAGATAATGCCTTAATAGGACTGGTATAAATGACTTTTTTTCCATTTTTGACAAAGTGATTTATAGCAAATTCAGCAGGAAGAGTTTTACCAGAACCGGTGTGCGCAGTAACTAAAACATGATGCCCTTCAACAATACCTTCAATCGCATATTTTTGAAAATCACTCAATGGATAAGGATAGATGGAAAAATATTCATCGTATTTACATTCAGTAGGATAAGGAGTATTGCAGAGTTTTACCATTTTGAATATCAACAATTGTATTATTCGTTTAATGTGATAATACAATTCAATTTTTTATGTTCGTTTTACACTATTTAGCCAATTCATACATATAAAATAATTTTTGAATAAAAAAGTAAGGAAAATTTTTATCAATCAAATCATCATAAGGAACAGTGCCAAACCATACAGCAGTAAAAAATGGAACATAATGTAGTGCATCTTTCAAATCTTTTTCATATTCAATAGAAGAATAAGAAATTCCGTTCTCAATCAATTTAATATAATAATAATTTTTGAATAACGGGAATAAAACAGGTAATTTTTCTATATCAAAACTTTCAATTAAAAAGAATACTAAATCTTGAACACCTTTACCGATTGCAATGTGTTGCCAATCAATAAAACAAGGTTCATAATTTTTATCAATATCATAAAAAATATTGGGAGATTTGATATCACCATGAATAATAGTAACATTTCCAAATGATAAACGTTGTTGTATTTGAATAAATTCATTAATAATGTTCTCACCATATTGTATTTCATGATGATGAAGTATATTTTCCCATTTTTTTTTGAATAATTCCCATCGTTCATAAATAAAATTATACCAGGTAGGACAAAATATGGGGTCAGTGGGCATTTTCAATTCAGGGAACATACTTTTTAATTTTTTATTCCAAAATTTTGTATGAAATTTAGCCATTTTTTCAATAATATTTAGAGAAATTTCTATTTTTTCGTTATTCAAATTTAAATTTACTTTATAATTTCCTTGTAAAAATAAATTTTCCAACAAAATTCCAATATTTCTATAATTTTCATTTTTTACCAAAGAAATATATTTAGGAATTTTTACATTTACATAACAAGCAATTCTATCATAAAAGTAATATTCTCTTTCATATAAATCTAATGATTTAGCCATTTTAGAGAGGTCGGATACATGATTGTTCTCAATTTTCAATACAGAATTTATAATTTCTCCATTTGTTTTTAAGATTTTCACTTGATTTACATCAGCAATGAAACCGCCTTTCAATTTGTTATTATTGATAATAATATCATCTACATCAAATGGAAGTGATTCTTTTATATAATTTTTGATGTTCTCAATTTCATTATTATTGTATGAGAACATATATTCTATATCAATATTTAAATAATTTGAAATACATATATCTACACCTACATTTTCAAGTTCATCCTTGGTATATACAGTATCAATTCCAATTAAACATTTAGGATTGGAAGATTTTGCACTTAATAATCCAGATTTAGAATCTTCAAAAATGAAACATTTAGAACTTTCTATATTACATTTAGTCATAGCATATAAATAAGGCATAGGATTTGGTTTTGCATGTTCTGTTTCTCCATTTGCAACAATATAATCAATATATTTATAAATATCAATATGTTTTACAATAGTTTCGGCAACTATTCTGTTACAATTTGTAACAATACAAATTTTATGTCCCAACATACTTATTTTTTCAATGAATTTGAGAACCCCTTCAATAACAACAATTTTGTCTATATTTTGTAGAAAAATAGAATCTTTTTTATTGGATAATTCGTTCAAATCAATATCAATTTTGGAGAGTAAAGTATTCAATACATATTTATCATTATTTCCTTGAATATATTTTTTGAACAATTCTTCTGTTAATGTTATATTATAATTTTCTAATAATTCTTTCCAAGTATTGTAATATATATCATCAGTAATGACCAATGTACCATCTAAATCAAATAAAAATCCATAAGTATTTTCAACATATTTTTTCAATTCGATTGGTGTTCCCAATGAAAATACATATTTATTATTCAATTGTGTTCCAACAAACTTAATATTATTGTCCAACATTTTAGAAATTACACAAGAAGTATAAGGTTCGTTATTGAAGTATATTTTTTCATTAATAACTATTTCACAATATTTATTTAATAATGCCATACTAACAAATGCATATGCCCCAGTGTTTGCATTTACAGAAATTTTATTTTTTTCAGCAATATTGATAATAGTATTTGTTTTTTCGTCCAAAGTTATGTATGAATAAATAGGAGGTTCATTATATTTTTTAGTATAAAAAACCATATTATCATTGGAATTGCGAAAAATAGTCAATATATCTTCCGTATAAAAAGTATCACAATCCAGTAATATAGTTTTGTTCAAAAAAACGTTTGATGTTAAATAAGTGTTTGTATTTTTGTAAATATGTTCAATTCCTAAATAAACAGTTTCTGCCGCACCTTTGGTATCATTTTCCAATTTAATCAAATATACTTTTGGATATTTAGTTTTGATGTATGTTGAGAACTCAAACCCATTTTTATCTAAATAAGGGTTGTATATTATAAACAAATTATCATCATTTTTAATATTCAAATTATCAATGACAGTTTCAATCATTGTTTTGTCAAATACATCAATTAATGCCTTTGGTTTATGATAACCTTCTTTTGTAAAACGTTCTCCTTTTCCACCTAATGGAATAATAATATTCATAGTATAATATTATTATCATTTATTTTCTATTTATTTTTTCAACGTAAATATTCTTGTAAATAAAACCAAGGGTCCGGACAGCCAGGTTGCCAGGTAACTAATTGACACATATCTTTGTTGAGTAAATAAACACAATTCATTATACTTTGGTCTTTACCAATGAATCGGTTGATGGATATGAAATGTTCCAACATATCGTAATATTTTGAATGCCATTTCAATAAAACATCTTTTCCTCCTCCAAATATAGTTCCTCCAATGCGATTTTCAAATTGAAAAGATGGAAGTTTGTCTATATTATTACATTGCCATTCATCTGGTGTAAATGATTTGACTAATAAAAGTAAGACTTTATTTTTATCAATAGTTTGTATTTTTACTGGGTCAGGCCAATTGATATAATTATTATTTGGAACACGAAAACATCCAATATCAACCCATAAGAAATAATCACTTTGAAATGTGTCCATTTCAATTGCTCTTTTCAAAAAATGAGATTTTTCACTCCATATCATATATAAAAACATATTATGTCCAACGTGTTTTTCTTTGTCCATATCATAATGTTTTAAAAAATGATTTGCATATTTATAGGAATAGAATTCTTTGAAATTTGTAACAATAATTTTTGTTTTGTCCAATTTCCCTTCACGTAATGTTTGAATTATTTTGTCACTTTTGTCATCGCAAAAAATAACCATAGGATTATCAATAATCAACATGTTTTTCATCCATTCAACATATTTATTATGAGATGCCTTGGATTGATTCAATTGAAAATAAGATGTAACAATCGTAGTTGTCATTTCTAAATATGTATTTTATGATATTTCTATATTCTTTTGTTGGTATGAATGTATTTTGTGTAAAATATATAGAAATATATTGATAACCAATAAAAATGGTGCATGTATATTTAATAGGACCTGGGGTAAAACCAATACCACCAAGAGGATGGGGTGCAATTGAATCATTAATATGGGATTATCATGAGAATTTGGTGAAATATGGTATAAAATCAACAATAATAAATGAATCAAATTTACAACAAGTAATAAATATATGTAACAATACTATGCCAGATATAATACATATAATGTATGATGATTATATTGTAATAGCGCCATATTTGAATTGTAAAAATATATACTACACAAGTCATTATGCGTATATTACGCATCCACAATTTGATACAAAATATGCATATTATTATAATAATTTTTTCAAAAAAGTTATTTCATATCAAAATATAATAAAATTGAATGTAATCAGTAATGAAATAAAGGATGTTTATAAAAATCATGGTTTCAATAACGAAATAAATGTTATATGCAATGGTGCGCGTGAAGATTTATTTGATTTTACAATGACTCCTATGTATCCAAACAAAAGTGTATATGTGGCAAAAGTAGAACAACGTAAAGGACAATATAAATATCAATCATTACATGGAATAGATTTTGTAGGTAATTATCAAGATTCATCGTTTGATACAAAGCAACCAAATTATCTTGGTGAATGGGATAAAAAAACGTTGTATAAGAATTTAACGAATTATGGAAATTTAGTATTATTATCAGAAGGAGAAGCAGACCCATTAGTTGTAAAAGAAGCATTGATAGCTGGGTTAGGTGTAGTAGTAAGTGAATGTGCATGTGCAAATTTAGATGTTTCAAAACCATTTATTAGTGTTATTCCAAGTAATAAATTGAATGATATGCAATATGTATATAGAACTATTTTAGAAAATAGATTGACAAGTATTAAGATGCGTAAAGAAATTCGTGAATATGCTATGGAAAAATTTGCATGGAATACAATTATAAAAAAATATATTGATACGTGTTTGTATAAATGATAATTTTATTGTAGAAAAAATAATATAAAAATAGTATATATATTCATTCATAAATGTCATCTCAAAATAATGATGGGATTGAGTATTCTATAAAGGAGAATGATGAAACACCAAAATCACCTGAAAATATACCAAAATCAAATGGATTAGAAAATTTACCACCAGAAATACGAAGTCAATTACCAGAATCTTTTGGGCAATCGATTAATCACTCCGATGCATATATCGAGTTCTTAAAGAAACATAAGGAATCAAAACAAGGTGTGCCAGTATTCAATGGTCATCCAAAAGATTATTTGGATTTCCTTGCGAAAAATAAATAAATATTTTTATTCATGATAAAAATATTTCTCAAATACCTATAATACATATTGTTCGGTCACTATTATATCTTGTTCTTCTATTACTTGTGGCACCGGGTCTTCCTGAACTGGGGGAGATTGTTCTTCTGTTACTAGTAGCACCGGGTCTTCCTGAACTGGGGGCGATTGTTCTTCTGTTACTAGTGGCACCGGGTCTTCCTGAATTGGGTGAGATTGTTCTTCTGTTACTAGTGGCACCGGGTCTTCCTGAATTGGGTGAGATTGTTCTTCTGTTACTAGTTGCACCGGGTCTTCCTGAATTGGGTGAGATTGTTCTTCTGTTACTAGTTGCACCGGGTCTTCCTGAATTGGGTGAGATTGTTCTTCTGTTACTAGTGGCACCGGGTCTTCCTGAATTGGGTGAGATTGTTCTTCTGTTACTAGTGGCACAGATTGTTGGACAGGAGGCGATTCAATATCACTGAATTCAACAAGTTCAAGTAATTTTATTTTATCCGGGTCTACATCATTATATTGTATTTTTCCTTTCAAATATGCAGAATAAAAAATATTTTTTTCAGTATTCACAGTCAAATATACATCACTCAATTTAGATACCATAAATAAAATATTTGTTATAATTGTAGTTGTTGTTTGATTTCCCAATGAATATTGATATACAACAATACCACTTATAATAGAATTTATTACAAAACTACACATTGCAACATATGCTACTTTTTGATAATAAATATCTAATGTCAATATATTGTTTCGTTTTTGACTTGGTAATTTTTGAAGAACTTTACCGACTGAATCATTATCACAAGCATTTGATTTATTTACATCTAAATATGTAATTAAACGATTTTCACGTTTGACTTCTATTCCATACATCAAGAGAAATACAAACATAGTAGCAAAGTTGAAAAATAATCCAGTAGTGTATATTTGAGAATTTGTTTCCATATTTTCACTCAATGTGCATAAATGACCACCACAATCTTGTGGAACAAACAATATCAATAATGAAGATACAAGAAGTCTATATAGTTCTAATGCAACCGAAATTGCAACATTGATTTTTTGATTATTATCCTGGTTAGATACAAAATCTTGTATTTTCACAATAATACTGCGATTATCCACAATTTGTGAATTTTCCATATAAATTTCCTAAATATTTTTATATTTTCATTAAATCATAATAAAAAATAATATATATTTTCATTTATAACAATGAAAATTGCATTGATTGGACCAGGTATAATGCCAATACCACCAGTTGGATGGGGTGCGGTAGAAATATTAATATGGGATTATTATAATGAATTGACTAAATTGGGGCATGAAGTTACTATCATAAATACAAAAAATATAATTGAAATTGTTAATAGTGTAAATTCGGGTAATTATGATTTTGTTCATTTACATTATGATGTATATTATGGTATTTTACGTCATTTCAAATGTCCAAAAATAGCAATAACAAGTCATTATCCATATATTGACCAAATAAACAAACATATGAATGATGGATATAATCGTATTTTTGATTTTTTAACAAACCAAAACCAGTTTTATAATTTTGTATTAGCAGAAAAAGATATAGATGCATTTTTATTACACGGTGCAAATCCTGCATATATCCGTAAAATAAAAAATGGAATAAATAGTTCTCTTTTTAAATTTTCTCCAATTCCAAAATTAGATAAAACAATTTATTTAGGAAAAATAACTCCCCGAAAAAATCAATCAAAATTCCAAAATATAGAAAATATTGACTTTGTTGGAAATAATGCCGATTATAATTTCAAAACTTGGTTGCCAAATTATTTAGGAGAATGGTCAAGAACTCAAATATATGAACATTTAACAGATTATAGTAATTTGTTACTATTAAGTGAAGGTGAGGCAGACCCTCTTGTTGTGAAAGAGGCATTGATTGCTGGTTTAGGAATTATTGTCAATAAATCTTCCGCTGAAAATTTAGATAAAACGTTGGACTTTATTACCATCATAGAAGATAATAAAATGGATGATTTAGAATATATTATACAAAAAATAAATGAAAATAAACAAATAAGTGTTTCAAAACGAAAGGAAATTCGTGAATATGGCATATCCCAATTCGATATCAGTATAGAAGTTAAAAAATATATGGAAATAATCAAAAAATTATAATGAAGTAATAGTTTCATTTTTACCATTCAATGTAGGTTCAATATTAAACTCTGGACAATTTAATACAAGTGTTTGTTCTAAACTGTCTATTTTATCTTTATATAAAATTTCAATATAATCATTTTCATATTTAGCATATTCATGTCTGTAAAAACATCGTTTGGTAAAAATGTAATTAAACAATTCAATAGAACATCCTACAATTTGACAATTTAAACTATTATTTTGACGAATTACTTTATAATTGGATAGATTTTGTGTTTTCAAATATTTCTCAAAACCAGGAATAAAAAATCTACCTGTAATTTTAATAATGAAATTATACGAATTTTCAGTAATCAATTTAGATTGACGTTTTGCATGATAAATAGAAAATACTTCATGAGTTCCTTTTGAATGATTATCTTTCAAATAAGATGCATCTTTTATTTCACTTTCATTGAATAAAATCATTTCAAAACGGTCTTTGAAGATATCTTTTTCAAATTCCAATTCAGGAAATGAATAACCAGAATTTTCAACAAGAATAATTGGAAGAGATGTTTCATATAACCATTTTTTGATGTTTTTTACATAATTTTCAATATGTTTTTGCAAATCTATTTGTTGGGTTGCATTGCGTTCAGCAATTTTATTGTGCATATAAACAGTCGTTGTCAATATAATTGCAACATTAATATCCATTTGTTTTTGCTGAATATTTATAGATATTTTGTTTATTTTTGGTCTTTCAGTTTGTATTGGATGAATAGATGTTTGTAAATATTGATTTATTACATAATTCCATCTTTCTAATGTTTCTTTTTGATGCATTTTACCATAATCCAACATAGAACGTGTTGTGTTTTTATAATTTGTCTTTTCAATTTTCAATTTCAAATCATTCCAGGAATCAAAATATATAATAAAATTTTGGTGTTCTTGTGTATACCATTCACATATTTTTAAAAGTTCAGTTTGTTGCGTATCAAATGGTGGTTCAAAGTAATACGTATTTTCTTTAAATAATTCAATCAAAAAACGTTCAGTAGGCACAAAAGTTACCAATCCTAATTGTAATCTTTCAAAAAATGCAATAGAAGACCATGAATAAGGAATACATATAACACCTTTGTAACCTAATAACTCAATTACATCTTTTTCATATTTTTCACATACATTTTCAATTCCAAGTGAATCCAATTTTTTTGATAATTTCAATGGACCAATTTCATTTTTGCAAGGTGGAACATAAAATACATTGGGTTCGTCATTTGAATATGTTTTATACATGAAATCAGTTTTTATATTTTTACCATGTGGTTTGATTATGAAATTACCAATATCTACATTCTTTACATGAGTTGAATACATGTTTTCAATAAAAGTATTTCCAAAAATAAATACATTTTGTTTATTTTTAACAGAACGTAACATGTTATAAAATCCAGCGTCAATATCAGGAATATCATAATCAATACGATTACATACCCATATTATTAATAGTTTTGACCAATCATTTTGTAAAAATATACGAGATAATGAAGTAGGAAAAGAAGTAATAATACCATCAAATGTTGCAAAATAATCTTTGAATTTTTCCCAATATTTTTGTCCGCGTAAATGTGAAATTTCTTGTGTTTCATATCCATCCTCAAATTTCATAGAAACAATTTCATGACCTAATTTTTTGAACACATATTCTATATCATTTTCACAACCAGAATGTAACGTTAAATGTAATATTTTCATTATTATACATATAAAAATAATCTTTATATGTATTACATTTCATTTATCTTTTACTAAATATTGCAATTCTTTTGGTAATGGAACATTGTAATAATATTTGAATTGATGTTTAATGTGAATATTTGGATTTATACATATTGTTCCATCCATCGCAATATCTTTATATTATTGACAATGTTTATCTTCATATATTTTATGTGCCCAATATTGAAAGAATAATTTATCATAACAAAAATCTTTTTGCATAAATTCTGTATATTTCTCATTCAAAAAATCTTCATTAATAATTTCATAATCATTTACAAATAAAATCGGTAAATCACTAAATTGTTCATGCCCACTATATTTTTCAACTATTGGAATTGAACCTAAACAAATTGCATCCCATATACGATATGAATCAATACCACAACCTCGTGGGCATAAAGTAAATTTACTCATAGAAATCATATTGTAAAAATGGTCATTGGAAACACTACCTCTGCCAAACTCTTTAATATTTTCTTGTAAAATATAAGGCTTATCTTGTATTTTTTTCAACAAATCTTTTCGTGGATTACCAAACCATCTATCCACATGAATACCAAAATTGGCATAACATAGTATTGTTTTTTTGTTTATAGTCAAATCAAAATGATTGAATTGATGAAATATACCCAATGCCATATTTATGATATTTGGATGATTGATTGATAACGAGAATGTGTAAATTTTTATGTTATTTTTTTCAATTATATTCAACAAATCCATTTCTATTTTTTCATAATAATCAATATTTTCATAATTTTCTGGTAATATTTTTTTATCAAAATATTTATCATAAGAATAAGGTTTTTTTGGTGGTGGAAAATCAATATCTACATTATTCACAATAACAATTTTATTTTTTATATTTGAAAACAAATAACATATATCATTGTATTGCAATAAATCTTCGCTCATTTCAAAGAGTTCATAATTTTCTTTGTTTTTGAAATAATCAAACAATCTTGTATACTTGTTCAAAGTAATTATATTTGAATTATTCAATATTTTACTATGAATATATTCTTCAATTTTCATAAAATATAAATTATTGTTGATATTTTATATTTCGTAAAATTACACAAATTTTTCATTTTTTCAAAACTGTAAGTAAATCATGAATACGATTCAAAAATGTATGTTTTTCTCTCACAATTTTCATTTGTTCTTTTATTAACTCATAATTATTCAGTTCATTTTCAGCATCATAGAACAATATTGATTCATTCTCATTATATATTACTTTTTTTTCTAATAATTCATATACATGTTTTGAATTTGTAATACCTAAATGTCCATAACTTATAGATTTCAATACTCTACATGGTATATATCCAATTTGTTTATGACATGTCCCAGTTTCACCTGATAAAAATTTACCCGGGTCACCTGAACTACGTAAATCTGGCGACATATAAGAACGAATAGTATATTCTTGCACAATATCAAATGATTTTGGATTTTTCCATGGGTCATTTGTTTGAAATTCTATTCCATTTTTGATACACTCATTGTAGAACAATGATATTTCTTTTGTATTGTTTTGATTTGCACTACCAAACCAATATATTATTTCATCTTTTGGTTTATATATATTCTCCTCCAAAATTTCATGTGGCAATAAATCAGTTGCCCAACATGTATAAATACATTCATACTCCATTGGAATAGGGTCATCATGATATTTTGCTAAACCACCATTGTCATATAGTTTTTCATAATAAGTGCAGTTACTTATTTTTGTGCATTTATTTTTGTTCAAAGTATAATTATAATTACAATCTTTTATTCCATCTACTAAATATCTTATTTCTATGAATCTTTTAACTTTGTTCATATATTTTTCAGGTTCAATTGCAATATGAACAAAATAAATAGATGTTGGAACTATTGGAATATTTTCACATGCATATCCTTCTGTTATAAACAAACAATCGTTATAATCAAATCCAGTTGGATAATTTTTATCATGAAACCAATATGTATCATATCCCAGATGTTTAAATCCTTTTACCCAACCATAATGAATATAACTATGTGTATGTGTATGCAATGGGAATCCCCAAATAATTACTTTTGAAAACATTATAGATAAATATGAAAACAATACTTTATATTTTTTCTTCAATATAATTGATTTACTTTTGACGTATCTTCATTTTTCACGTAATCAGTATCAAATCGTGATAATCCATTATGTGAAGGCGAATAATCCAATGGGAAATCACAATGATTGATTTTTATATCATGTTTTTTTGTAAATAATGACATAAAATATTCATTTTGCATAAATGGATGATTTGGTTTTATATGTTTTTTGTATAATTCAACTGATTCGTTATGAAATTTTGAAAAAATATCCATGACATTGGATGACGATAATATAAGTTGTTCATATATAGCCTCAAATGACATTACTTTTACAATTATTATATCCGGTATTTTTTCAACAATTGTCATTGGTTTAAAAATGTTTATATCCAATCTCGTAATAATAACATTATCATATTTAAACCCATTTTCTTCTTCAAATTTCATTTTCATTTCAATTACCATTTTTCTGGAATATGATTGACTACGAATTGTATTATACGCCATTTCTATATGTTCTTTTTTCAAATTTCCTTCTCCAAAAAAATCATGTGTTGTTTTTTTTGATATTTCTACAAAATCACTATTTTTATGATAATCTGTTCTGTTTTTTTCAATCATACATTGAAGTGGATTGAATATTTCAAATAGTTTGTTTGGCGGAGTAAGATGAACTGCCTTATTTTTATGATATTTCTTGTAAGATTCATTCAATCCCGTTGGTAAATTTTCTAATAAATCATTTCCATAATAATAATGATGCATAAACACATCAGCATTGTTGGGTTTCACAATAGAATTATATATATTTTGCCATATAATATCTCCACCACGTATTTCTCCAAAAAATAAAACTGCTGTTTTCATTGTATTTATTATAGATGAAAAACTCTTTATTTGGGTTTTCATATATTCAATTTATGCGGATAATATTTTCAACAGAAACATAGGGTGTGTATTATCACACAATGCAAATAATAGTTCATTATATTGTGATTTATTACGTAATAATGTCATTGCAACTGAATCATGATTTACATTATTGTTATTCAACATATCTTCTACAAAGACATTTTCTATTTTATCTGCAATAATTCCTATTACTTCTTGGTCTCCACCAAAAACCCCACTGTTCAATAATTTATCATTTTTCCATATGAAATCATTTGTAAAATTATATGTGTATAAATCTGCTCGTTTTTGCATAAATAATATTTTTTTTTGTGGTTTTACAATATTTATTCCAGTTGTAGTTGGAAATGGTTTAGAAAGAACTATTTCATCCAAATAATTAGAACATGATTGGTCTAACCAATAAAACATAATACTTTGAAATGGGTTTGCGGTAGCAGCCATATTCATATAATTATATTTAGAATAGTTCAATATATTGTATTCTGGCGAAACACATTCAATACGGGTTGGTTCTTGTATTTTATTTTTGTAATAATCACTTTCTAATATTTCTTTTATTCTATTATAATATTTGAAATAATTTGAATTTTCAAAATTAATAACATTAATCTCCATAGGATATGATTGTGTTCTGTTTTGTAAAAGAAAATCTTTATGTTTTTCTTCTGTAACAACATATAATTTACAATTTAATTGTAATATTTTTTGTATCCATTGTCCATCGCCAATGTTTGTATCAAAAAGAGCAGTTACAATAGTAATTGTAGGTTCCATTATAGATATATATAAATATATATATTTATATTTTTCACAATGATAATAATTTAAATAAAATCAAATGGTGATAAGGAGAACTTTCGGTCAAAAAGAATAATTCAGGATATTTTTTCCAAACAATAGCTAATGCTAATTGTTCATTATTTATATTTCTATTAGAGAACATTGTATTAATTACTACATTTTCAACATATTCGGCTATTTTGTTTATAACTGCAATATCACCACCAAAAATTCCACCAGATAATAAATTGTCGGATTTCCAAATAAAATTATCATCTATTGGAAAATATTCTAAATCACGTCGTTTTTGAATAATGAATTTATTTGGATTATTGTTCAAATATGTAATTACATTTTGACTTGGATATGGTTTTGAAACATCTACATCTAAAAAGAAACGAGAACATCCAGCGTCCATCCAAAAAAAATAATCATTTTTGAATGGATTTTCTTCTATTGCAATTTTCAAATAATGAAATTTAGAATATTGTATAATATTGTATTCAGGTAGAACACATTCAACTCGCGATGGGTCTTTGATTCGTTGTTTGTAATAATCACTTTGTATAATATTTTTCATTGTATCATAATATTTATAATAATAAGATTCTTTGAAATCCATTATTTTGATTTTCATTGGATATTGTTTAGGACGATTTTCCACGAAAAAATTTTTGAATTTTTCTTCTGTTACAACATATAAATTACAATTTAATTGAAGTGTTTTTTGAATCCATTCTTTGTATTCGGTTATTTTTCTACCATCTCCTTTTGTTTCACGATTTATATCAAAAAACGCCGTTACTATTGTTATTGGATTTTGCATATACAATTATGAAAAATAATATTTATGTTTTTTTGAAATGTAATATTATATACAAGTATATTATATTTAGCAATAATGGATATCCAAAATGATTCAGGTATATATGGTATTCCAAATGGTATATATTATGGACAATTTGAACGAACTGATGAATTAAATGAACGTATGTATGAGAGATATTTTCCAGATAAACCATTGCAAGCCAATTTTGACCCCCGTCCAGTTCCCACAAAATATGCATTGTTTCCTATTATTGATAGAAGAACATCACCAAATGAAACAATTTCTAGATTACCTAATTACAATATTGAAGAAAATTTCAATCCTGGGAATAGTCGCGCCCCGGTGCATGGATTTTTATCCAGAGTGGATGTTGAAACTAATCTACGTAATCAATATTTTGCATTACAACACGGTGCTGACCAAGGAGTATATGTTCCTTCATCCAATAGTGATTTATATAAAACTACCGTAGTTTCAAGACCAAGTATCCAACCTCATCCTGATTTGTTCTCAAAACCACAATTAGTTGGTAGAAGTTATACAAATGTTGAGAACACTGATATTGGAAAAGACACCTTTTTCAATCATACAAGAACACAATTGCGAAACACATAAAACAACTATATTTAGCATGTTTGTAAGAAAATTTTCATAAAAACTATAATATTATATAATATATAATATCATGTTTTACAGTTTATATTCATTATTAACCACAAAAAACCCGAATAAAATGTGGTTACGTATTTTAGTTATATTATCAATTGTTATTATATTGATTTTACTATATAAACATTTATATTGTTCTCAAATTGGTAAAGAAGGATTTGAACAAAAAGAAAAATTTATATTGAAACATAATGAGAACATTTATGATAATTTCTATGTAGAAATCTATGACAAATTACATAAACCAGATATTTATTTGGATGATTTAATTGATTTTGTTCATTCCAATACTCAATCTTCACAAGAAAGTATATTTTTAGATATTGGTAGTGGAACTGGTGATTTAGTAAATAAATTGAAAACTAATGGACATTATGCATATGGAATTGATAAATCAAATGCTATGGTTCAAAAATGTGAAGAGAAATTTCCAGACAATGAATATAAATGTGCTAACGCAAATGACCCATTAGTATTTGAAAAAAGCACATTTTCACATATATTTTGTGTGAATAAAACAATATATGAAATTGAGAACAAATCGCAATTTTTCAATAATTGTTATTTTTGGTTAAAACCTGGTGGTTATTTAATATTACATTTAGTAGAACCTTCCAAGTTTGATACTACTATTCCTGCTGGAAAATCATACATATCAAATCCACAAAAATATTCAAAAACACGAATAACAGATACTTACATTGATTTTATTGATTTTAATTATTCTGCAAAATATGATTTCAAGAAAGATAATATTGTTGTTGTAAAAGAAACATTTACGGATGCTACTACAAATAATATACGTCAAAATGAATTAACTTTATTTATGGAACCAATTGAGAACATACTAAAAATATCAAAAATTAATGGGTTTATTGTGCAAGGAAAAGCAAATATGAAATCTTTTAATGACGATGAAAACCAATTTATATACATATTAGAGAGAACATTGTAATTTAGTAAAAAACATGCTATTTTTTTGTGTATTTTGTATAGGTTCTCAACATAATGTATTTTTATTATGATTTTTTCTATTACATTAAACACTTCTTCTATGAAAGTATAACATATTTAGGAAATATTTTTTGTAATATAAATTTTCCAGATATTCATCCACGATGGTATTTATTTGGATTCATAGGATGTATTTTATTTATTTATTTCTATATAAAAATAGTATATCCATTTTGGAACTTACAACCAGTATATCATAGTTATGATTTTTGGAGAAAATGGAAAGGTTCTCCATTTATTATTCAAAAAAACTTTCCAATCAAAACAAAATTTTGCAATTTTGAGAATATCAAAACATATGATTATATAAATTTAGAAGACGAAACAAAAGAACATTTAGTGGATTTATTGGTATCTCATTATATACCATCGGATCAAGTATTATTTACTGTAACTAAAAAACATTTCAATCATTATTTTACTGGTCAAAATTATAGTTCATTGTTCTCAATATATTATGAAAAACATTATAATTTACAAGAAGATGAGAACCAAAAACAACTTGTATATAAAAATATACCAATTGGAATGATAAGTTCTCGTTCTATTTCAATATTTGTTCTCAATAAAACAGGATATATAAAATATCCATGTTATTTTTGGGACTATTTGTGTGTAAAACGAGAACTTAAACAAAAAAAATTAAGTAGAAATATCATTCAAACACATGAATATAACCAACGAATCAAGAACCCAGGTATTCTCATTAGTTTATTTAAAAAAGAAGGAGAACTTTCATATGGTATTGTTCCAATTGTCAAATATAATTCATATACATTTCAAATACCTACTATGAAATTTGATAAATTACCAGAACATTGTTTAGTAGTGCAAATAAATAAAACAAATTTCGGGGATTTTGTGGATTTTTTATATACATTTTTAAAGAATAGTAATGTTCTCCAATTTGTAGCTATTGCTGACATAGGTTCATTGAGAACCCTTATAGAAAGTAATAATATATATGTGTATTTATTGAAAAAACAAAAACATGTTCTCGGTGTATATATATTTAAAGATGCAAAAGTTCAATATGAAAATAGTGATGGATGTGCAATCCAATGTATAGGGTCTATTTTGAATTGTAATAATATAATGTTGTATTATTTAGGATTTTTACATAGTTTGCAAAATATAACTTGGAAAACACAATATAAAATTGTATTGTTTGAGAACATTGCACATAATACTTATATTTGGGAGTTTTTTAAGACAATGCAACAAGAAATAATGGAACAAAAAAATGCATATTATTTGTATAATTTTGTAGTTCCAGGTTCTCCACATTTAGATAAAAATTGTTTGTTTTTGTTATAATTTTATTCCATAATTGAGAACAATGGAATAAAATATCTTTATTTCTTGTATTTTCTTGATTTCTTGGATTTTCTTTGTTTCTTCTTTTTAGAACCACCTTGATGTGATTTTTGTTTTTTACCACCCGCATTAGTGGTGGTTGATAAAGTTGAAACTGTTGTGGGAGTATTTTGCACACTAGGTTCAGGTGTTACCGGAGGAGTTTTTTCAGGTGCTACAGGAGCACTTGAAAATAATCCGGTAATAGAAGTCCACCATGGTTTTTTTTCACTATTAGAACTCATAATATATATAGTAGCTATATAATGTTTTTGAAAACAATATATATTTTATCTCACGTATTTACCTGCACGGACAAAAGAATCCACAATATAAATCATGAATACTCCTAAAAATGTATATAGAACGAATTCTTCCATAACATTATTAGTTTTTTCACTTTGTTGTTCTTCCAACAAATGTATCATATAATTTATTTTTTCTAAAAGTTTATCATTGGGGTTACCATTACCAAGTCCCATTTTGGCATAAAATGGTATATTCGTAGGTTCATAACTTGTATTATAACTACTTAATTTTCCTAAATTACTGTCATTTGCCGAATAATTAATAGAAGTATTTTTTGTTAAATTTGGCGGAGATACTTGATAAGGATTACTTGGTAGTAAATCACTTGGACTCAATTCACCATTTGTGGTGCGTCCATCATTTTGATTAGCAGGTTTTTTATTATTCAAAATAGGATTAGGCATAGGATTGAAATTTGCTAAATGTTGTCCATCATTATCGGTATTCAATGAAGTCATTTTATTGATTAAATCAGTAACTAAATTAGTTCTACTATCATTATGAGTTTGAACATCTTCAATGGATGGAGGCAATTGTTCTTTTAATTCAGGCCCTTCATTCACATATTCATCAGGTTCTCCTATACCATTCATATATGGTCTCATTTTCATCGTTTTTCTCATGGTGGATGGTCGTTTTTTATTTTCAGTATTTCCATTTGTCCATGGTGAAGCCGACATTAATAATGACATTTTTTTATTCAATACTTAAAAAATATGTAGAAATTTATTTATACCGGTTTTAGCATAAAAAATTATTGTTATTTTTTTCTAAATGAATTTTTCATAGAAAATTGAAATACTTTTATACTAAATAGTATTTGATATAACTAAAATTAATGTGAAAATGAGAAATTGTTCTTTTTGTAAATTACCCGGGCATTCAATTCGTTATTGCACTGATGTTAGAATACAAGAAAACATCAATGAGATTGAAACTACGGTAGACAGGTTGGAGGGAGAAGATGAAATCAAGAATTTTCTAAATTCAAGAAGTTTAATCATGTTGCGTCTTCATTGTATGCGTTTTGGAATAAAAATGTCATTAACAAAATCAAAATATGTGAATTTCTTGACGAATTACTATATGCGTCAAAGTAGAACAGAATTTGGCACTATTACACCAGAATCTACTGAAACAGAAATCAAAGAATATTTTTGTAATTATATAAAATATTATCTAACGGTTATAATAGAAACAGAACTGCCAACGAACTCAATTATGCGTTTTATAATGGATATGAACAATGATATATTGCAATGTTATCGCACTGGATTTTCTCAAAATATCTTGGTATTTGTTGGAAATATATGGATGAATATAATCAATATATTAGACCCAGCAATCGCAGTTCGAATGACTAATTACAGTGAAGTATTTACTTTGATTAATAATTTAATAATTCCATATTGGGAACATATTGATGTTGCATCCAGGATGAATATGGGTGCATATGATGATGATGAACAAATTGAATATAAACTAGATATACATCCAATTATGTTATGCACGGAATCTTATGAAGAATTACAAACCCAAGAAGAATGTCCAATTTGTCTTACAGACCAAAAAAAATTTGATATAATAACAACAAACTGTAACCATTCCTTTTGTAAAGATTGTATTATAAAAAGTATTACTTTATGTAAAAACGCCCGTAAAGCATTATCATGTGCATTATGCAGGGGAAATATATCATTATTGGAAACAAAAAATTTGGAAGAATATAATAATTTATGTATTATGATTGATTGATGAATAGATAGTAAAATTGTTTTGTATTTTGTAAATGTAATTTTAATGAAAGTTTGTTCTCTTTTTTTACTTGATAAAAATATATTGAAAATATATAATGAAAAATATTATTGTAAAATTATTACCGATAATATTGGTATCAATATTATTTTTGTATAAAGAAGAAACTATTGATTTTAGTCATAGTATTTTAGGAAGATTGGTAGCAGTTTCTATTATATTTTTTTATATTTCATGTAACATATGGTATGGATTGTTAGCATGTTTATTAATTATATTGTATTATCAATTTGATTTTGTAGAATCACGAAGTGATATCAATATGATAAATTTAGAAGGTTTTCAAGAAGGAGCAGACAATTCAGTTTCTTCAAAATTTGATGAAAAAATAGAATCAAAACTTGTAGATATTAAGAATGATATTAAAAATTTGAAAAGTGATATAAAAGGGTTCAAAACAGATATAACAGATTTTAAAACAGACATATCCAATGTTAAAGCAGATATAAATACAGTAAAAACGGATATAAGCACACTGAAAACAGACGTAACAACAAATTCAACAGATATATTGAAAATAATGAATAACCCACCAAAAAAAGAAACAAGTGGATTTACAAATTACAGTGATTTATACGATGAATTAAAAAAAGAACCAAATACAAAAAATCAAATAACAACATATTTTAGAAATCAAAATTGTAAAAACGGAGAACTTAAATTCAAAAATATTACTGTAAAAAATGAAATTGCACCTCATATTTTTCCTGAATTGAAATATGAAAGAGAACCATGTAATGTATGTAGCGATACATGTAAATTTTCAATTATTGAAGAAAAAATGAGAACAGAAGATAATATAGTGAAACCAGTAAATTCAAACAATGTATTTCAAAAAACACCAAAAACAGAATCCAAAGAAATTCCTTCTATTGGAGTAGTTAGCGAACCATTTTCTACTTACAAATAATTTCTTACATTGTATATATATGGTAGAAAAAAGTGGAAATGCTATGTCCAATATGTTAGATTATCTACATAACAATATAAAAGTAATAAACGACAGCAAAATATTTGCAGGACTTATGATAATTACATTAAACATTGCATCCAAATTTGTAACAATAAAATTAAGTAAAACAATGGAATCTTATTTGAAATATACATTTAGCCGTAACATTTTGGTATTTGCAATTACATGGATGGGAACACGTGATATATACATAGCATTATTCATTACACTTGTATTTATATTATGTATGGATTTCTTATTGAATGAAGATAGTATGTTTTGCATATTACCAGAACAATTTACAGATTATCATATATCTTTAGCCACAAATAATGAAATAGTAAGTCCAGAAGAAATAAAAAAAGCAGAAGAAATTTTAGAAAGAGCCAAGAAACAAAAGAATCAAATTAGTGCTGAAAAACAATATCAAGCATTTATGAGCTATTAGAATAAAATTTATAATATATAAAAAAATGTTATTATATTATAAATATGACTGATGTTAAAAAAAGGACTATTCAAAAAATAAATATAATAGTGGAGACAAATATTGATGATAGTGCTCCGTTTTCATTGACATATGATAAAATTTATAATCCAGTTAAAAGTGGTGTGAAAACAACAAAGAAAAAATTAGATTATCCATATTTTACACCAGATGTGAAATATTCTGTAAAAGTTTTACTCAAATATATGCAAATGGATTACAGTATTGTGTTACGCACATTTTTTGATAACACTTTTTTCACAAACATGATTAAAGAATCTGAAAAAGAAAGCACAGAAAGTGATGAAAATGAAAGAATTCGTCATAACATATACATGACTTTATTATTTTTGTTTCCAACAAGATATCCACAATCTGCAAATGTAATTTCTTCATTTGATAAATATTTATGTAAAAGAACAAGTGAATACAGAAAATATTTTCCATCAAGTGATACATTAACGTCTGGACTTGTAGGCGTTACATATGATATAAACAAAGAACCCTTTCGCGAATATTCATATATAAATACTTCATCGGGGGTTGCAACCGTCACTGAAATAGTATGGTTAAATGATGTATTGAACAATCCAAAATATCGTGAATTAATAGATATATTGATTCAATATAATGAATGGGCAGAGGAAAGGAAAGAAAACATTACAACAGAAATACGAGCAGCTGAAAATAATTTGATTGATAGCATACTTAGTAACGATGAACTGAAATTCACACGAGAAGATATAGATAAAATTGCAAACCAAAAAAGTGTTTCATATAGTAAAGAACAACTTATTAATGACATCAAAAACATATTAAGAGAATATATTGAAACTGTTTATAATAAAGATACAGATTGTATAAAAAAAGCTGAATTTACATTATTCGATAAAGAAAATGAAAAAGGAATTGTGAATAACATAATCAAAGGTATGACATCATCAAAATCAATAGTGTATGATGATTTAATAAATAATATATCTGAAAAATTTTTTCAATCAAAAGAAGTGATAAATCATTTAAAATATAAAAATATTGGTAATAAATCATTTTTCAAGTTCAGAAGTGATAAAAATGAATATTTTGTGAATTATGATATAAATAGAACAGCTGTTTATTCACAAGAAAATGAATGTTATAAGATAACAATATCAAATGATATAATTACTGGATTGAAAGAAAATAATGAATGGAATGATATGAAGAAGAATGTCAATAAAGACATAAAACCGTTAGTTGATAAATATAATAGAATAGTTAATCAACCAGCCGCACAATCATTTTCAACAGCTCAACTATATGCAATTGATATTAATATTGATAAAGCTGTAAAAGAAATGGAGACGTTATATGAAATAGAAAATGATAAAACTGGTAAATACGAGAATATCACTGATGCAAACCTTGAAAAAATTTTTGAAAAAATTATGAATGCAATTGATTCATTGAAACTGTTTTTTTCAGATGCATCTATTCGTGAAAATCGCATTACCGGGGTATCTTCTATACAAATCAAAATTGATAAAATATTGAAAAAATCCAATGAAATTAAAGGATTAAGGTTAGTAAATCAATATTTATTCGGCAATAATGCAAAAGGTATTTATCTATATTATGATAAAGAAAAAACTAGTTCAAATACTGAATTATTAAATGAATTAAGTAAAGATAAATATTCTTATTTTATAAGCACTGTAAAATATATAAAGGAAAATTTTGAATTTTTGAAATCTACAAATAAATCATTGAATGATGCCATGGTTTCTTATTTCAATAATATAGATAATGAATTCTTAAACGAGGTTGTTTATAAAGCAAAACAAGCTATTAACTCAAATGAAATAGATAAATGTGAAAAAAACAAAATGTTGAACATTGGTGTAACAAAGAAAAGAAATATCAAAAAGAATGAACCCGAATTTGAGATTAATATTTACATGGAAGTTGTTATAGGACAAATGGATTACAAAAATCAACAAAATGTAAAATGTGAGTATCGTGATGAAAATTTAGTAGCTATGTTTGATAAAATGACAACAAATCCTAACAAATTTGAAGTCATTAAAAAAACAAATGCTGTTAAAATTAATAATATACAACCCAAAAATACAACTCAACAACCGAATGTGAAAAATATTGAAAATAAAAAAAATGGTGGAACACGAAGAAAAAGAAAATATTTAAATTACAATAAATATACAAGGAAAACACGCAAATGAATTTATTTGAATACTGGTTTTCCATTTACAAAGTTACCTACTTCATCTCCAATATCACCATCCGTTGTTACTGAATATATGGTTCCATTCTTTTCATTTGTAACATAATATGTTTTAGAATTTATAGTTGTTTCATATACTTCTTCTCCTTCTTCTTCCTCTTCTTCAACTTCTTCTGTTTCTTCCTCTTCTTCAACTTCTTCTGTTTCTTCCTCTTCTTCAACTTCTTCTGTTTCTTCCACCTCAACTTCTTCCTCTTCCTCTTCTTCAACTTCTTCTGTTTCTTCCTGTTCCACCTCAACTTCAACTTCTTCCTCTTCTTCTGTTTCTTCCACCTCAACTTCTTCCTCTTCCTCTTCTTCAACTTCTTCTGTTTCTTCCCCCTCAACTTCTGCTGTTTCTTCTTCAACTTCTTCAACTTCTTCAACTTCTTCAACTTCTTCAACTTCTTCTTCCTGTTCCACTTCAACTTCTTCTGTTTCTTCTTCTACTTCTTCAACTTCTGCTGTTTCTTCTTCCTCATCTTCCTGTTCTTCCTCTTCTTCAACTTTATCGGTTTCTTCTTTCACAATTTCACCATCTTCAATACTAGAATCCTTTTTATATGTAGTATATTCAGTATTTTCTTCCAGTATTTCATATACAATATTTGGGTTTTCATCAATAGATTCTACATCATCTGTCAAATCAATAACATCAACGAATTTTTCTTTTTTTACTTTTACATTTGCATATTTTTGAGAACGAAGTTCTTTTTTCAATTCATCAATAGTTTCTAATAATATTTTATTGAACATTTTCAATTCACGGTTTTCTTTTATGACAGTTTGCATCATAGGAGAGCATTTCATATAATCATAGAATTCTTTAAACAATTCATAATCCATCATTTCTTTTTTGATTTTTTTGAATTGTTTTTTCATGTTTTTTTTGGCATGTTCAAGAATAGGATTCATTGTTTATATAATAGTTTGTTTTACTTTATATTTATTATTAAAATTAATTATACAAAACATATTTTCAATTTTTTGTATAATTCACAAAATTATATATTGATTTTTATCCAATTTTCGGGAAATAAGTCTTGTGTATCTTTATAACCATGATGTTCATGCATAGTTTGTCCAAACCACAATGATGGATAACATACAATTTTATCAGTATATGAATTCATATATGCACCCCACCAACTAAATGAACTATTTGCAATAATATTATGATGACAACATGACATAATCAACATTTGTTTCCAATCTGGAATGGAATCATTTACTTTTACAAAATCTATTTTATATTGAGTATTTTCAAAATGTAATTTCAAAACATGAATATAATGTTGAACAATATCATTATCTTCTTCTTCACAAAAATACAATACATTCGCATTGATTGATTTTGAATTTTCAAATACACTAGTTAATGCATATTGAAAATATAGTGGAGGCATAATTGGATGATAATGTTGTAACTGTTTATAATCACCTAAACGGAAATGCATACTAATGTTTATTTTTTCGGTTGAGAACAAATTTGCATATTCTCCCATAATTTGTTCTTTATGTTTATCCAACCTCAACAAAGAATATATTTGTAGCACTTCGTTTTCAAAATATTTGTAGGATTGAAAATATCCATATAGTTTGAATGTTCTGGATGAATCCACTGGTGGTAATTCATTATAACGAAACCCATTTTCTCCAATGACTTCCATATTTTGTATATCATTGTTGGAAACACGATTGTTGAGATTGGCAGTAGTAAATATTTTCAATGATAACATGAAATTATTCCAATAGGTAACACGCTGTGCTAATTTGTCAGAATAAGGAAAAATAAATTTATGTTTATGTTTTATAGCATATGCGATAGTAGTGAATATTTGAAATAATTGGTTACCCAATCCACCCATTAAATTAATAGAAATCATATTCTATATAAAATAATATTTTAGTTTATATAGTTTTATATTGTTTTATGTTATTTATCTAATCCAAATTTGTTTCGCATAATACTTGTTTTAGAAGGACCTTTTTGTTTTTCAGATTCCCTCTTTACTTTATAAACCCCACTGGTATTTTGCGTTTTATTATGTCCCCCATATACATTCAATACAATTTCTTCATTGTCTTCATGTAATTCAGGTAATATCCGTGTCATAGGTTTTTCAATGACCAAGAGCATATGTTCTGTTTTTAATAATTTACGATATTCTTGAATACTCAAATTTCCATAAAATTTATCTAACAAATAATATGGATTTGGTGCAGGTTTAATATTTTTCTTGTATTCATAAATTTTACTATATATTTTGTTCAACAAATGATATCTTTCAAATTTTGTTGAATCATCAATATTTTCTTTCATTAAATATGCAGTTGCACATTCAGGACGACAAAATGAACCATATCCATAAAGTTGGTCATCCATTTCATATTTTGGTATATAACAAGATGGATTATCATATTCACATGTGCACCAGAAACATGCAGATTTTTTATCAGGCATAGTATTTTTATATAAATGTAATTTCAATCTTTTCAATTTAGTATTGATATCTTTCATATTAACTTCTTCATCACTATCATAATTGGTATCATCATTAGATTGAGATTTAGTTTGTTGATTACAATAACTGCAAATATTATTTGAAATTTTGTTGTCATAAGCATAATTTGAATTGAATATATTTTTATTTTCATCAACAATAGTATCTATTTTTTCATATTTTAATCCATTGCAGTTATTATCATCATAAGTCATTATATCAGGTGGAACAGAAGGATTATATGAAAGTGGGTCAGTAACTAATTTGTTCAATTTATCTGTATATTCATTCAAATCATTCATAGAACATTTTAAATGTAAAATAACATTGGATATAACGTTTTTCGTTATAGTAGGTTCGCATTGTTTTAATATTAATTTCCCCCCCTTTGGTTTTCTTCCACGTTTTTTAGCGACATGTTCTTGTGGTTCAGTAGTAGAATTATTTTCTTCAATTACAACTTCTATATTTTGTGTAGAATCTGTATGAATAATGGGTTCAACAACCTTCTTTCGTCTCCCCCTCTTTTTCTTTAAAACGGTAGTATCATCCATGTTTTCCATATGAATATTTTGTATTTCTACATGAAACTTTATATTATTTTAAAAATGAATAAATCGTAAAAAAAGTATGGTGCCCTTGTAGAATGATATGAATTTATGGATTATTATTTTTGTAACACGCACGGCATAATGGACGATAATTATTACTACCAATTACTATTTGTGACGTTTCATTGGTAATGCGATGTGAAAAGAGACCAGGCGTTCCATTTTTACAAGAAGAACATAATGCATTTAATTTTGTAATTTTATCACAGTATGGAATCAAATCTAATAATTTACCGAATTTGTTTCTTTGAAAATCGCCATCTAGACCACAAATATATACTTTTTTATTTTGATTTTCAACAAAATCCATTGTAATTTCAAAAATATCTTCAAAGAACTGACCTTCATTAATAAGAATTACATCGGCAGTTTTTATATTTTCATCTTCCAAAATGTCAGCTAATTTTTTAACCAAAATGCATGGAATCATGATTTGGTCATGAGTAGAAAGTAACGAATCATGATAACGTTTATCTTCTGCATAATTAATAACCGCAATTTTTTTACCAATATAAGTATAACTCTTATAATGCTGTATAATCTGTGTAGTTTTACCTGAAAACATGGGTCCAAGAATTAGTTCTAAATAACCGGAAGAAGTCATTTTTATATTTAGTGATTATTTTTATTTTACAATTCTACTTCAATTTTGCAGAATTGTATAATTAGAAAAATAGAAAAAACTATAAATAGTAAAATATATGTAGCATAATATATATTGGTTTATTGTAAAAATATGGATTTTGTAATTCCACTACATCGTTATCACAATATGGTTCGTACAACAGTGGAAGCAATACAAAGACTCCATTCTCCAAAAAAGATATATATCATCACACCTGAAATATATACATCAAATATAGATTTATTATCAATGTATTGGGATGGATTAGTGATAACAATTCCAGAAGAAACATTTTTTGTAAAGAATTATGGATTACATATAGATGATATAAAAAATATGTTTAATAACAATGAAGATTCGCGTTGTCGTGAATTTGGGTGGTGGTATCAACAACTTATAAAATTGGGTGCATATACACAAATTGCAGGATTAAGTGACCCATACATAGTATGGGATTCTGATTTAATACCATTAGTAAAATGGAGTATATATCCGAATATTGGAGAAAACGCATATAAATTCGCAATTTTACAAGAAAAAGCGAGGTCTGAATGGAATATTGAACAATACAAAGATTCTATTATGTATCTTACAGGATTGGAGGCAATTGAACCAGATGAAGGAACATTTGTTCCCCATCATTTTGTATTTCATCATAACATAATAAACGAATTACAAAGACATATAGAAAGCCATGGAGTAAGATATAATGGTAACAAAGGAATGAATTGGATACATTGTATATGCAATTAAGTCATATATTTTTTCGTTTTAGTGAATATAAGATGGTTGCAACATTTATGACAAAATATTTCCCAGAAATGTTGAAATATCACAAATATAAAAAATACGGTAAATATGGCAGTAGAATACGCGACACTGTGCCTTTTATAAAAGAAATAGAAGACAATTGTGATATAGATTTTCATGGATTATCGTATAAAGAATTTTGTAGATTTGTAAATGAAAGGTATGGATATCATATTTCATATTTACAAATTGAACATATATAACAGATGTTGAGAATATGAATAAAAAACATAGAAAAACAAGAACTTTTATAACAATGTTCTCAACTTGTTGCAAAAATAAGTTCCTAAATATCCTTGAAAAGAATAGTTGTTTATAATTTTATTCTTTCTAAACAATATTTTTTATAAAGTGGTTGAGAACATGAATAAAAAACATGGAAAACAAGGACTTTTGTTGCAAGGTTCTCAATTTCTTGTAAAATAAGTTCCTAAATATCTTTGAAAAGAATAGTTGTTCTTAATTTTACTTTTCCTAAACAACTATTTTTATAAAAGTGGTTGAGAACATTGATAAGAAAGATAGAAAATGAGAACTTTTTCTAAATAGTATAAAAGTTTGAGTAGAAGCCCTTCGGGGCCCGGGGCGGATTTGATGTGATACTAGAAACACCCAGAAAATCGCCCCCGGGTCCCGAAGGGTTTTCAATATATTTTCATGATATAAATCAATATAAACACTTTTTGTACATAACAATATGAATCAAAATATTATAGAGAACAAAACAATAACAAATGCCCCATGGGTTGAAAAATATAGACCGAAGAATTTTGAAAATATTGTATTAGACCCAATCAATCGACAAATATTTTCAAATATACTGGAAAAAAATTATTTTCCAAATTTGTTATTTTATGGACCACCAGGAACAGGAAAAACAACGACTATAATCAATTTGATAAATGAATTTCAATTGAAATATTATGGTAAAAGTAAGGGAACTGTAATTCATTTAAATGCATCAGACGAACGAGGTATAGATATAATACGTAACCAAATACATCAATTTGTAAAATCAAAAAATCTATTTGAAGTTGGTTTCAAATTTGTAATATTGGACGAAGTAGATTATATGACAAAAAATGCACAACAAGCATTGAAAACATTATTGAATACATACACATCCAATGTAAGATTTTGTTTAATATGTAATTATATAAGTAAAATAGATGAATCTTTGCAAAATGAATTTATATGTATTCGATTTAATCAACTGCCTAAACAAGATATTTATTTCTTTATTAAAAAAATAATAGATGCAGAGAAATTAGATATAGATGAAAAATCAATAGATGCAATACAAAACATTTATAATTCAGATATAAGAAGTATGATAAATTTCATTCAACTAAATCAAAATTTAGATGAATGGGGAAATACAATCATAAAATCCACTGTTTGGGAAAAATTACATGATATGTTGAAACATGAAAACATAAAAGAAGTATTGAAATATATACACAGTATATGTATTCAGTATAATATGGATAAAAAAAACATTATACAAACATATTTCAATTATATTATAAGAAACCATGGATATTTAATAACTCCTAAATATTTGAATATAATAACATCATTGATACATGCAACAGATGTTAATATAGAGACGATTTTAAAATATTTTTGCAACAATTTACAGAATTATTATACTGTTTCAGTATAATATTGTTCCATTCGTTTTTTCAATAATTCAATAAAATTATTAGGAGGAGATGTAGATATATTAGGGTCAATGCAATCACGTATTGGTTGTAACTCATAGTTGTAAAAATTGTTTGGTGTTATTTGAATATTTGTATTACGCATATTCTTTTTAGGAAGACGTATTTTTACAACTTCGGTCGTTACAGATTGCATTTATATAATTACTATTATAAAAAAATTTACATATATTGTAATTGTAATTATTGTTGCTCTAAATACAAAATTGAAACAATATAAATACTTTATATTTATTTGAATAAATATAAAATAATGGATATAGATGACGAATGGAATCAATATTTAACAAAACAAACATTATCAAATGATACATTACCGTGTGATACAAAAAATATAATTGAATACAATAATGATACTACATCTACTATTCCAAAATGTGATGATTTATATATTTCAACTAAAACAAAGGTTTTGTTTTTGAATCAAGAAATAGATATTGATAATGTATTTTGGAAAATACCAATTGTAGAATATTGGCAACCAATTGAAGGTGTTATTAAAAAACAAATGAAAATTGTTTCAAAAAACGAAGAAGAATATAATTTATATAGGGAAAAATTGCAGAATATAACATATTACAATGAAAATATCATAAAACAAATCAATAATCCAAGCGCACGTAGAATCAAATTCAAAGATGAACGTAAAATAACAATTGGTATATCCAAAAAAGATATTATGAATTGTCGAGGAAAAATAAAAAATGCGTTTTATAATTGTTTTGCAATGATATTTCGTTTTAAATATGAAAACAATTTTCGTGAAATACATGTAAAAATATTCAATACTGGTAAATTAGAAATACCTGGTATATTGAACACAACATTGTTGAATATTGTAAAAGAAATGGTAATAAACACATTGACTCCACATATAAATACACCTTTGTGTTTTTTAGAAAATTCAACAGAAGATAATGTATTGATAAATTCAAATTTTAATTGTGGATTCTTTATAAATCGTGAAAAATTATATGCAATATTACGTAGTGAAAAATATGGAATAGAAACTGCATATGACCCATGTAGTTATCCAGGAGTAAAATGCAAATTCTATTTCAATCATGATTTAGGATTTGACCCAGATATTCAAAATGGAAAAATTATAGTGAATGACCGTTCAATGAAAATGAGCGAATTAGATGAAAATAAAAAATACACAGAAGTTTCATTTATGATATTTCGCACAGGAAGTTGTTTAATCGTGGGAAATTGTTCAGAAAAAATATTATTATTCATATTTGAATTCATTAAAAAAATTCTTCAAAATGAATATCATAATATACATACAGCAAATGAAGAAATATGTGTAAAAAGTAAAAAAACAAAAATGAGAAAAAAGAAAATTAATATCTCCCAAAATTATTATGAAAATTCAGTGTCGAAATAAATTTTATCCATATGTTTTTATGAATTGTTTCATATCATTTATTATTATATTATTATTGTTGTAATCATTAATAAACATCATTATTTTTGTTCTTACATCATTTTTATTGTTTTTCATTTTTTTATAAAACTGTTCTAAAAAATCAATATAAACATCTTTATTCATTTTTATTTTTTCAGTTATAGTTTCAAGATAATCAATATATTCAGGAAATTTACTTTCATTGAGAAAATACAAATATTTTTGCAAATATTTTTGACAAATAATAATCTGTATATTTTCATCCATATTCTCATTATTCCAATTAAATAGTATAGTTGAAACACGTGATAACAAAATGAATAAATCTTTCAAATTATCTGTATTTATTGGTGGATGAATATTATTTTCTACTGAAATAGAAGGTTTATCATCATTGTACAAAAGATTCACTTTATAAACAAATGTAATTACATCTGTTATATTAAGATTATTCAAAACTTCTGTTTTATTTATTTGTTCAATATATTCTAAATAACAATAACATGCTTTTTCACAATAATGATACGTAGTTTGAATGTTCTTACTGGTTATTAAATTTATTTTAAATATATTATTAATTGCGTTCAAACCAATATAAAGAATATATTTTTTATTTTCTATACTTTTAAAAATAATAGATTGTTCCATAATAGAAAAATATTCATTTAATAATCTTACATAAAGTTCTATTAATAAATTATTCATTTAACTATATTTAGGAAATATTTAGGAAATATTTAGGAAAATCAAGAATATTGGAAACATTTTAAATATTTAATAAAATAAGTATTTAAAGTATTTTCATTTTTATATTTTATAATTTCATATAAATGAATAATACAGAAGGCGCACAACAAAAATCTAATCTTACCCCAAATGGATATAGATTACCAGAAACAAATACATTGCAACATGCTGCTAAATTATCAATTGTAGAGGATAAACCAATAATGTTTGATTATTGGACAAGTTCATTAGATAAAACAGTATTGATTGGTGTAAAAGACACAAATGAGAAATTATTAGTAAAGAGTGAAGAGGAATATACCAGTCCAATTGCAAAAATATACAAAGTAGGTACGGAATACATTATTGTAACTGAAAATTCAATATATATTGTTGATATTTCAATTCCAACCAAGAGAATTTCTTCGTAAATATTCATTATACATGACAGATATATAATGAATAATTTTTTATAGAACAGATGAAATTGTTTCAATTTGTTCTTCTGTTAAATTCATTGGAAAATCAATAATAAATTCAATAATTAAATTACCAGTTTTTCCCTCATATTCAATACCTAAATTAGGGATTGTTTTTTTTGTATCCGGAGTAATAATAGTGCGGTTTGATTTGTTGTTCAAGAACAGCATTTTTCCATTCAAATGTTGCAATTCAAATGAGAACCCACACAATGCTTCTTTTAATGTTATTTTTTTCTTATGAATAAGGTCACCTTCTCTTCTTTTAAATAGAGGATGTTCATCTATTTTAAAGGAAATTCTTATATCACCTTTTACATCATTGATTGAATTTCCTTGACCTTCAATAAGAATACCATCTTTTTCATGAATGCCTTTTGGAATTGAAATATTCAAACTAGCAAATTCATTATATTTGATACCATTATTTATTACATATCGTTCAATTTCAACAGGTATTGAAGCACCTTCATAACATTGATTCAATGATATATGGACAGTTTTTGAAATAGGGGCTGGTTTTTGAAATTGTTGGAAAAACTGTGGTCCTCCCATACCACCATTATGAAATATACGTATTCCTGGACCTCCCATTCCTGGCATTCCTGGCATTCCTGGCATTCCACCATTGAACATCATATTAAATATATTGTTTATATCATGAAAATCATTCATTGAATCCATATGAGAAAACCCACCGTGCATACCAAATGGTATTCCATTCAACTCATTTTCATATTGACTACGTTTTTCTGGGTCACTCAATACTTCATATGCCTCGCCTATTTTTTGAAATTTTTCTGTTGTATCCTCATTTTGATTTCGGTCTGGATGATATTTTAATGATAATGTGCGGAATGCCTTTTTAATTTCATTTTCAGTTGCATCCTTTGAAACACCTAATATATCATAATATGATTCTTTTGGCATATATAATACAATATAATATATATTTTTATATATAGTTTCAACATAAATATAAAAATATGTTTTCAATAGAAAATAATGAATACATTTATTGCAAAATATAAACCTTATTATATTGAAGAATTTTTTGAAGATTCTAAAATAAAATCAGTTATCAATACATTACAACAAATTGATGATTTCAATATGTTATTTATTGGAAACACGAGTTCTGGAAAAACAACATTGTTATATGCTCTTATACGAGAATATTATGGACTATCCAAAGATTCAACATTTCCAGATAATAATATATTATATATAACAAATTTGAAAGAACAAGGTATCAATTATTTTCGTAATGAAATGAAAACATTTTGTAAATCTACTAGTAGTATATTTGGTAAGAAAAAACTTATTATTATTGATGATATTGATAGTATTAATGAACAAAGTCAGCAAGTTTTTCGTAACTATATTGATAAATACAAAAATAATGTAAATTTCATTTCATCATGCACCAATATTCAAAAAGTAATTGAAAGTATTCAGTCTCGTATTCATATTATAAAAATACCACAACCCAGTTTAAATCAATTCAAAAAACTTATGGATAATATTATAAAACAAGAAAAATTAGAAATAAAAACAGATGCAAAAGAATATTTAATACACATATCCAATAATTCAATTCGTAGATTTATTAACAATTTAGAAAAAATATACATAATCGGCGAAAATGTTGATTTAGAATTGTGTAAAAAACTATGTTCGAGTATTAGTATTGAACAATTTGAAAAATATATAAATGAAATTCGTAACAAAAATTTAGATAAAGCTATAAAAATATTATATGGTATATATGACTATGGGTATTCAGTAATTGATATATTAGATTACTTTTTTACATTTGTAAAAACAACGGATTCATTGAATGAAGATGAAAAATACAAAATTATTCCACTGTTGTGCAAATACATTACTATTTTTCACAATGTGCATGAAGACGTCATAGAATTAGCACTATTCACAAATAATATATATAATATTTTATGATTATAAGAAATATTTTATTCGAAATAGTATTTAGAAAAATAAACGATTATTTATATAAAAATAATCATTTATTATATCAAGAATGTTGAAACAAATATTTAAAAAACAAGTTCCGTTAGAACTATTATATGAATTATTAGAACAAGTTTGTCTTAAAACTGATAAATATTATTTAATAGATGTTAATGCTTATCGTAAAATAATATTTTACAATCATCATCTCCAATTTTGTGAATCTCTCAAAAATTATTATCATATTTCAAAATTATTTTATGTTGAAAGAAAATTCACATACAATTCTTTCATCAATATTGTTCGCCAAATATGTAAAAGCAATAATGCTATGTTTTCATCTCAAATAAAATACAATGATTCTGAATATAATATTGATTATTTTATTTATTATTGATTGTTTTTTGGATACAAGTAAAAAAATACAATCTTACTATATATAAATGTTTAGCAGTAAAAATCCATATAATTATTTAGCTATTTTCAGTATTGTTATTGCAATTGGCTATTTTGTCCCTAAATTAAAACAGTCATTTGAAACCAATAATGAATATGAATTAATCAAAAAATATTTATTGAATGATTCTCCACTATATGGTTACAATAAACCAAAATTATGGATACATAGTAAATATGAAATAAATGCTAGAAAGTGGAAAAGTTTTCATTCACGTAATAGCACTGATTTGAATCAACCATACATACATTTAACCATAAAGACAATCATCAATCATTGTGGTAATGATTTCAATATATGTTTAATTGACGATGAAACATTTAGTAAATTAATTCCAGATTGGGATATTGATTTAGCAACAATTGCTGAACCACATAAATCTCAATATAGACACCTTGGTATGATGCAATTATTGTATTATTATGGTGGAATGACTTTACCAAATTCATTTCTTTGTTTGAAAAATTTGAAAGAATTGTATGACAATGGTATTGCGGATGGAAAACCTTTTGTATGTGAAAACATAAATCACAACACTAATTTGATTGAAGAAAAACAAAAATTATTGTTTGTTCCAGATGTTTCTATTATTGGCGCACCTAAAAATAATGATATTATTCTTGAAATGATTGAAGATATGAAACGTAGTTATTTGAATGGACATTTTTCAAGTGAAATGGAATTTTTAGGAAAAATGTCATATTGGTGTAAATACAAAATAAATATGCATTCTATGAATTTAATTGGTGGTGAATACATTGGCGTCAAAACACAAAATCGAAAACCAATTTTATTGGAAAATTTGATGGAAGAAGAATTTTTAGACACAATTCCTGGTATTTTTGGTATTTATATTCCGCGAGAACAATTATTGAAACGAACTAAATATCAATGGTTTGCAGTTTTACCAGCAGAAGAAGTGTTGAAATCAAATGCAATTATAGTAAAGCATTTAAAAGCTTCTATTGTAGATAGCACAGATGAATACTATAAAACAAGTGAAATTCGTAGTGTCGTCGCCATCTAAAAAATGGTATAGTTGTTTATGTTCATTTTTTTGTATTCCTAAATATATGAACGACGATATTGAATATTTAGTAAATGTTGTTTATGAAAACACAGTTCCATTTGTTCCTCCTATACAAGTTGGTAAAGTAATCAAAGTTTATGACGGAGATACATTTACTATGGTATCTAAATTACCACATACCGAAGGTCCTATATACCGTTTTTCTGTTCGTATGAATGGAATTGATTCTCCTGAAATCAAAGGAAAAACTGCTACTGAAAAAGAATTGGCAAAAAAATCACGCGATGCACTTTCCAATCTTATTTTAGGAAAAATTGTAGTATTGAAAAATGTATCTACCGAAAAGTATGGTCGCATATTAGCAGATGTTTATTTAGGAGAATTATTTGTAAATGAATGGATGATTGAAAATAAATATGCTGTAAAATACGACGGTGGAACAAAAGAACGACCAGATGACTGGAATTAAAATTTATGATATTTTGTAAAATAAATATCACAAATATACTATATTGCGTAAAAATGTTCAAAAACATTGCAAACTTCAAAAATACAAATGATTATTTACCATTATTCAATGCAGTATTGATAACCGACTTGATTGTAATTTTGCTATTACACATGAAAATTATTGATTCAAATGTTTTGAAAAAATGGTATAGAGAATATAATTTATCAGCAGTTATTGCTGATGTTTTGATTATACTTATTGGTTTGATTATTACGAGAGCAATTTATTATTATATATTTGATACTTTTTCCATATTAAAATTCACTACGTTAGCAGTAATCGTGCAAATAATACACGATATATTGTTTTATATGTTTTTTGCAAATATACCAAGAGGATTCAATAAAATGTTAGATACATTCAAAGATTATGCAAATGAAGTATCTTATTATGCTATTATAGCCGATAGTTGTATGATGATTTCATCATCTCTAATTGCATCTTTCATTGCAAATTACAATTTGAACACCAATATAATTATCTTCATTGTATCAATGTATATGTTACCATATTTAGTGTATATTTGAACAATATATATTTACACAAACAATATAAATATATATTTTTGTTAATAATATAATGAACGTTTCAACTGAAAACACAGTTGAAGAATATATTAAAAATGCAACAAATATTATTCGTGAAATATATACAAAATATGCAGAAAACAAATATATGTTGAACCGAGCACACACTTACATATGCGAACAATTACCAATTACATTAGAAAATATGCAAAAAAATCATGAACAGCGTCAATTAAGAATTGAAGAATTGACACATGAACAAGATTACTTTATTCAATCTTTTTTGACAAACAATCCTTATTTTTATATACCATCTACTGAAAAATATTTCTTTTATGATGGACATCATTATCAATTATGTAAAGAAGATGATGTAATGTATAACATATTAACAACCATAAGTAAAGATAGGAGTTTATTAGCATGGAAACAACGAACCAAATTGCATATTATGAAAAGAATCAAAGAAAATAATTTACTGAAATCTGTTCCAGAATCAACTACAATACAACATATATTAGATTTGTTATATCCTACATTGTTCTCAACTCGCGCAGAAGCAAAATATTTTTTAACCATATTAGGTGATAATATTTTCAAAAAGAACGGAGAAATTATTCATTTTGTTACAGTAAATGCTAAACATTTTATACGCGAAATCAATAATTTATGTCAATTGATTGTAGGGGTGAATTTGTCACAATCATTTCGCCACAAATATCATGAACATGATTATCATAATTGTCGTTTGGTAAATATAAATGAATGTGTTAAAAATGAAAATATGTGGGATTTATTTTTGCATAATTCAATAATAGATTTGATTTGTGTAGCATGTCATTATTCAATTCGGTATGGAAATTCAGACAATTATGTTCTCAATTCAAGTAATGAAACAACATTGATTGATAAAGTATTTTATTTGAAAAATATTAAACCAGATGATTTAGTAAATAATTTTATTGAAGAATTTTTACAAAAAAATGATTCGGTAGTGTCACGTTTAAGTGAAACCACCACCACTGCACAAATTACATGGAAAAGTATGCAATATTTATGGAAAAACTATTTAGATAACAAAAATTTACCAATGATAATGTTTCAAAATACATTAAAACAATTTCTTATCCAAAAAATTGGAGATTATTACAATGAAGAAGCAGACAGTTTTATTGGAATTTGTAGTAAATATTTACCAGAAATACAAAAATTCATTACTTTTTGGGAAGACACTATTTATTATGATGAATTAGAAACCGACATGGAATTTGAAATAGATGAAATATGTGTTTTATTCAAAAAATGGTGTTTTCAAAAAAATGAAACATACAATATGAATAGCAAACAAATATTAGACCTTATTGCATATTATTTTCCATATGCAGAAATCGAAAGAGATAAATATATTTACAAAATACGTTCAAGTATGTGGGATAAACAAATGGATATACAAGTTGCATTGGAAAATATTAAAGAACGCCATCGCAACTATTCAAATGAACGAGACCGTTCTTGTTCTCCTATATTAAATATTTCTATTTATGATGCATATATATTATATTGTAAATATTATGCTCATGATGAAACACAAATCAAACATAATATAGTTAGTAAATCATATTTTGAAAAATATATTTATGAAAACATGGGTGATTATATTATTGATAATAAATTTATATCAATGGAATGGTTCAATTTATAAAATTGATTTGTATATTTTTGTTTTACGCATATACAAATCAATACAAAAATGTCTTGGTGGAAATCAACTTATGATTCTATTTTACATGATGTTTTAGATAAATTAAAAATCAAATATCCAGATGTTGAATATCACAAACACCGGGTAGAATTTTGGTATAATAATGGAAGAAAATTAGTTCCTACACAAGATGTAAGAGATGCATTTCCTCTTCATATAGACAAAGATATACGAACTATGATTGCGGGTTGGAGAATTGCTGAAATGATTATTTCACCAAATCTATTCAAACATGATTTAGCACAAAAAACAAAAATACCATCATTACAAACAATAGCCAAATTTCAATTATCTACGGATGAAATGAAAATTGCAAAAGAATTGGGAATATGGTAAGAAAACTATTTACATTTCTTGGTCTTCATCATTACCACCTTTCTTCATACTTTTACGCATTTTTCTGGTAACTCTCTTGACATAACCGAATTTTCCTTTCTTTGCAAAATAACCGTATTGTTGTAGTCTTTTTTCTTTCTTTGCTGTTTTATGTTTCTTTTCAGATACAATTCTACCCCATTTATTCATTATTAAATCTGAACGTGTAAGCCCACCACTTGTTTTGTAAGCAGTTCCATTCCATACTTGGGTGCGAGAACCGAATAATTCTGGAAATTTTTTACCATTTAAATGGTACATACCATCTTCTTGACGAACTGGACGTTTCATAATATATATATTATATATAAAAAATTTGCTAAATAATATATTGAATTATTTGAACCATTGGTCCAATGAATTATATGGAACATAAACACTACGACTTGTATTTACATAGGATGAATATTTCATCTTTTTACTTATAGATGGATTATTTCCACCTGTAACCAATTTGTTATATGCTACTTTTTCAGCCTTTTTACATGCACAATATTTATCAATATCATTTGGCATTATCATTTTTATTTTCATTATATATTATCATTATATATTCTATTCAATATCTTGTATATTCAAATGCTATATTATACCAACAATATATTTCCTCGTTTATTGTGTTGAAATATGGTTTCAATTTACATATGAATATTTTGTAATAAATACAATCCTCTTTATTTTGTATTCTTATTTGAATGATATCATTTTTAACATACATATATTTTCTCTCTGGTATATCATAAATATTCACTAAATCATAAGTGTATGATATTTTTTCATCTATTTTTTTTGTATTTATTGAACGTGGAATAATTACATGCAATATATCATATCTATAATCATCTTTTGGTATTATTGATATCAAATTTCCTTTTCTCATAATAAAATGTTTATCAAATGTTATTATATTTTGTATAATATCATTTGGTAATTTTGCAAATATGAATTCCATAATACTATATATGTGTAATGTTTATTATATTTACAAATATGATATACTTGAATCTACTAATATATTACTTATAGCCATGGATTGTTCAATAACATCATTGTGTATTCTTTCTATATTTGGTTCTAATTCATCATTCCCTGTATTTTCTAATATATCTTTTTGTATAGTAAGAAATTGCAGATATCCAATCAATTCTTTTTGAATTTTTATCAATTTAGCATATTTATCCAAACTTGCATGAAGATATTCATTGTTTTTTTTATCGGTTTCTACAAGTTTTTTCATTTGTTCCATAATTTCATTTTTTGTTTCTGGATCGCTATTGTTTATAATATTTTTCAATTCTTCTATTTCGTCAATAAAATTTATTTGATTATCATTAAATTCTAGAATTTGTCTATTCACTTCTTCAATTTTTATATTCAATTTTTGCAAGATATCATCATATAATTCTATATCATAATCAATACGTCCCAATGTAGCTATGACTAAATCCAATTTTTTATCAATCACTTCTTTTTTGGTTTGTTTCTTTGTTCTTCCGCCTTTTTTTACTGTTTTATTTTTTCTAAAAACCTTGTTTTTCCGTTTATTTGTTTTTTTATACATACAATATTCGCAGAAAAAGTTTCATTTTAGTGAATTCATCAAAAAATTGAAGTGAATCATACATAAAGATATATTGCATAAATAGTTATACAGAATGTCATCCAAAAACGCTACCGCTGCTACAAATCTTGCTAAACAATACCAGCAAAAAACTGATAAACAACATATATTGGATAATCCAGATACTTATATTGGTTCTGTTGAAAATGTGGATGCTGAAATGTGGGTATATGATGATGCTACTAATAAAATAGCACTCAAACATATTGAATATATTCCTGGATTATACAAATTATTTGATGAAGGTATTGTCAATTGTCGTGACCATGTTATTCGTATTATTCATTCCAATTTATTGGATAAAAAATACGTTACTTATATTGAAACTGATATTGCAGAAGATGGAACAATTACTCTTACAAATGATGGTAATGGTATTGATGTAGCAAAACATCCTGAAAATAATATGTGGATTCCAGAAATGATTTTTGGTCATTTACGCACATCTACTAATTATGACAAAGATGAAAAGAAAATTGTTGGTGGTAAAAATGGATTTGGATTCAAATTAGTTTTAATTTGGTCAACTTATGGACGAATTGAAACCGTTGACCATACTCGCGGTCTAAAATATGTTCAAGAATTTCACAACAATTTGGATACTATTTCTCCGCCAATTATTACAAAAACATCCTCATCTAAACCATACACAAAAGTATCATTTAAACCTGATTATCGTCGTTTAGGAATTCATGGACTAACACCTGATATGATGTCACTGTTGAAAAAACGTGTATATGATATAGGTGCAGTAACTGACCATTCTGTTAAAAAAGTAAAAATACAATACAATGGTTCTACTATTCCTGTGAAAAATTTTCAACAATATATTGATATGTATATTGGAACAAAAGATGAATCAAAACGTGTATATGAAATGCCAGATGAACGATGGGAATATGCCGTTGCTATATCGCCTACACAAGAATTTGTTCAAATTTCATTTGTCAATGGTATTTGCACATTCAAAGGTGGAAAGCATGTAGATTATATTTGTGGTCAAATTATTCGTAAATTATGCGATTATATTGAGAAAAAGAAAAAAGTAAAAGTAAATTCCAATTCAATTAAAGAACAATTGATTCTGTTTCTACGATGCGATATTGAAAATCCAGCATTTGATAGTCAAACAAAAGATTTCATGAACACTCCTTCTTCTAAATTTGGTTCAACATGTTCTGTATCCGATTCCTTTATTGAGAAAGTTGCAAAAATGGGTGTTATGGATACTGCATGTTCTTTGACAGAAGCAAAAGAAAACAAATTAGCAAAAAAGACGGATGGGTCCAAAACCAAGACAGTTCGTGGTATTAATAATTTCATTGATGCAAATTATAGCGGAACTGCACAATCCAAAGATTGTATTCTCATTTTATGTGAGGGATTAAGTGCTATGTCAGGTATTGTTTCTGGTTTATCTGCGGATGACAGAAATATAATAGGTATTTATCCATTGAAAGGAAAACTCCTAAATGTTCGTGGAGAACAAATCAAAAAAATTAGTGAAAATAAAGAAATTTCAGATATCAAAAAAATATTAGGTTTAGAAACAGGAAAACAATACAAAACAATCGGTGATGTTCATCAATATTTGCGATATGGAAAAATTATGATTATGACTGACCAGGATTTAGATGGGTCTCATATCAAAGGTTTATGTATTAACTTATTTCATAGTGAATGGTCATCTCTTGTTCATATTCCAGGATTCATATCCTTCATGAATACACCTATATTACGTGCTAAAAAAGGCTCACAAATATTAGTGTTTTATAACGAAGGTGAATATGAAAAATGGAAACAATCGTTGGGTGGAAATACAGATGGTTGGAATATTAAATATTTTAAAGGTTTAGGAACATCCACTTCCGCAGAATTCAAAGAATATTTTGCAAACAAAAAAATAGTAGATTTCGTGTATAATGGTCAAACAAGTGACGATAATATTGACAAAATTTTCAACAAAAAACGAGCGGATGACCGCAAAACATGGTTGGAAAATTATGAAAAAAATGCATATTTGGATACTTCCAATCCACAAGTCAAATATGAAGATTTTATGAATAAAGAACTCATTCATTTCAGCACATATGATTGCGCACGTTCTATTCCAAACATGATGGATGGTTTGAAAATTTCACTTCGTAAAATTCTGTTTTCCGCATTCAAACGCAAATTGACAACAGAAATCAAAGTTGCACAATTTTCAGGATATGTGTCAGAACATAGTGCATACCACCACGGCGAAGCCAGTTTAAATGGAGCGATTGTAAATATGGCACAAACATTTGTTGGGTCCAATAATATTAATTTGTTGGAACCCAATGGACAATTTGGAACGAGATTACAGGGCGGAGACGATAGTGCGAGTGAAAGATATATATTCACACAACTAAATACACTTACCAGAAAAATATTCCCAGAAGTTGATGATGCAGTATTGAACTATATTAATGATGATGGTTTGTTGGTTGAACCAGAATTTTATGCACCAATTATTCCATTTGCATTAATCAATGGTATTTCTGGTATTGGAACTGGATTTTCGTCTAATATTCCAGCATATAATCCAAAAGACGTAGTTCAATATTTGAAATCTAAATTAACAAAAACTGACTATACCGGTGGAGAATTCATACCTTATTATGAAGGATTCCGTGGAACAATACGAAAAGTAGCGGACAATAAATATTTAATAAAAGGATTGTATGAGAAAATTGGCGAAGACAAAATTCGTATTACAGAATTACCAGTAGGAACATGGACAATGCCATACATAACATTTTTAGAAGGATTATTGGATGGCGGCGTGGATAAAGCTGGTAAAAAGATTGCACCAAGTATAAAAGATTTTACATCATTATGCACAGAAGTAAATGTTGATGTAACTGTCGTTTTCCCAAAAGGAAAATTAGCTGAATTGGAACAATCCGTAGATTCTACGACGGGTGTAAATGATTTGGAAAAAATGATGAAATTAACCACAACAATCAGTACTACCAATATGCATATGTTTAATCATGAATTCAAACTACACAAGTATGCAACAATAGAAGAAATAATTGATGACTTTTATGGCGTAAGATTGGATATATATGGAAAACGCAAGGCTGCATTGATTAAAGATATGCAAAATAAATTGATGAAATTATCAAATCGTGCGCGTTATATATTAGAAACATTGGAAGGTGTAGTAGATTTGCGTCGTAAAACTGCACAACAAGTAAATGAATTAATGGAAACCCGTAAATTTGATAAATTAGAAGGCGATTACAAGTATTTAATAAAAATGCCTATGGATTCAGTTACACAAGAAAATGTTCAAAGTATATTGAAAGAAAAAGAAGAAACCGAAAAAGAATTGAATGTATTGACTGCAACTACATTGGAGAAAATGTGGTTGAGTGAGTTGGATGAATTTGAAAAAGAATATGGTGTTTATAAAAAACGTCGGGAACAAATTCAAAGTGGAAATTCAGCTATCGCGGGCGGTGGTAAAACAAAGAAAACAACCAAAATAACTAGTGGTAAATAAAAATAAATTATTTTAGGATATTGAATTTGTAAGTAAAAAATTGAAATACTTTTTTTTATGGATTGTAAATAATTTGAGAATCAATAATATTGAATGGAGCATATAATCAAAATACAATCATGGTATCGTGGATATTCTTTGCGTATGAAAAAACTTCCAATGATTTTGTATAAAATACAAAATTATTTGAAAAATAAAAATATTCAATTTTCAACTCAAAACGAAGATGGTAGAATAAATAGTTGTAATGATGAAGAAAAAGTAATAGAAATACTTACAGAAAAATATGGTGAAAAAATAAAAAAACCAAAAATAAGAATGTGGTATGATATTTTAGTTTATGATAATATGTATGGTTGGATTCCTGTCAATATAAAAACTACAACTACACATACAAGTGATAATACAGGTAATTTAGCAATGTGTGTATATGCATATACAGATGAAAAATTAGATATACTTCGTGACAAATCATATGAAAATGGCCCTATGAGTGAAATTCTTTTCAATAAAATAAAAAATAAAAAATATAACAGAAATCATAAAAAAGATTATTATTTTGTAGTGTTGAACAAAACAAATCCAAATGATGTAATTGTGAATAGTGTAAAAGGACTTACAATATTGACACCAAATATAAATAATTTACCTTATCAAGTTTGTTGGGATAAAAACAGAGAATTCAAATATCAACACATAGATAAAAAAATAAAACATTTCATTGACTCTCTGCAAAAACCGCGACCAAGTTGGAAAGAAACATTTATGACGAATATAAGAAGTCTATAAATTTTCAGCAGGAATATATGAATTACATATTTGTCGATGACCTATTTTAAATCTACCAGAAAACATAAAATTATCCTTGAAGATATTACTATTTATATAGGAAACTATGTTTTGTAAATTACATGTTTTTTTTGGTTTCAACATAATCATACTACCCCCAAAATATTGAACTTTCCCTATGAATGCAACAACATCTCTTCGTGTCAAATTATACACATAAATACATTCTTTTCCTTTATCATTTTTCATTATATTGATATTTCTGGGCGCTCCCCATTGATACCAATTATTTTCATTGAAATTTCGTATTCCCCTTTTCATAAGTTCGGTTTTGTATTGTAAAAGGTATTTATTTATTTCATTATTTTCACAAGGATAATTTTCAATATAGATATATTTATCTACTTTGTTTTCTCCATTCAATACTTCAATATTACCAATTTCATCATTTTTATAAACGTCTTCTTTACCACTAACAAGTCCAACATAAATATCAAAATAATCTTTGAACATGAATTTATTATCATTTTCTTCTTCTCCGAAAGTAATCAATCCATCACTATTTGTAATATATAGTAATTTGTCATTGTATAATACTTTTTTTTCAAGTGAATTGTTTTTACAATATCTATATACAATAACATCAATAGATGCGTTTTCAAACATTCTTTCATTATGTGGATGAAATATATGTGTAAATGTTCCATTTTGCATCATTTCATTTAATATTTTGGATGAACTTGTTAATTTAAGAAAATCAGATGGAACTATAAATATCAATTCCCCGCCATCTTCCAATAAATTATAACATTTTTCTGTAAAATCAATATATAAATTTCCTTTTTTGGTTCTCACATATGGTGGATTTCCTATAATTGTTTTGTATTCTTTCAAAATAGTTTGTTTCATGAAATCGCCATATATTACTTTGCATTTTTCAACATTATATAATAATTGAATAGTAGTATCAATCTCATACATATCAAAATTGATATTTGGTAATTTAGTTTTTACATGTTGAACTAAATCACCTTGACCAATAGATGGTTCTAATATACAGGTTGGATTATTCAATATGAATTCAAAGACTTTTTCTTTGAGTTCATTGTGTGTAGTGAAATATTGACCTAAATCATGGCTTGTCATTTTATTTTCTATTTTTCACTTCTTTATATTTATAAAATCAATTTTATGTTGTTTTACATAAATGGTTTCAATTCCAATTGTTTGTATTGTCTATCGTGGTTCAATGGGCGTTCAAATGGCATCACTAAACTACTTTGGTCTTGTGAATATTTCAAATAGGCAACACATTCGTTATATACAGATGGAATGCAATAATCTAATACAATTTGATTTAATCTTTCAATTTGCTCGGTAATACGGTCTGGATAATGTTCTGCGTATTGTAAATATGTACTTCTCATAATAATTTTCAAATTATCCATATTTTGTGGTGGTATGACAAATTGTTGTTGAGACATATTATAAACACCCGCGCGTAATCCATTTTGTATAATTTGAATATTTTCTGCGGAAAAAAACAGTTTAGATAAAATATTGTCTTCCCATGTTCCACATAATGCTTCATGATAAGTAGTTGCCTTATTTTTGCTATGAATACGTTCTTGCATTTTGAACTTTTCATCAATGGATGGTTCTTGAATAATATTTACGCGACCATTGTATTTATCTAAATTAATAATCGTTGTAATATTATTGATATTATCTGGATTTAATAATGACATGTTCTCTATATAATGTTGATGTAGAAATAAATTAGATAATAATAGCTAAATATTTAGAATAATGTGAAAATATAATATTATATTATAATATAATGGAGATTTTTTATATTATAATACCGTCCGTTGCAATTATTTTTTTAATTATATTATTAACAATAGTTGGTATTGCAATGAGATATCAAGATAAATCAACTATATATCCACCTGTTGCAAATGATTGTCCTGATTTCTGGACAGTTGCTTCCAATGGTAAAGATTGTTCTATACCAGCAAAAGGCAAAAAAAATACCGGTAAATTATACGAACCAACAGATAAAGAAGTAAATGATTCTCTTAAAATAAAATATTCTGTTACGAGTGATACCACATTTCCTATATATACTCCTGCTACAAATGGAAATACAAACCTTGCGGCTAGCACTATCAATTTTAAAGATGACCTATGGTCATCACAAGGATACACCAGCGTTTGTGCTAAAAAAAGATGGGCAACCACTTGGGGCATTTCGTGGGATGGAATTACAAACTATAACAGTTGTTGATTACTTTTCTTCAAAATATGTTGCATTTTTTCCACATTTGTTCTCATCATTACGCATAGTTAATGCACTTGAATAATCAATTTCACCTGTTACATGATTTATATCTATGAATTTTGAACATTTTCCATAATAATTTCCAATAGAAACACTGTCTTTATACAATATATCTACGTAGTTTTTACATTTATTACATAATTTTGCTGGTTGTTTCAAAACGGATGAACTTCTATCCAATGAATACGTAAATAAGTGCAAAAATATATAATATAGTCGCCACATTATATTATATATTTTGAAATCTTTATATTTTTATTTTGTAGATTATTTTCCGGTTTTTACAAATTTTACAACCGTTGGTTCTTCTCCAAAAGTGAAATCATGTTTAGACAAATTCACATATCGTTGTATGAGTTTTGATTCAACATCTATTACCGATTTTCCAAATCCACCTGCATTTACAATTGTATTGTCCATTTCCATTAATTCATATTTTAATCTACGTAAGTTCTCCATTTCAGGAATTAATTCTTTTACTTGAATCTCAACTGCATTTCTCAATATTTCTTTGTTATTTTGTTTTTCATATTCTTCTAATAATTTATTGATAGTTTCCATCAATTCATATACTTCGTTCTCTTTCTTAATAATTAATTCTTTACGAACTGGGTCATTGTGCAATTCAACATTCTTTTCATGTAATTGTTTATATAATCCACTTGTAAAATTGTATTCTTCCAATTCTTTTTTAAACATTTTTATTGCTTTGTTCTCATCAACATAATTAAATAATGTATCTAATTTGCGTGAAATTATTTTCTCTTTTAAATCTTCTACTTCATCTCTAAATAAATACAATATACTATCATGACTTGAAAAATCACCTCCTTTTATTTTTATGTTCAAATTACATTTTGTTTGTGCATTTACATCTCCACATATTGCTGTGTATTCTCCTTTTTTTATTGAAAATATTGTTCCAACTGGTCGGTTGCAATTAATACAAGAAGGTTTCACTTGTAATGCTAATTTTCTTGCAACATTTTTTCCATTTTTCACACGGCTTTTATAAACATCTTTACGGTTTTCATACAATTTTGATTCATACATGTTTTTCAACTTGAAATATTCATATATAGCTTCTGTATAATTCTGTTTATCTTCATTCAGTTTTTCTCGTTCAGTTGGATGCATTTCTTGATATGTAACTTCGCTAAATGGGTTCTCTTCCATTTTCAAATCTACCAATGATTTAGGAACATTTTCAATAATTACATTTGGATTGTGAGAAATATGCAATATACGTATTTTGTTATTTTCTAATAAATTTAAGTTTTTCAAATAATTGTTTTCACAATATAATTCTTCTAAATTTGATGGAAGGTTCTCTACTTTTTCAATTTTATTATGGGAAATATTTATTTTATACAATTTGTTTAATCCTTTAAAATCGACATGAGTCAAATAATTATATTGAAAATCAATTTCAAGAATATCTTTTGGTAAATTTTCTATTTGAGTTAATAAATTATTTGCACATTTGAGAACATGTAATGATTCTGGATAATTTACTATACCTGTAATTTCACCTTCGCCTAAATCAAGATATTTTATTTTATTGAATCCCATATCATGAAAAATAGATAAATCCAATTCACCATGTAATGTTTCATTTATTATTAATTCAGTGATATCTTTTGCATGAGTTTCTAATATATTAATTAATTTATTTTGGGCAGTATTGTTCTCACGAATAACTGTTTCTCTTTTATCTTGAATAATATTCATAATATATATACAATATACACAAAGTATTTACATATATTCACCATATATTTGAATAATCATATTCTCTATTGATATGGTGTATCTATTGCTGGTAGATTTGTAATATAAGATGTAGATGCCCCTGAATTCATACCTATTCTTTCATTTTGATAATACCGTATTTTTGAAAGAATAATTTCTTGTTCTCGTAACATCTTTTGATGTTTCTCATATGGTGTCAATTTTCGTTTATAACAATAATATAATGCTAATCCAACACTTACTACAAATAATACAAATACAACAACATTGAAAATAGTAGTATATACTTGAACACGAGTTGTATGACAATTTTGTAATGTATTATATAAATAATTTTTCATAGATGGGTCTATTAATCTTGGGTTCTCCATTTATACATAATAATTATCCTAAAAATAATTATTATGAACTTTTTTGATTTTTTTTAATCATGGTTGAGAACATTTACAAAATTCTCCTAAATATTATGATTTTACAGTATTGTTGTATATTTTGTAATAATAACCACAATTTATTTCTTTTTCATAATATCCTGTTTTTTCTTTTTTGTATTTCATACAATCTATATATAGACGATAATACAAGTCAGCGAATTCATTCGTATTTTCTTTGTTACTTGTATTTTTTTTCGACATATTTATAATATATTTGCAACATTTTTTTGAATAGTTTTTTCATATATTCCTAAAAATACATTAAATAATATAAAATAGCTAAATAACATAATATTGCCAATAATATTGCTACTACCCAAATTGGAACTACTGTTTTATGTCTATAACCTAATCCAAATGGACGGAATCCACCATCTTTATTATAAATAAATCCGGGTTTTAAATAATGAACAATTGAGAACAATACTAAAAACAATAAAATAGCGAAATTTATTTTATGAATTCTTACAAATTGCTTCAAATTATACATATACTGGTAGTTATATTATTTATATAAAAATATTTGAGAACTTATTTCCTAAATATAGGGTTTTTTCTTGTTTTTTTACCAGATTTTCTTGATTTTTTTCCTGTTTTTTTACCACCGAGTCTTGGTTTTTTTCGTTGTTCATCATGTGGATTCACAATTTCATATCCCATATTTATTCCAGTAGGTTTTCGAATTCTTCTTCGTTTTATTTTTTCTATTGTTTCTTGATTTTGATTTATGATATTTTCAAGTTTATCGATTCTTCTTTCATTCAAAATAAAAGATAATAAATATTTTTTGTCAGGCATTTCATTTGGAATGATTTTTGAAAATACATTTATCATTTCTAATGCATCCTTGTTATCTTTTATTCTTTTCAATAACAACTCTTGAAAATAAAATACAAAACTTTTATTCATAATTTCTTCCCGAATCAACATTTTTGCTTTTTCAACATCAATGTCTGTGAATAATATTTTTTCATTATTATGTATGAAATAACATGTTTCAATATCTAGTTTTGTATTATCTAAATTTGGATACACTTTACTTTTACGAATATTATCAAAATTCCATAAAAATGTTCGTGTAAAATTAATATTTTTCATATGCGTTCCATTCATCCCTGCATTTTGTAAATCTGCGCCGGTTAAATTTACATCATCCATATATGCGTCTTTCAAATTTACCATTTCTAAATCTGCATCTTCAAAATTTACATGTTTCATTACTGCGTTATTAAATGCAGCATGCTCCATTGTTGCACCTTCAAAATCAACATCATCCAAAATTGTTTTTATAAATTTAGTAATATCTCTATCATCTCTGTTATTTTTTTTTAAATCTAAATATATTCCTTTCATATTTATTTTTTTTAAAGTTGCTTTTGTGAAATGACAACCACGTAGAATAGAGTCTTCTAAATTGTTATTATATAATTTTGTATTTTTAAATGTCGTTCGCTCACCTACAATACCATTTAATACCGAATTTTCTATAATTGCATTCGTAAAATTACATTCATCTATATGAGTCATTTCATTGAATGTGCAATTATTGAAAATACAATTAACGAATTTGGACTTCACAAAAACACCATCAAATCTACAATTTTCAAAAAATGAACCATCAAAATCACATTCATGATTTTCAAAATTTTCAATAATAAATACACAATTTGTAAATACGCAATTTTTCGCATCTAACGATATTAAGATTGATTCATGGCTTGGATTTATTGGGTCAATGTTGTCGTCAAATATTATATCATCCAAATGAATATCATGTAAATTATATGTATCCAACTGATAATTTTTTTGTCTTATTTCTACATTTGTTGTTACTGGGGCAATTGGCCCACTAATATGCATATTTATTTTTTGTAAATATTCATCATTACTGACATTAACCATAATATCTAATGGTTCTCCTTGGGCTATCATTATTATATATAATTATATATATATTATGAAATATACAAAGAAATTTAGAAATAAAAATAATAAATCCAAAAAAAAACAGGCTAAAACTGGCGGTAAAGTTTTAGGTCTAGGCGCATATGGGTGGGTTATTGGTGACCCAGCATATCCATGTAATGATGAACAATCTAAAAATCTTGATTTTCTTTATAGCCATGTATCCAAATTTGCAAATAGTGATGATTCAAAAGAAAGTATAATCAAAGAAGTTGAAGTCTCTTTATTATTGAAAAGTATAGAAAATATTGAAGATTATATTATTTTAGTAAAAGATGGATGTAGAATGAATCCAAAATATCAATTTGATGAAAAAAATCTTTATAATAATAGGTGGAGAATGTATGACAAAAAAATATTAGATATAAACAACAAAACGATGGCTTTGTATAAAAAGGGCATAAATGATTTAGAGATTGAATTAAAAAAAAACGTTGATTTCCGCTCATTTCAAAAAAATAATAATAAATTACTCAATATTGCAAAAGGAATTCAAATATTACAACAAAATAATCTTATACATAATGATATCAAACCTGTAAATTGTATTGTTCATGATAATACATTCAAATTAATTGATATAACAGATATACGCGATATTACAACAACGAATGATATGAAATTAATGCCTTTTAATTTTGCATATTTTACTTGGCCATCTATCGCATTATATACATCTTTGTATATGGAAGATGAACCTCTAACTGAAATTACTAGTGATTCTTTACGTAAATTATACATGAAAGGTAATCACAATCGTTACAATGATAATCAATATATTGAATATATGAAATTACACTTATACAAACCTTTCTTCGGTTTTACTATGGATGGTGCTATTAGTGAAAAAATAAATATATATGTAAAAAAATTGGTGTATCAAAAAACTTTTGGAACATTCAATAACGTAAATGATTCAAATTATCAACAATTAATTAAAAAGTTTATTGATTTTGTTTATAATAAACATCCAGAACAAGAAATTGTAAATATTGAAGTTGAAAATTTCTTGTATCAACAAAAAAAAATTATCGATAAAATTGGCAAAGAAGGATTATTGAAACGAATTGATATATATTCATTTGGTATCATCATTTTATCTAGTATATACGGTTTAAATCAAAATATGAAAAATAGAGAAAATATGAATATTTCAACTACAATTTTTCAATATTATTTATATGGACTATATAGACTCGTATTTTACTGTTGTTACCAAACCGAAAATAATCCTGATATAAATTATATTGTTGATTATTTTGATACACTCAATAAATTATATGAATGCACAACATTAATGAATCCTAACACCAAGAGTGATAAAATTGATTTTATTGAAAAATGTGCAAATGCCCTATATTTATTTCCAGACATAAACAGTGTTTCATATACTAATTTTATTGCATTGAAAGAATCATTACGTATAAACAATCTTTCTAAAAAAAAAATAATAAAGAATAGAAGTATTGGTGTAACTAGAAGTAGGAGTAGAAGTGATAGTAGAAATAGAAGTAGAAGTAGAAGTAGAAGTAGAAGTAGAGAACGTGAAAATACCGACCCCAATAAAATGTTTATAACACCATAAATTCAAGATATTTGTATAAACGGATAGTGTTTATACAAATTATATTTTACGAATCATCACTAAAATCTTCTTCTACTTCATCCCCATAATAACCTTCATCCATATAATCAACCCCAAAATGTGCAATAGCATTCTCTTCATAATCATAAAACTCGTCTATTTGTTGATTTTCATAACGTTCTAAATCATCTACATCATAGGTTTCTTCATTAATTTCTCCATCACCTTGAAGATTTCCTTCTAAATCTTGTGCAAAACGTAACAAATTGGCCTCACGTTCTTGGTCATATGTATTTTTATCATACATAAATACTCCTTTTTGTGTACCGACATTCCATCTACCTAATTTGAAATTCTTTATCATATCTTCTACTTTTCGTTCATCTTTTTCCATGTTCTCTAAATAATCTGTAATTGTTTTCTTTTCTTCTTGTTTTGACCTACGAACCCGGCGACTAATTTCATTATAAGAACGGTCCAATACTTTCTTATTTGAAATTTCAATATTCAAAAATGTATATAATAAATTACAAACACGTTCTTTCAATTCACGTGTATCTGCACGACGAATTTCCATTTGAATCAATTCATTATTTGCATCACTTTGTTCTGCATTTTCATCTAATACAACGGATGCAATGTAATTGGATGTATTTTGTGATTCATGAATTTCATTACGTTTATTACGTTTCATTTCTTGAATATCCATATCTAAAAGATTTGGGTCATTTACACATTGGATATATTCGTGCAAAATAGAATACCAACAATATACAAATAACAAATAAGTAGTTTGTTTATCAAATAATGAAAAATAAACATTTCCATTTTTGAGAACTGGTGTTTCTACTGGTATATGTTCAATAAACATATTCAAATCAATAATACGATATTGCAATTTCTTTAAATATTGATTCAATACTGTATCGCCCTTAAATTTATCCAAATCATTATAATACTCATTTATGTATCTTTCTATATCACTATTGTGATAGGATGATAATCCCCAATGTTTTCCCCATTCACTTGTAATTACTCGTTGGGTTACATTATTTATGATGATATTTGGATATACATTCGTAATTTGTTTCATTGAATTTTTTATAAAATTTGTAATAGTATATAATTGTTCATCATAATATAAACCCGTATCTTTCATTTTTGCATCTGATTGCCATTCATGTACATTTTTCAAAAAATCACTTATTTTATTTTTTTCATTATTACTGATATTGGTTGCATAGTTATTCAAAAAACGATTGATTTCTAGAAGTAAATTATTGTTTGTAGTGGTCAAATATTTACGTAATCTATATACTTCTTTACTTTTTTCACGTAAATCTTCTATGTTCTCTTTCATCATTTTTCTAGGAACATAAGATTCTAATACTTCTATTAATAATTTACGTAATGGATATTCTATCAATGTTGTTGATTCTGTATCCATATGTGTAAGTAAGTCTTTCAAAATATTAATTTCAGAAACAACCGGATTTTCATTAACAACAACTGTATTACGTTTTTGTATAATATTCATTAAATTATATAAATCATCAATAGTATAGCGTTTTCCATGACGCTTCAAATGGTCTATTTTTTCTTCTAATGACCATAATGCATTATATTCGGCAGGTTTTTCGCCACAAATAGCGCGTAAATCTTCGGGGACCGGGGCGTTTCTATCAAATTTACAATAATGAATAAATGCGGCGTATATATTCGATTCTAAATGGCCTTCTGGAAGTGGTGGATATATAATTCCAGTGAAAGATGAATGATACAATATTGCTGCTTTGGATAATTCTTTTACATCCTTCAATAAAGAAATACATGATTTTGCACCTTGTATATAGTTGAATATCAATGGTTCGTCTTCTACAAAATATTCAATTGGATTAGTTGGTTTTCTAGCTTCATTACAACATGCGTTCTGTAAAAATGGTATTCGCGATGCAGTATTCAATAGTAGATTCTTTTGATGAACTATTTTGTTAATATTTTCAATCACACCAAAACTAAATGATTTTACTTTATTTTTGAGAACATGAATATGGTGGTTTTGGTCTTTGTGTCCTTTTCGCATTGTTTCTAATAAATCATTCTTGAATTCGTTTGTAATATTAGATAATCCTTTTGTTACAGAAAACTCAACAATTGGTGGTAAAAAATGTTTCCATTTTTGAATATTATGTTCTGCTGGTATAGGTTCATTTGGTTCTAATATCAAATATTCTTTTTTCTTTGTATATAATTCAATAATATCATTACGTTTATTAATATATCTTTCAAAAATATCTATCATACGTTGCTCAATTGATTTAGGATTCAATTTTTGTATAGAATACCATGGATTTGTTTGAATTGTTGTATCACTCTGTTTTTGTTTCATTTTCATAGAATCTAATACACATGCTATATATTGAATGCCACTTTTATCTTCAATACCACCACTTAATGGATATCCATCAAAAGAACGAACACATCCAGGATAAGTTTTACGCACTCGTAATGATGGTATAGCAGATTGTATTCCTACTAAAATAACACATGCGACAATTGTAATAATAGATTGGTTTTTATAAATTGGAAATGGAGCGCTTGTTTTTCCTTTATCTTTCAATAATTTTTCGGTTTTTTTCGTATAATTACTTTCTTCTAAAACAATATCTTTATTATTAATCATTTCCAATGATGTTCTCAATACAAATTCTTCAATTAATTCGGTATTAACAGAAAGATTAGAACATATTGCAATGAATATATTATACACATTTTGGTCGGTTTCATTATCAAATATACGTTTCTTTTTGCTTAATACTTCACTGATAACACTTCCTAAATCTTTTTCTAAAATGCTGTGTGTATTTATTTTAAAACCAGCTTCATCATATCCTTCTTCACTACTGAAATCTAATTTACGTATGACATATCCACTATGTTTATCAACAATTGAATCCCCTTCATCGCGTCCATATTCTCTACACAATTCGTCTTGTTTTTCTTGATAATTACCTAATACAAATGCAATTGCTAAATCATGAATAATCATAGGAACCAATTTTGTATTTGTTTCTTTACAATATAACCATCGCGATTCTTCTTTCAATTCAACTACCATTGGTTCTCTACAATATTCTTGAACAAACCGAATAATATCATCTTGTTTTTTGACAAAATCATCTTGTCCCAAAATCAAGTCTAATAATTTTGCATGTTGAGATACAACAATATCTTCATTGATATTTTGACGACCTAATTCATACGCTAAATAATTTGCTTTATATAGTTGTATTTCTCTTAATCTTAATGAATTTTTGATTTGTTTGATAGATTTTTCAATTGCAGCATTCAATTCTTTTTCCATTTCTTCAACGGTTACGCTAAACCGTTTATCTAATTCTTCTGTGAATACACTATTTTGACGATGGAAATTGTATCTTGCTTCACTTTGTTCATTCGACTCGCATTGTTGATTGTTTGTATTTTTTACACAAGATTGTGCAATATTACAAAATAAGGTTTGAGTATCAATAAATGCATTATCATCAATAGTATCATCTTTTACCCAATGATTTTTAATACGTTTATAGTATTGAACTTTCAATCGTGTATTTGCTTCCAATTCAATTTCTTCTTTTTCTTTATCCGTCAATTTGGATTCATCCACGTTACTTGGTAATTTAGGACGCAATTCTAATATAGCATATTCTCCATCATTCACTTCTTTTTTACCAGAAATAAGAGTTGCTGCCATTTCTTTTGCAGAACTTGGAGGACAATCGTGTTTTTGTATTAAATTTTCTGCTAAATAATCTACAAACATCTCGGATACCATGGATTTTTGTTTGTTCTCGTATTTCTTCAAAATATAATATGGCGTATCGTCTAAATTTTTATCATAATAAATCGCCCCTGAATTATTATCCTTCTGTAAATCGCTAATAGAATGATATTTTTTTGCTAAAAATCTGCGAGTGCAATCTTTGGGTTTAATTTTTTCGTTCTCACTTAAATCTTCTAAATTTGGTTTTTGCAATGCATCTAATAATTTATTTGGAGTCATCAATGAAAGTAATACTCTGGATAATAAATTGGAGAACAATATTCCATTATCTACATCAATGATATGTAGTAATAATTCGGTGGTAGAATATTCTTTTAATTCTTCTGGTTTTATTTTGTAACCTTCTGCAAATATTTGTAAGTAATCTTTCTTTTCTTGAAACATATGTTCTATTTTATTGATAGCAGGACGTGTGTTGAAACGAGAATTTTGTATTTTATTAAATTCTTGTGATTTTTCATTCAATGTTGTTTTATAATTCTTGATACGTTCTTTAATGAAATAACGAATTTCATTATATTGTTGATATGTAATATCATCTGTATATATCATAAAAGGTTCAAGTGCATTGACCGCATCAACAAATGAAAGTTTATCATTAATATTTTTCTTGATTAAACGAAATAATATTCTTGTTTTAGGAATAATAGAATTTAGAAATTTATTGAATTTGTTGTATTCATTTTCTAAATCTGGGTCTATTGAGAACTCGGTAATTTTTTCTAAAAACTCTATGTTTTCCTCTAATGGATTCTTTTTATTATCATCATCTACATATTTTACTTCGGTTTCTAAATCATTTAATATATGACTATCTATGTTTGTTTTTTTGTTTAATAAACGTGATAATTGCAAATAATGTTGTCCTTTCTCTGTTTTTGTAAGTATATTTGTTCCAGGTAAATCAATTTGTGAAAATTCCATAATAGGAACAGGTAATGTTATAACAGATTTCACAGATATTTTATCATTTGGCATGAATGGTTTTCGAATATACACAGTTTTGCCATGTTTTTTATCCACAGAATCTATTTTGGACAAACCTGTATTAAATCGTTGTATTTTAGTTGTTTTCAAATTTTTTCTCATAAAATTATCTACTACTGCTTCTAAATCACTATTTACTGTTTGTTCTCGTGTAATTAAATGTTCAGTTTCCAATGGAGATAAAAAGGGTTTTGTATATTCATTCAATGTTGAGAACATGTGTTCATATTTTGAAACATCGCCCTGCATTTTATTTTCAAAATATTGTGATATGATATCTTCTTCTTGGCGTAAATCATTACTTATATTTACAATGACATCATAGATATCATTTTCATCCAATTCAGTATTTTTATCATGGTATTTTTTATTTCGTAATTTTACAACTGGCAATAACCACTGTAGTTTTTTATTGAATTTTTCAACAACTTCAACTAATGGTTTATGGTCAGACCCTTTTATTTTAATATCACTAACATTTCCATTATCATCAAATTTTGAGAACCTTCCACGTAATTCAACAAATCTACCTATAACAAAATGTATATTGTCCATCACTTCTTTCGTTCGTTTATGATTTGGAATGGTAGAAAGTAATTCATCCATTAAATCATTCACTTGTGCGTCAATTGTATAACGTTTTTTACTTTCAGGAACTTCAACTTGTAGCATAATTTCTTCCACTTCATCATTTTCAAAAATATCATTAGCATCAATATACATATTATGTAAAACATCGCGTATATTTTCATCGGGTAAAACGGATGCAGGAATAGAAATAATAGATTCCCCAGTTTCAGTGTATTCAATAGTTGCATCTTCGCGTTGAGGAAATTCACATGACGTTTCGCAAGAAGGTTCTAGATTATTAAATGAACCCACTTTTTCCATGACGGCTGGTCTTGGTCGTAAAACAATTTCTTCAATAGGTAATTCTTCTGGAATACCTTGGTATTTGAAATCAATATAAAGAACTCTCATATTAGGAAATGTAGTAATTTCAATCATATCTTCTTCCAAATTTGTGATTTCACCGGTTACAATAAAAGGTATTTCTCCACCAAAATGAATATCCACCCATTTTGTTGTAATTAAACCATTTTGTCTAGCATATCCTTTTTCTTCACTACGGTCTAATAGTAATATTTGTGTAATAGATTCGTCAGTAAATGCACCATCTAAATCAATATACAATATATGTTTTAAGAAAGTAGATACATTGACTAAACTAATTTTTTGCGAATCTATATAGTTAATTATAAATGTTTGTTCATGAATATCACTATTTGTCGGTGCAATTATTTGAATAATATCCCTTAATTCTAATGAAATGCTATTGTTCTCAACAATATCGGTTTCACTTTCCATTTCAGTATCTATTTTTTCAATTTCTCCCGACATTTACTATGATAATGTATATATATAACGTCTAAATTATAATTTACAAGAAATTATTTTTATTATACATAAAATAAAAATAATTAAAGAATTTTATTGTATATACATAGAAACATGATGGAAACTGTATCTAGAAATGTAAATATATTACAACCCAATAAAATATCACCCTTGATAAACCGAAAAAATTATTACAATGCAAATATGGGATACACAATCATGAATTATACAAAAGAATTTGTATGTTTTGATGATTATGAAACAACCAAATATAGGTCTGTTATATTTTCAAACCCTCAAAATAAATTATTATGTTTTTCTCCACCTAAATCAATTAAATATGATGTTTTTATGGAAAAATATCCATTAATTGATGATAATATATATGCAAATGAGATTATAGAAGGTGTCATGATAAATTTATTTTATGATGAAAGAATAAACAGTTGGGAAATAGCAACCAAAAGTGCTATTGGGGGAAATTATAAACATAAACAATGTTTGATAACTTCATTTTACAATAAAAAAACATTTATAGAATTATTTTTTGATGCATTACAATGTGTTTCTAATGTTAAACCATTCAGTGTAAGATTAAATCAAAACAAAGTTATTGAACTTTTTCCAAAAAATTATAATTATGTATTTGTATTACAGCATCCAGAAAATAAAATCATTTTGAATATACCAATTCCTAAATTATATTTGGTTGGAGTATATGAAATAGTTGGAAATACAGCTGTAAATATTCCTCCGCCAATTTTTGAAAAATGGGATATTTTCCTAAATATTAATGGAATTATTCATTTTCCAGAACAAATAACAGAAAATACTTATGACAAAATAATTGCTAAATATTGTTCTGTATATACAAACTATGTTAATCCAGGAATTATGCTGATAAATTTAGAAAATGGCGAAAGAACAAAAATAATAAATCCTATTTATGCAAATCGTCGTAAAAAAGATAAACAAAATCCAAATATGCAATATCAATATTTATGTCTAAACCGAATTCAAAAAACAGATGATTTTTTGAAATATCATCCAGTTTGTAAGAAACAATTTAAAAAATTTAAAACAGAATATTTTGATTTCATTTGTAACATTCATCGTTGTTACATTTTGAAATATGTGGAAGGTTCAAATATCAATATTTCTCCTAAATATCTTCAACATGTAGATAAATTACATTATAATGTATATTTACCATCTTTATGTAGAAAGAAACAAAATATAACAAAAGATATTGTAAAAAACTATGTGAATGGTATTGAACCCGGTGAATTATTATACTATTTAAATTATGATAATCGTCTTTATCTATAATTATCTCCAATACCAATGACATGTTATGTAATCATATTCATTATATACTGATAAATCATTTACATTTCCTATTTCTTTCCATTGTAATATCCTTATTTCCATTTTATCTTTATGATATTGTAACATATAATTGAAATATAATTCATATTCAGATGCACCAGAATATTCATAATCTGCAATATGAACACTTTTTATAAATATATTCCAAAAAACATCATTATTATGATGTTTTTCAACAAGTTCAAACATTTGTTTTAAACAATTAATATCAAACATCATATGATGACATATTCCACTTACACCTTGTATTTGTTTTGAAAAAGAAGGATGTAATACATTCATATGTAGAAAATATGGTTTATGATATGCATTACTTGTATTGTATAAACATTTATCATTCTCAATAAATTTGGTTGGTTTTAAAAAAAATGTATCTGCATCAATTACTAAATATTTTTCAAGTATATCAGGAATGACAAATCCTGCATATAATTTGATGAGTTGTTGTAAATACCATCCCAATCGAGTTGTATTTCCATGATGTATTGCAATGTCTTGTTTTGTAAAAGGAAATATATTTTCATTAATGGTTATACAATTACTCAATTTCAATGATGGGTCACATGAGACCAAAAATATTTTTCGGTAACCAATTACATTAAGTTTTATATATTTTATTTGATTTCTACAAATTTCTATATCATTTGGACCAATAGGTATAACTATATCAAATAATTCATTTTCCATAATTGTTTATATTACACTATCATGAATGAATTTTTATATTTATTTAGTAATATTAATGATTTTTTTATAACTTATGAAATTATATTTATTATGTCAATGGATATTTTGTATTATAGTAATTATTGTATTCATTCCAAAAAAGTATTACAATATTTAGCAAAAGAAGGTTTAACAAATCAATTTAATTGTATTTGTATTGACCATCGTGTTCGTGACCCAAAAACAAGTCAAATATATATTGTATTAGAAAATGGCAAACAAATTATGATGCCACCCAATGTGCATAGTGTTCCTGCAATGTTATTGGTGAAACAGAATTTTAGAGTTATTTTAGGCGAAGAAATTATTCAATATTTACAACCAAAAGTAAAACAAAATAATGCAATTGCTACACAACATCAAGGGGAGCCATTGGGATTTGTATTGAACCAATCTAACAATGGAATGTCTATTGTATCTGAACAATATACTTACTATAACATGACACCAGAAGAATTAAGCGCAAAAGGAAAAGGTGCTAATCGACAAATGTACAATTATGTTTCCGCTGCTGATGAAACATATAGTATTCCAACTCCTCCTGATAATTATCGTCCAGACAAAGTATCTGGTGATGTGACATTGGATAGTTTACAACAAAAACGAAATGAAGATATCAATAAATTTTTTCCAAATAATTCTCCATTTATTCCTAGTATGTAAAAATAAATAAAAAAATATATATAAAAATATTATTACATATATTTTAGGTATGTCCGATAAAAGCACTATTTTAAAAACATTCAATAATCATTTTTTTGAATTTATTGATGATATTATACGAATTTTTCCTGAAAATAAAGACATTAAACAAGCACGAACATCTGTTGAAATGATAAAATTTGCAAATCCTACTGCTATTATAAAAGCCTGGAATAAATTTGTATATACTCCATATTCTGATGTAATTGCAAAAGGAGATATTACATTCTTTTTTGATAAAGATTATTCTAGTGATATCAATCATTTAGCAAATTCTAATGATATAATGAATTTTATTGATACAATGCGCGAACCTGTAAGAAATATGACAGATACTGAAAAAGGATATTCTATGAAATATATTCAAAACCTGTGTAAGTTATCAAATATATATAGTGATATGTGATTTTTTTCATTTTTTACCTATAATAGTTTCCATTGCTATTTTTGCATATCCTTCTCCCCCACACATTTTATTTTGTTTTGACGGCGGTTCATAATATTCTTCCAAACATTTTTCATAATAAACTTCTAATATTTTTTTTAGATTATTCAATTCATTTGCTGACCTATTTTTTGAAATAACTTCCATCATATGACATGGTTGAGATTCATTATTTATTTTTGTTGCATCGTCAATTGATTTTGTTGTAATTGGTGTATCCGGATGAGTTTTGATATGTCCTCCAATATAATAATAACCACTATATTGTTTTGCAAATTGTAAATAGTTATATATAACAGAATAATCCAGCTGTTCCTGGTGGCAATTTTCTTTTATACATTCTGCATTGAATTCATCCAATACATTTTTATTTATTCGAATGAATTTTTCTAATTTATTAAGAGAAGGTTCTTTTCCAATAAATTCTTCGTAAAACATTTTTGTATTTATTTTTATTTGATTATAAATAAAGATTTTCAATTTTTTACATATAGAAAAATCTACATGTAAATATTTTACACATTTATTACATATGTATCTACTTCACCTATGTTTTTCAAAAACACTTTTTCTTTCAAAACATATTCAATATTTCTATCAATATAGATATTTTTGACAATTTCATACATTTCTTTACTTATTTGTATTGTATCATTTTCTGTGGTTGATTGCAATCGTGAAGCCATATTGACAGTGTTACCTACCACACATAAACGTGGATTTTCACTTCCTAGTATTCCTACTGTTACCGAACCAATGTGAATACCTACCCGAATAGATAATTGTTTGTTATCCGGTGTTTTTATTTTTTTGACTTCCCTTACAAATTCTATTGCTAATAATATGATTTCTTTTACAGTATTTTTGTTATTCATATAATTTCTAAATATATCACCCACTACCATATATGCATCCCCAATCGTTTCTATTTTTTGTAAATGACAATATTTTTTTATTATGAAATCAAAATTCATATATACCGTATTTAAAAGTTCAAATATAACATCATCTTCATATATTTTTGCTAATTCTGTATAAGAAACTATATCAGTAAATAATACACATATCATTTCAAAATGTTTATTTGTGTCTTTATTATTTTTGACATTATGCATTGAAGTGTAAATATCATTTACAATATATTTTTTTTCAAAATCAAATGGTAATATTTTTTTCAACAATTCTATTTGTAAATCTTGTTTGTTTTCTGGAACAAAGTTATTTAATTTGTTTTCTGTATATTTTATCAAAGTATGGCATTCTCTTGATAATTTTGCATTATTTTCTCGATATTTTTTGGTTTTGTTCAATATATATGATATAAAATTTATACATTGTAAATCTATAACGTTTTTCATTTCATATTTTTGGTCATTATAATCATGCATTACAAAAGTAGTAATAACCTTACCAATCATATCCGCAGTCAAATATAATACATTACACCGACCGAAAAGAAAAATGAGACAAAAACACATTAAAAAATAAATTTATAATCTCTTAATTCTTTTCTTTCGGTATTTATAACTTTCGCGCACGCCAGTCGTCAAACGGCAGGAATACTACAAGTAGTTCTGCTAAATATAGCAGGTCTTTTTCGGTTATGTATCCATTCTTTCATAAGATACAAAATGTTTCTACTTCCATTGTAATCTCGGTTTGTTAAGTGTGAATGTGATGACTTACTACACTTTTCGCAAGTTAGTAATCCATGAACATTCACGATGCCTGATTTGTATGGTCGTGGATTTTCGCGTTGTTTATAATAACAAGTTTCTCCTTCCAAACAAAAACTACATATTTTAGAAGTTCTAAACTCATCTACAATATACAATTTGAAATATTTTGATAATAAACGCTTCATACCTTTTGTAGGAGTAGGCATACTATTTTTCATTTGCTGTGTTTGACTAAATGAACCATACCCTAATACGATTTTTTTACCAAATGTTCTTTTCATTTTATTTATCAAAATACTTTCGCTCTTTTGTTTATAAGTATGACTTCTCCATTTGAGTTTTCTAAATAATTCTTGCCTATAATATTCTTGTAATTGTATATTTATTCTATTTCTTACTATCAAATAATTCATAAACTTATCGTAATTACAAGTCATAGAACAAGTATTATTTAATGGTTCTTCAATTTGTTTTATATTATTATCTTCCATAGATTTCATAGTAATTTGTCTTTTCTTTTTTGCGTATGTATCTATTCTTCGTTGTAATTTAGTATATTTCATCGTTTTTCCTTTTTCATCAATCATAAATATTAGTGTATTCTTTCCAGGGTCTATTGCTACTTTGTTATAATCTTTCAAATTATTCAGTTCATTGTTAGACAATTCTGTAATGTAATCAAACTCACAATTTTCATTTTTATTTTTCGTATCAGGTATATTTTCAACATCTTTCAAATCACTTCTAATAAATGTGATAGAACATCCAATTCCATCAGTAGAAATCATATTGTGAAATACATATCTTTCAGGGTTCATCAATTTATTTATTTTATTCAAATCAAATAACGAACTCCATATCAGGTTTTTATTTTCATTTAATTTTGATAATAAATTACCCTGTGTTGTTTTTAATTCTTTTGTATTTACAAGCATGGTAATAAGAGTTTTTGTATCAATCGTCATATAATGAGGAATTAATGATTTTCGTAAAGGACAGAATTGAAACAATTTCTTTTCTTTTTCTTCCAGTTTCAAAGACATAAAAATCATAGGATACAAGTAATTTTGTGGGGAACATTCTAAATCATAATGAATATTTTTCTTAACTTTATTAGGAAGTAAAAACGATTTATTTTCATTTTTCCATACTTTATATTCTCCAACGCTTTTATCCGTATTATAAATCAAATCATCAAACACTAATTTTGTATTATCATAAATATTTTTCTTTTCTTCTTTTGATAAACTTTTCCAATTTTCTTTTTCAAATTGTATATTGATAAATCTTTTCAAATGCTTTGTAAAATGTAGTTTAATATTATTTTCTAAACAAGTTATAACCATAGTAGCAGTATAACCTATTGTATTACCATAATTTGAATATGATGGTTTATTATCTTGTAGCGTTTGTTTATACTTTGTTTCATAAAAAATAGTCAAATCATCTTTTTCTATTTTCTTACCGCAACTTTTAGCACACGATATGGTCTTTATTATATGTTCTATAAACTTGTTTGTAATTTTAGGTAATATTTGTTTATTGTGGTATTTGTCTAAAATATATAATCGTAAGAATTGATAAGTGCGAATAACTATATTATTCAAATTATAACAATAATCATTTATAGTAAGCATAGTTTTAGGTGTCAAACAAATAGATTTAAGTGAGGTTTTAATGACTTTTATAGGTTCGTCTGGTTTCTTTCGTTTTTTCATTCTATATAATTACTAAATATTTTATTTTTTAAGTAATTATACGCAAATATTCATTTTTCCTAAATAGTATATTTATTTTTATACAATTTATTATTAGTTATACATAAAACACAAATATCAAATCCAAAGTATAAATTTACTATACACTCTCTACAATCCTGACAATAAAAATGTTTGTCGCATATTTTTATAATATTTGTTTTCTGTTCAAGACATAACAAACAACGAAGCATCTGTGCATTGCCCCCCCCCCATTTTTATCATCACTCATTATAATACATTATGATAAAAAATTATAAATTAGAAATAATATTTTTTTCTTTTAATTCTTTTTTTTTTAAATAGTATGTTCTTCTATATTCTTTTAATTTTTCTGGGTTTTCTTCTTTTAATTTTTTTAAATAGGTTGTTCCCTGTTCTTTTATTTTTTCTTTGTTTTTTTCATAATAACGTTTATGGTTTTCACCATTTGTGTATTTTTTTAATCTTTCCTCTAAATCAATAACTTTATATTTTAATTCTTCATTTTCTTTTTTTATAATATCAATTTCTTCCATTTAATATTATAGTATAAATATTTTTTAAATATTTTTGTGTATATTTAATATGAAACAACATACAGAAGATTATAAGATTAGTGCGGTTAAATATTATTTAGAACATAATGAAGACATGCGTAATACTTGTGATATATTCAAATGTAAGTTTCAATCATTATCACGATGGATTGAACGATATAAAAAACATGGAAATATCAGTAGAAAAACTCGTAAAAACCATAATCTTAAAATTACACCTGAAATTGAAAAGTTTGTAAAAGAATATGTAAGAAAATATCCAACAACTACTTTATGGGAGTTTTCTAAACTTATAAGCGAAAAATACAATATTCATCTTACAGATAGAAGCATTTATAATATTTTGAATAAACACAAGATTACACGAAAACGATTACGAAATAAATATTATCCTGAAAAAAGAGAAGGTCAGGAAAAACACGATTTAGAAAAATTTTATAAAACATTAAACACATATGATTATAAACGAACCATTTGTTTAGATGAAACTTCAATATATTTGAATATGACGCTTACTTATGGACGGAGTAAAAGTGGAACACGAGTAATCAAGAAAACACATAAATATCCATATAAAAGATATAATCTATTATGTGCTATTTGTGCTGATAAAGTAGTAGGGTGGATATTATATAAAGATATGAAGGGTGGTATAAAAACGAATAATATTATAGAGTTTTACAATGAATTTATAAAAGATAAATATAAAAATTATCTTGTTATTATGGATAATGCTGTAATACATCGGTCTAAAATAATAAGAGAACATATTGAAGATACGAAAAATGAATTATTGTATAGCGTCCCATATAATCCGCAAACCAACGCAATTGAGGAGTTCTTTAATCAGTTGAAACATTACATTAAAAAAGAAAGTCCAAATACTTATGAAGATATTGATAGAACAATAAAGGAAATATTAGAAAAGAAAATAACAAAGGAACATTTATCAAATTACTTGAAACATAGTTATAAAATATACAAGTCATAACTATATTTTGTCTCATTTTTCTTTTCGGTCGGTGTAATTCATTATATGGTTGTTTATTTTCCATATATCTAGACAAATAATATCTATTTAGCAATCCATCCATTATACAATATGAAAACACATAACAACATATAGTCAGCATATATTTTTATTATTTCTATATATATCCTTGCTATTTTTTATATTATAATAAAATTTTACTTTTTACAACAATACCATGAAGATGAAACAACGCATATATATTGTATATATAAACCGCCAATACAATATACAATATAGTGAATATAGTAATACTGTCCATTCTATTTTTATAGAAAAATAATCTTTATATTATGTTATAAATACTATTTAGCAATACATATATATGCCAAAATGTTACAGTGTCAAAAATCAAATGTATAATCCCAAAAAGGATATTATAAACACTCGTCAAAAAATACTCACATGGTTGAATAAAATAGATAATATAAGTGGCAATGAAGATTATGATAAAATATTTGAGAACATTACAAAATATATTGATAATGATGAATTTCCACAAATCAATATTCCATTTTATGCAGAAACAGTTGAAGGTTGGAAACTTGTCAAATATAGAAATAAATTAGAAGAAGAATATCCAAGGTCTTTTCAACAAGTATTAGCAGAAGAAAAAAGAGAATCACGTGAAACAATGAAAATGATGAAAGAAGACGACCAAACTAAAATATAAAAATGTGTAATATGTTTTTATAAAAAATATATTATATATTATAAACCACAATGGAAAATTCACATATAATAGAACTTACCAATGATGAAATAGATATTATGAATAAACTAGCAATAAATATTTGCACAAGTCCATCATTGAACCCAGATTTATATTGTTCCCAAGTTGAAATTGCGGCTAAATCAGTTCCAATAAGAATCCGTATGTTGTTAGAAAATTTTGCACAAAAAGGTAGTAATACAGGTTTTTTGTTAATTCGACGGATTCCTCTGCATGATATACCAAATACACCAGAAAATAATGATTCTAAAATTGGAGAACAAACTATATTGTCTAAAATACAGAGTATTTTTATTAGTGTTATTAGCACAATGATTGCATATGAAGCCGAAGGATATGGTAGATTATTTCAAGATGTTATTCCAGTAAAATCAATGGAAAAAAATCAAACCAGTATAAGTAGTAGTGTTGAATTGGAAATACATACAGAACAAGCATTCTCAAAATTGCGCCCCGATATATTATCATTAGCATGTTTGCGTGGTAATCCTGATGCATATACATATATTTTACCAGTTCAAAGTATTGTAAATAATGTAAATGAGAACGAGTTGGAAATGTTGAAAAAATCATTATGGAATACTGGTGTAGATTTATCATTTAAATTGAATGGTCATGAATTTATTGAAGGTGATGTTCGTGGACCAATGTCAATAATACGTGGAGAAAAAGACAAACGGCTAGTAAATGAAGACCCACGTCTAATAATAGAAGACCCTTTATTGGTATTTGACCAAGATTTGATGAGTGGTATAAATGATGAATCTAATGAAATGATAAAAAAAATAGTTGATATTTATTATAAACATCGTTTATCACATAATTTAACTGCTGGTGAAATTGTATTTATAGATAATAATCGTGCAGTTCATGGAAGGTCACCATTTACACCAAAATATGATGGATATGACCGTTTTTTGATTCGTTGTTTTGGGGTATTTGACTATTCATTTAGTTCATATGCTCGTGAAAATGGCGGACGAGTGGTATCTGCAATATATAGTTGAGAACCTTTTTGTATTTAGCGCAATATATAAAAAAAGATATGAAAATTTATAGAACTTTTCACTTCATGTAACAAATGAAACAAAAATAATGAATATATATATATATATATATGGAAAATTATATCAAAAAATTCGAATCATTTGATAAAAAAATAGTTTATGATTTTAGAATTGGGGATGGGGGGATTGGTGATAATCTTCGTTATTTTATGTATGTTTTAGAAACATGTATGAAAACCAATAAACGGTTGTATTACAAAAAAAATAATATAGAAATTGAGAACTTTATCAAATTGAAATACGATATAATGTATATTGATGATACTATGATGAATCAATTAGATTCTATTGAAGTAGTAGTTCCGCAGATGTTTTATAACGTTTCAAATAATACTGAATATAATATAAAGTTGAATGAAGTATTTTATTTTACAGATGAAGTAAAAATAAACAGCAAATATTTATTTCCACAAGATATAACGAATTATATATCTATACATTTAAGATTAGGTGATAAATATTTAGAAATGGATAACTATCATGTTATTTGCAAAGATGATGCACGATCTTATTCAGAAGAAAAAATACATAATTTTATTGAAGAAAATAATAATGAAAATATATTTTTTTGTTGCGATAATAATAAGTATAAATTGAAGCTCAAAGAAAAATACGATAATATTATTATTACCAATTGTGATATAGGACATACCAGTATGTTTAATGTTACAAAAACACAAGTATTAGACGCTGTTAGTGAATTTTATATACTGACAAATTCAAAAATGATATTTGCAGGTTCAATATCTGGATTTTCTCTATTAGCATCCAAATTTAATAATATTCCTTTGATAAAATATTGATACCTATTTTTTGGAATATTTAGGAACTTATTTTTGTAAGAAGTTGAGAACCTTGTTGTAAAAGTCCCTGTTTTTCTATGTTTTTATTTCCGTGTTCTCAACATCTTTGTAAAAAACATTGTTTAGGAAGAATAAACAAAGAACAACTATTCTTTTTACACCTTTTCTCATTCAAAATGGGTATTTTACACCATTGAAGATTTAAAACCGCACATTTTATTTGAGACAAAATAAAAAATTTAGACAATTTTGATTATATTTTAGTAATATATTTATGCGAACTTAAATGTTCAAAATGTAAAATTAACTTCATTATCACTATCTTTTAATTTCATTATTTCATCTAAATCTGTGTATTTTTTGTCATTTATCAATGCATATTTGTGTTCTACTAAAAGTTGTGCGATTAATGCTCTTCCGCTGTATAAATTCTTGTTGGTATATTGATAATAGACCTTGTATTTTTTTTATTTTTATTAGATAATTTAATATTATTATTTTCTATTAGTGATAAATCTAAAATCCAGTTGTATTTATTCCTTTCAGACCATAAACTAAATGCGGTTTTTATATGCACATCACAATCAACGTCAGTAAAATTTCTAACTTTTTTTAAATGTGCGACTGCTTCATCTTTTTTTCCTTTTATTCCTGCTAATCCTATATGTGTAGTTTGATGACATTGATGACACAATGCGACAATTCTTTTTAATCTTTGTATCTTATTCGCATAATCATATTCCCATCTTTCGTGTGCTTCAAGATTTCCATTTATAATAGTTTCCTTAGTATTTGTTAAGCAACATTCACAAACGTAATTTACCCGTTCATAAACATAATGTCGTAGTTTATCCCAATCAGACGAACGAATACATGTTCTAACATTGGAGAACCAACAACTTCTCGGTATTAAATCCACAAATAAATCATTTCCTCCAAATGTTCTATCTTCACCAGCTAATTCAGTTATCATTTTTAATATTTATGTTAAATCATTTATTATTTTATTTTTATTTCAATTTTTTAATCAATGGTGCGTATGAAATACCAGAAAATGTGTATCTAATATAAACAAGCGACAAAATAAAGAATTATTATTTATAAGCAATTCTCATATAAAATGGGCATTTTAAATGAGAAAAAGGTGTAAAGATATTTAGGAAGTTATTTTTGTAAGAAGTTGAGAACCTTGTTGTAAAAGTCCCTGTTTTTCTATGTTTTTATTTCCGTGTTCTCAACATCTTTGTAAAAAACATTGTTTAGGAAGAATGAAAGAAAGAACAACTATTCTTTTTAAAGATATTTAGGAACTTATTTTTGTAAGAAGTTGAGAACCTTGTTGCAAAAGTTCTCAATTTCTATGTTTTTTATTCATGTTCTCAACCATTTTATATTTATTTAGGAGATTATTGAGAACAATATTATACTTTTTTAATTAACAATCCTTTGGTGAAATCAACTTCATCATTGTTATTGTTATTACTTGTAAATGTTTGTATATTGTTTTGTATAGTTTTTGATGAACCACCATTTTCACTGAACGTAGATACAACTGGTAGTGTTTCAATTGTATTATTGTTGGCTGGTTCAACCGTTTGAACTGGTGCAACCGGAACAGAATCTATTGTATTGTTACTACCAGTTACCACATTTATAACCGGTGTAAAATTCATTTTAGAAGGTTCTGGTGTAACTGGTTGCATTTCAAATGGATTTACATTATTAAACTGTGGGTATGATTCTGTATATACATTACCAACAGGAACTTCACTTGGTCGGTATATTTCATTTGGAGTAACAACCTGTATGCTGTCTTCCAAATTATCAATACCATCCATATCATCTGTTCCAATAGTAATAAATTTACCACCAATATTTCGTATATTCCAAATACGATTTGCTTTTTTGCCACCGCGTAAATAAACCGGTTCTCCAACATAGTATTCACCACCGGTAGTTGGTGGTGGAAAATCAGGTGTAGTTGGTTCAGGTGGTGGAAAATCAGGTGTAGTCGGTTCAGGTGGTGGAAAATCTGGTGTAGTCGGTTCAGGTATATTTGATGTTTTCATAAATTCATCAAAACTATTTGATGAGTATGAATTGGAAACATTTGGAGATTCATATGCAGGAGAACCCGGTGCATATGGTGGTGAAATAGGTTCTTTTTCAGGTATGATTTCATGGATACTGGTAGGTGTTCTCATAGGTAATTCAGTTTTTCGAAGTTTTTGTCTTATACCAGTAACAACAGTTTCTGGTGTAGCATTATCATCATGTAATAATTTTTGTATATTTTTAGAAAATGACATGTTCTCTAATTGTTGAATGTTATCTTCGGTAATAATACGCATTTGAACATTGGTAGTTTGTAATTCTTGCATTAATAATTTCAATGAATATGGAATTGAAACTACACTAAAATCGCGACCAAATTTAGTAATATGTTCAATACGCATATCTTTTCCATCAAGAGAACCAGTAAATTGAATAGGACCATCCGCCATTGGACTCATAAATAGATTTTTAGAAGGATTATATATTGCCAACATACCAGTTTTATTACATACAGCAATTTGGTATTTATCGCCACGTTCCATCATAGATTCACGTAAGAAACTGGATATACCATGAGAAATTAAAACATCACGTTCCATTTCACCAATACGCAATCCACCGTCATTTGCTCTTCCACTAACAGGTTGTTTAGTAAGTGCAGTTCTTGGACCAGTTGCACGATAATTGATTTTATCTTTTACCATGTGTTTCAATCGCATATAATAAGTTGGACCAATAAAAATTTCTGTTTCAATTTGTTCGCCAGTCATACCATTATACAAAATTTCATTACCACTTGAATGAAATCCAACTTTGGATAAATGTTCTCCAAATACACCAATTTTAGAACCTTTGTTGTTAAATGCAGTGCAATCACTAAATCCGCCATACATTACAGATGCTTTTGCAATAATACATTCAACTAATTGTCCAATTGTCATACGTGTAGGGATTGCATGTGGATTAATAATCAAATCTGGACGAATACCATCTTTTGTAAATGGCATATCACATTCAGGAATGACCATACCAATAGTTCCTTTTTGACCAGAACGTGATGCCATTTTATCTCCTAAATTTGGAATACGTTCTTCACGAATACGAACTTTTGCAATACGTTCTCCTTCTTCACCTTCGGTAATGTAAGTTTTATCAACAATACCTAATTGTCCTTTTTTAGGCATTTTGGAAGAATCCACTCTTACTTCATTTTTCACAATACTATTGGTAGTCAAACCGATGAGAACCGTCTTATCATTTACCTCTGTGCCTTCTAAAATAATACCATTTTTATCTAATTTACTGTAATCGCATCCAGGTTTTGTTCCAACAACAAAAGGTTCATTTTCAATGTTGGTAAAACGTTTATCGACAACAGTATTTGCATTTTTAGAACTTTCTTCATGTGCTTCATATGTGCTATAATAAGTTGTTCTAAATAAACCACGTTTTAGAGAACCTTCATTGATTAAAATAGCATCTTCAACATTATAACCGGTATAACACATAATAGCAACAATAGCATTTTCACCATATGGGTTCTCTTCATGATTAATATGTTCCATATATCTAGATTTTACAATAGGAATTTGTCCAGAGTTGAGAACAACAGCACTTTTATCCATACGATTTTGAAAATTTGTATGATATAAAGAAACAGCTTGTTTGCTTTGACCACATGAGAAAGAATTACGAGTGGGTGGATTGTTCTCGGGAAAAATAATTTGATTACCCATCATACCATAACCCAATGAATCATGAATTTCAAAGTGAGTATTTTTATTTTTCTTGATGTTCTCAACAGTTTCAGTTGAAAATGCAATATATGCATCTTCACTTTCACTTGGGTCAATATAATCAATAATTGCTTTTTCTTTCAAAAATCGTTCTAATTTAGCAGGATTTGTTTCACTTTCAACCCCCTTGTATAATTGAAATAATTCATATATTTTAGGAACATTCGGGTTGAAATCAGGAGAACGTTTTTCATTGAATCCAGAAATTAATTCTTTCCATGTAAATTCTCCATTATTCAATTTTTGCATAATATCTTTGGAATCAAATGATAATTTACCAGTTTCATCATCTACATAAAATATAGGTCTGCATATACGACCAGAATCCGTATAAATAAATATAGTATTTTGTTTAATATTGAACGTAGCGCTTAAATGAATAGGTAACAAAGCATTTCTTCTAAATAATTTAATCATTTTGATTGCAGCCAAAGGTTCATTAATAGAACCAGCCCATAATCCATTTACCATTACTTTTGTCATATTAGATAAAACTTGTGGAGAACATTCTTCAACTAATTTCATGCCAGTTTTTTCACGTAACCATTGAATCATAGGTTCTCGTGACATACCTCTGGAAATATAGGTAGAAATAGCCAAATGTTTATGTAATCCAATATTTCCACCATCTGGGGTATCAATAGGGTCAAAATATCCCCATTGAGATGTATGTAAAACTCTTGGACCGATTAATTTTACGCCAGAATCTAATGGTAAATTGGTTTTACGTAAATGACTTAACATAGTATTAAAGGAAAGACGATTCAAATCTTGAACAATACCAATACGTTTTGTATGAGTTTGTGCTCCCCAATTTCCTTTGAATGCTTTATTAAAGCCAGATTCAACAATACGGTCTTTGAATATTTCACGATAATTGTCTTGGATAAGACCTTCCAAATTTTCTTCGTATTGTTTTTTATTGTAATACAATTTTTTTTCAAATTCCAAATGAATTTGTTTTTGTTGTAAATTATAATATTCACGAAATAAATCATAAATAAGAGAACCAACTAATTCAACACGTTTATACTTGAAATTATCGCGGTCAGTGGGTTGTTCTAATCCAGTATATACAGAAAGTAATCTAAATACAATATAACCCAAATAATATGCTTTTTGTATATAATTAAGTTCTCCAATATGAGGTAAAAAATAATCGGATAATATTTCTAATACATAAGTAACAGTATTTATTTTAGTAAAAGATGCAATATATTTAAGAGCAGTTTGTTGATTATTGATTCCAGCAGCATCATGAACACATGGTATGAATAAATCAATCATAGATTCATATTTTTCTAAATCCAACAAACACATAGTAATAATATCTTTATCACTGATAATACCAAGAGCTCGAAATAGAATAAATAAAGGAATAGGTTTTCGAACATTTGGAATATTGACAACAATATTTTTGTTGGAATAACGAGCAGATGGAGTTTCCATTTTTACAGAAAGAGTTCTAATAGGTTTAGATACATTTTCAGAAACAGAACGTATTTCGGCGGAATATAAATATTTTTCATCATTTACATCGCGAATATACAACATATTGTCTGCAAATTTTTCTTGTGGAATAACAGTTTTTTCTTTTCCATCAATGATAAAATAACCACCAATATCATTTTTGCATTCACCCATGGAATATCGTATTTCACGGTCTAACCCATTTAGAATACAAAAATGAGATTGTAACATAATAGGAAATTTACCTAAATAGATTTTTTCCAAAGTAATCGTATGTCTTTGTATATTTTGTGCAACAACAGATTCTTCTGTCATTTGACGAACCATGGCAGCAAGATTGGGTGTCATTCTCAATTTATCAGCATCTTTTTTGGCATCGGTTTTTTTTGCACCACCCAGTTGTAATTCATTTTCAAAATTATCTAAATGTTTTTTAATTTCCTCCATATTTTTGGAAATAGTTTCTTTGAAATTACCTGCTTTTTGTTGTTTATATTCAAGGTTCTCTTCAATGTATTGGTCATCCTCTAATTGAACTTCACCTCCTTTGGATTGTTTAGCAATTTCATTAACACCAACGAGAGTGGGTTCTTCGCCAGGTTTCAATATACGAACAAATTCAATTTCGACATCATAATGTATAGTCATACCATAGTTCATATTACGAATACGAGCTTCGTTTGGAAACATGTAATGTGAATTATGTTCATCGTAAATAACAGGTTTTCCAAAATAAATTTTAGACCCATCTTTTCCACCAAAATACATATTACATTGGTAATAATAATCGTCAATAGTTTTGTCGTATTTAGAAGAAATTACCACTGGATTTTTCTCTTTAAATATTTGATATATTCCATTTTGGAAAAAGTCATTGTAGGATTCTATGTGATGTGTTACTAAAGATTGTGGATTGTCTTCAAATTGACGATTTATAATTTTCCATAATGTAGAATTTTCCATCAAACTATAATATAAATTACTATTATATTTTGTTTATTAGTTTTTTACAATAGTTTATTTTGGATATTTAGGAAAAATTTCTTTTATTATTCTATAATCAATGGAAAACAAAACATTAGATACTCTTTTCGGTCCTCTACCACACAAATATTGTTTATGGTTTTACTTTTTAACAGTATTCGGTTTTGCAGTGTTAATTATTACATTAGCATTAACCCTATATATTGGTATTTCTAAACGTAAAGGAATTGATTTCTACATTCAAATGCTTGTAGGTTCATTAGCATACGTTATTTTCTATTTCCAAAATCGTTTATTGTATTCAATGTGTGTAAGTTCAATCTAAACATTTGAAATAATTATTACGTGTATAATGTAATAATTATTTTTATCGTGCAAAAATATAAAAAATTGATTATATATTTTAATAATAAATTAAAAAGAAACAAGTAATATATATAATGTCATCAACAACTAGCAACCGAATATTAAGTATTTATAAATCACGTAAAACTATTTTAGAATTACTTGAATATCAAGATTATTCAACAGAAGATTATACTGGGTTCAGTATAAATGAAATAGATGCGATGTATATGAATTCACAGTTGGATTTATTGGTAAATCACAAGAACAATTCAAAAAAAGTATATGTAAAATATTTTATTTCATCCAAAATACGACCAAAAGATTTAGACGATATTATTGAAGATTTAATATATATAGAAAATGTTTTACAAAAAACCGATACTATTATAATCATAGTGGATGAAGAACCGAATGAATCTATTACAACAAAACTTAAATATTTATTTGACCATGATGGTATTTTCATTGTAATACATAATATTTCACGATTACAATTTAATATATTAGAACATGTATTAAACCCACAAGTAGTAGTTTTAGAAGAAAATCAAATGGATGGATTAATGAAAAAATACAATTTAAAATCATTGACCCAATTGCCAGAAATTGACCGTTTTGACCCATTAGCATTAGCATTATCATTACGACCAGGACAAGTATGTGAAATTCAACGAGGAAGTGCAACCGCTCTTTCATATAAATATTATCGTATATGTGTATAATGATTTATCTAATGAATATAATATAGTTATGTCAGAAATAAAAAATTTAACTGTTGCATATAATCCAAATGATTTTTTTTATTATAGTGCAAATTTCAGTGATGGAACCAAAATAACAAATGATTCTACAGATAATACTAAATGTGTAACATATATTGCCGCAGCTGGAAATATTGAGATAGTTGGAAACATTGATTGTAGAACTTCCACCATTAGTGGAAATACAGATTTGATGAATACATGCTATAATAAAGAACTATGTATAAACAGAGATAATGCAAACCAATTATTGCAATTACAAACAAATCACGATGGCGCAACTACTCGCAAAGATGATGTATCCATGGATTACAATCGTGAATTATTGAAAAGTTATAATTTAGCAATAGGATGTTTAGGAGTATTGACAGTATTTTATTTTTTATATGAATAAATTATATAATGCCAGAATATAAATATTTCAATAACGGATTTGATTATAATAAGTATAAAAATGAAATCAAAGAAAAACGAAATGAATATGATGAAAAGTTGAATAAATTATACAAGAACAGGAATGTTATAAAAGATACTCAAATGAAAGAAATCAATACAAATGTATATGCAAATATTATGTTAACAGCATTAGCAACATCTATATTATTATTTTCGTTTATAAAAATAGCCAAATAAAATATAAAATATGTATATAAATGAATAGTCAATTGTTTGAACAAATGTCTTCTTTGACATATTCTGATTTTTCTGCAAAAACTATTAAAGAAAATTTCAGTTTAGTAGAAGGATATACATATTTTGATACTACTAGTAGCACAAATACTGCAACATTGAGAGGAAATACTAGTTTAAAAGAATACACTGATTTACGTGACCGCCTTACAAAAGACAGTAAATATGATTTCAATGGAAATATATTGAATTTTCATGATAGTAATTATTTAATATCTGAACAAATTAAAAGAGATAATGAAATGTTAATTAATAGTGAAGATAATTTGAAAGTAGCATCGTATATAGCAGCAACAACGATGTTTATAGTTGCATTTATAATAATCGGTTCTAAACAATAAATATAATATATGTATAAATATATATTATAATGTCAACCACATATACTATTGGAAATAGTGATATACAAAAAGTAGATGATGTTCTCGTAGAAGAAAAAAAACGGTTGGACCAAAAGAAAGAATTAATAGACAAGGCAGAATTTAGTCAAAACAGAGTACAAGAATTAAATGAAAGTTATCGTAAACGTTATGTTTATTACAATTATATAGTAACTGTTGTAGTGATTGCATTATTGATATATTTTACATTGGTGATGCTACAATATTTTATCCCAATTATACCATCGGTAATAGTAGATTTGGCAGCTATTGTATTATTTGCTTTTATAATTATTTTTGTAGTGTATAATTTGGGTATTGTGTATAGTAGAGATAAACTGAACTTTGATAAAATAGATATGAATCATGCAAGTATAATAAGTAAAGAAGAACTGGAAAAGAAACGTCGTAGCGATGTTTCTGCTGGAAATTTGAGTGATGTAGCTGGTATAGATATTGGAAAAAGTTGTATTGGAGCAGCATGTTGTTCAGCTGGAACAATGTGGGATGCTGGAAATTTAGTTTGTAAGCCAAATGTTGTATCCAGTTTTGCAACAATAACAGAATCATTTAGTATATTGAATGGAGAGGATTTAGTTATAAATGGAGTTGTAAAACCATTTGAACCAAGTGAATATGATAATTATGCAAAAATTTAATTTATAATATTATTATAAGAAATAATACTATGAGTTACTTATTTTTTGATACTATGAAATCTTTTTTTAATAATACAATAATAGAAGGATTATCTAAAAAAGAAAGGGAAAAAAATAGACGCATTCAAAAACGAGAGACTGCAAAAACCGAACGTGTTAATAAAAGAGAACGAGAAAAAACAGCTCGTGTTAATAAAAGAGAACGAGAAAAAACAGCACGTATTGAAAGAAGAGAACGAGAAAAAAGAGCACGTATTGAAAGAAGAGAACGAGAAAAAAGAGCACGTATTGAAAGAAGAGAACGAGAAAAAAGAGAACGAGAAAGATTAAAAAAAGATTTAGCTGATAGAAATAGTGAAATAACAAAATTGAAATTTGAAATAAATGATAAATCAAATTCAAACCAATTTTACAAAGACCAAATAAATGGTTCAAATAATCAACCAGGATTTTTGAATATTCTTGCAAAACAAAAAGAAAAATTTAGTAATATAAATAATATAGAAGAAATGGATACAATTGAAGGATTTGATGTTTCACAACAATTAAGTGATGTAGTAAAAGAAAATAAATTGCTGGAAAGTCAAATACAACAAAATAAAAACAATTATACAGCGGATGACAGTCAAGTATTTTATAAAAAACAACTTTTTTATAGACAAAATGATTTCAATCGCCAATTGTATATCATATATTATGTATTAGTTTTATTGTTAGCAATTTATTTAATTTTTATCAATGTAAATACAAATATTTATTTAAAAATATTCACAGTAATTATTTTAGCAATTTATCCATTCATAATTGAATATATAGAATTTGTAATATATTTTATTTTTTATTATGTATATTCACTTGTAAATGGCAGTAATTTCAAAATGGACAGTTATACCATGTTTTCATTTGGAAATACATAAAAAATATAATTTTATTTAGTAAAATAAATAAACTTATAAATCATTTTCAGTAATTTCATGTGTTTCATCTTCGGTTCCAGAATCAATAACTTCATTATCATAATTTATACGAATACCAACCCATGCTTTTTTCTTGTCATAATTTCCATATTTTTTATCCATATAATTATGTAATTTTTTAGAACTTGGAGCACCATTACTTCCATGAATTGATTTATACCATATTGAAAATTCATTTGTAATTTCAGATTTGGATATTCTTCCATTGGGGTCTGTTATGATTCTATCTCGTATAAATTCAGCAATATAATCATTCTTTTCTTTATACGAATTACTAGCGGATAACACTCGGGGGCAATCTTTAACTAGTCCATCTGTTTTGAACGCAATATCCACGAGCATAGCCATAAATACTTCTCTCCATACAGGAAATTTCTCATTTATATAGGGGTCAACTTTGAATTGATACGGCGATTCTGGGTCACCTTGCACTGGATTAGCTGTGAATTTTGATTCAAAATCAACTACACGAATTCTTCTCCATGTTCCATGGTCTTGACTTTTAATTTCCATAAATACGTTCGTGCAAACACATAATTTGAATTGCGGTATAAATGTTACCATTTCAGTCATGTATGGTGCGCGTGCAGTAATCGGGTCAAATCCACTAGTCAATTGTTTCAATACACCTTCATTTATTCGGTCACCATCTTCTGGTTCTTGCATAAGAGCATAACGAACTCCTTTTAATGCGACTATTTCAGGTGATAATCCACCAATCTTACCTCGTTTATCAGTAATCAATGATAGTGGAACATCACCTTTGTAATCACCTAAACATTCTTTTATCAATTCAGTTAATACGGATTTACCATTAGCACCTCCGCCGACATACATATTGAATGTTTGATTAGATGCGGTTCCTATCAAAGTAGATGCTAAATGTTCCCACATATAATTATACAATTGCGGGTCGGGAAATAATTTGTGCATGAAATCGTTGATTTCTTCAATAGTTTTTTTATGTTTTTCTCTATCCAAAGGAACATAGTCAATTTTTGTGCATTTTGATAAATGGTCTTCTGGATATCCTTTTCTAAATATTTTGTTTTTGAAATCAATAACTCCGTTGTTAAATGAAAGTAAATATGGATTACTATCTAATTGTTGTAGGAAATCGGGGTCATAGAACCATTCCCTAGATTCTCTCATAATATTATTCTTATCATTTGTGTTACCTAATCTTGTGCAAATATTCAATATTTTATTCGCATTATCTTGCATACGTTTGGATTTCGCTTCATCTGGTGGATTCAATGAACTTGCTTGATTCATTAAACTCTGTGCGCGTTTCCAATATAAATTACGCAATGTTGTTGAAATGGAATGTCTTAATGTAGTTCCACAATCATTTTGAATCCAAGAGTGTTTCTTTAATTGATACCATATTCCTTTGGATACACTTACACATACATAATCATGTTTATGCAATTGATATAATACACCTGCAATATCAAAATCACCACACCCGCGTGAATTTTTATCAGTTCCAATTTTGTCCAATGTAGCGGCTTTGATTGTTTGATCAATATAGAAATCAATACTGTTTTCTCTAACTTTTTTGAATTTTTCAAGTGCATCTTCTTTTGACCAATGCATAATAGAACGTTTTGTCAATCCATTCGGATTTTTTAAATCAAATTTTTGCCATCTGTCATATAAATCAGGTATAGTATTAAAATCAAAATTTGCAGCCAATGCACTGAATGCTACCCATACAATGAACAAACTATCATGAATATTGCGTAATGCCCATCCAACACGTATCCATTTTGTATATGAACCAATTCCATAATAAGATTCTGGTAAAGTCATGGTATAATCATGTGCTTCTCTCAATTCATAATCAAAACTTTGTATTGAATCTAAATATTCATTTATTGCATCTTGTAATTGTTCATGGTTTTTTATTTTCAAAACATATGCATTTGTATCGGTATAATTATCACTAATAATACGTTTTTGTTTAGGTTTGATTTGAGATATATTGGATTCTTTTGTTTTTATAAACTCATTTGTATAAAATAAACTAGGATGTTGAGTATATCTAGCAGATAATTTTTCAATATTTTTAATAACATCAAAATCTTTTAAATCAATCTTGTTACGAATAAATTCACCATCATCCGGGTCATATGTGATTTCATAAATATAGGTTAATTTATATACTGCATGATGTGGTTTTCTTGATCCATATAATTGCCAGTTGGATTTAGCCGCAGTGACACCCTCATCAACAACATCTTCCCATGTGTTTATTATTGGAAAATCAGACCATGCTTCTGCAATTTTTGGAACTACTTTTTTTCTTAATAAAATTTGAGTAACTCTATCTGCTTGTAATCCAATGATGATATGAATTCCATCTTTCGTTATATTTTTTTCAACAAGACGATTTACATCATTCTTTTGCATTACATATACATTGAATTTCGTGTTCTCGTCAAATTGGAATATAGTTTTTAATTCTGCTAAATATATGTCAATTGCATCTTCAATATGTGACACATCATACATTCGCTTATCTACTTCATAGTTGAACTTCAAATCAATATCAATCAATATTGGTCCATTTGTTTCTAATTGTTTTTCAGTCAAATATTCTTCATTATTTTTTACCAATATTTCACTTGCATACAAACGTAAGAATTCTGGATATTCTTCATCACTTATGTGATATGAACCACCAAAATTCCCAGTTTCGTTATCTGGCATTCGCGTATTTGTATGAGGTAATCCACTGTTCTTCGCAGTGTGTTTTATTAAGAAGTCATTCAGTTTTTTAGAAGTTTTTGGTGGCATTTTATATGAACTCGTATTTTGCATTTCGTTATCGGGTTGATATTCAATATTTGTTTTACGAGTTTTGCTCATATACTCGTTATATGTTATATGCATATATTTTTATATTTTTATTAGAATTCAATTTTTTGGCTGAATAGTAATTTTAGGATTTCTGTATATGATTATCAAAAAATTGATTACATAAATACATTCAATAAATAAATTAAAATAATTGTTTTAATATATAATAATGAAGTTTTGTGTTCAATGTTCCAATATGTTGTATATTAGTATTAATGAGAATGATACTAATAAACTTATTTACTATTGTCGTAATTGTGGAAATAAAGATGAAACAATAACAGATGAAGGGGTATGTATATTAAATACTCAATTGAAAAAAGGCGAACAAAAATTCAATCATATTATCAATAAATATACAAAATTAGACCCTACTTTACCACGAATTTACAATGTGAAATGTCCAAATTCTGGATGTAAGACAAACAGTGATAATGAAAAAAAAATGCCAGAAGTCATTTACATTCGTTATGATGATGAAAACCTGAAATATTTATACATTTGCGCTGAATGTGATTATACATGGAAAACTGACAGTAATAAATAATAAAAAAATGAATAAAGTAAAAAATTGAATGTATTTATTTTTTAATATATTTAGAAATATTACAGTATATATATAAAATGGACGAAAAAGATGACTACCCATCTGAAAATGAATATGAATCAGAAAATGAAACAGAAAATGTTTTAAAATTACCGAATAAAAATAATTTCAATATTAAAAATGATGAAGAAGAAGATGATGATGATGATGATGAAACTGTGGAAACAGAAGACATTGAAAGTGTTGAAGATGAAGATGAATATATGGATGATGAATATAATGAAGTAGAAAAAATATTCAAACCAGATGAAAATACTACAAAAACATCATTCAATTTAATAGATAATGTAGATGATGTTGACGACGATGATGATGATGATGATGATGAAAACTATTTACAAAAATTTAATGAAAATATGAAAAAACATGTAATAACAGATTACCATCCAGAATTACAGTTTCATAATTATGAAGAAATAGAAAATTTGACAACTATTGTTCGTAATGAAAATGGAACAATTATTGACCCATTACATAAAACATTACCATTCTTAACTAAATATGAAAAAACAAGAATTTTAGGAGAAAGAACACATCAAATAAATTCTGGTGCAAAACCATTTATACCAGTTGAACCAGATGTAATTGATGGATATTTGATTGCATTGGCAGAACTAGAACAGAAAAAAATACCATTTATTGTAAAACGACCATTACCAAATGGAGGATGTGAATATTGGAAATTAAAAGATTTAGAAATAGTATAAAAAATCATAATTGTTTTTGTAATTCTTGACGAATAGTATTATGTAATTCAATATTTTTTATTGGATGATATAAATTTGCTGGGGTTATGTTTGTAATATTCCAATCATAACGCCATTGTAAAGAGTTATTCATTTCTACTGGTTGTTCATACAACAAATTATGATGTTTTGCAATAGTCGGTATCATTGCTTCAATGAATAATAATGTTTTTGATTCGGATACATATTCTTCTATTTTTTGAAACAATGTATTGGATAATCGTGATACACATATCATTGCATTATAATAAGGTGGTGGTATTATGAAATCAGTGCCATACCAGAACCAATAATTATGTTCTCCATTTTCATTTACTTCATATTCTTTTGTTAATAAATCACTTTGAGGATATTTTTTATCAATATTTATAACACTTTGTATATCATATAAAAATGCATCATCTTCAAAAAACCATACATAATCATAAGTTGTATTTAATTTACAAAAATAATAAAGTGCTTTATCCCATGCAATAATTTTTGGAAATCCTAATCTACTAGATGAATTGATAAAATAATTTTCTTCGGTTTCTTTGTGAGAAATTATAATTATATTAACATTTGGATATTTGTTACCATACATGGATTTATAATCTACATAATCAACATCTATTATATAATAAAAATCATAACCAGATTGATTATCTATTTTATTAAGAAAATCTAGCCATATTTCATTTGGAATGTATCCAATAACACAAAATGCTCGTTTTGTCATAAAATATTCTATACAAGAATATAGAATGTTTTTTCTGTATTATTTTACCTAAATATTTCCAAAATCAAGGAATTTCATACAATCGTTTTTTCAAAGAATAAATATCATTTTTATCATATTTAGAAATATCAAGTTGATTCAATAATTCAATACCCTCATCTTTTCGTTCAGTGTGTAGGCAACATAATGCTAAATGATAATTTACATTTTTTCCATAACAAGATTCATCAATATAACATGCAGTTTTTTTGTATATTTCTTCTAAATTTTTGGATTGTGCTTTTTTAAAACAAAAATATCCTAAATCATAATTATTGTTTTCAATAAAAATATTACCGAATTGAAAATACGATTCCGCTCGGTAATTACATAAATTTATAGCATCTGTTGTGTAACGCAATAAATCTTTGAAATTATAATTCAAAATATACATAATTTCTACAATTTTTATATAACATTGATACAATTCATCATTTGACGCATCTTTTAACTTTATATATTTCAAATAATTTAATAATGCTTTATTCCAATCTTCTAAATAATAATAACATTCTGCAATATGAAATATACACAAAGAATTTATACTATATTCATCATGATGAATAGTATCTAAATATTGTTTTTTCAATAATGGAATATTTGTTTTCATAATATCTTTTTTATTTTCATGATAATTCTTTTCAATAGATAAAAAAGTGTTTGGAATATATCCAAAATCTAGTTCATCGACATTAATAGGAATATATTTGTGAAATACATCACCAATTATTTTCCATTTGTATTTATTATTGAATAATACAATTTTACTATTTGTTATTTTTTTGTTATTAGTTTTGATAATATTTTCATTGAAATGAATAATTTTCGTATCAATAGATGGAATTTTTTCATAAACATTGATAAAATATCCAATATATTTATTTCCATCTTCTGCATTTATGTGTTCTCTTGAAAAATTAATAGAATTTAAATATTCGTCATTTTCAAAATGCAATATATAATCTGTTTTTTTGTGACATAAATTGAACAATTCAATTTTATTATTCAATATACCTTTGTCATCACTATTATGTATTTTGTATTGTATATTCTTGTTTTTGAAAAAATCATGAATTAATTTACATGTATCATCAGTAGAACCAACATCTAATATTATACAATCAGTAATAATATTTTCAGTGCTTTCTAACATTTTTACAATAGTGTTTTCATTATTTTTACATATAATAGCAAAACAAATAGTTACAATATTGTTCATTTATTATGTTTATGTAAATAAATTTTTATATAATTTTTGAATAAATTATATAGAAAAATAATTTCATATTTCGTAAATGGATTGTAATAATATAGATTGGCTGATAAATACGGATGATTCAAATTATCAATTGTTATTAAATCATAGTAGAATTTTAACTATACAATGTAGGTTAGATACAAGAAAAAAAGAATATTCATTTTTTGAAAAATTTGTTTATGATATTGCAAAATTTCATTTAAATCGTTTGAAAATAGATTTTGACGAAAATATACATGTTACATTTTGGGCATTCAATAAAAATTGTAATGTATTCAATTTTCATTTAGATAGAGACGATTATGAAGAACGTGTTCATGAAAAAATAAAAAACATACCATTTTTGAGTGCAATAACATACTTAAATGACTATAATGAAACACCTACCGTATTCACAAACATAGATGGATTTGACTATTGTAATCGCAAATTTCAAGAATTGAACCAACAAAAAAATAATACTGTTCCAAATGGAGAAAATGAAATCTTGATGGGTTTAAATACAGATGATATAAATGAAAAAATATGTTTTTCGTTTCCAAGAAAAATGAAACACACAAGTTTTTGTGGAAAATATATACATTCTGGAATAAATATGAATAGTTCAAATACCTGTAATAATGTAGAACGAAATATTATTTTAGTTGCATTATGGAAAACACCGCCATTATACGTTCCATTTTACAATGATGACATATACAGTTACAAAAATTTTATGTCTAATTCTGTTATTATAGAAAATAAAAGATATAATATAAATGATGAAATTTTAAATATAATAAATAAGGACGAAAAAAAAATTATCTTAATAGATGATTATAAATTGAATAGCAGTTTATATGAAAATATTGTAAAAAATTCAACATCGGAAAATGAATGGAAAAAATTTTCAAAAATATTTGATTATGTTTTCAAAAGATTAGGTTATAGGAATGATACATATATTATTGATAAAATTTCAAAAATGGATGAATACAAAGATTATATAGTATGCACAGATAATTGTATGCATGAAAATAATGAGATTATAAAAGAATATATATATTCTCATATGATAAAAGATTCAAAAAATTCAATCTATCCTTCATTATTAAAATGTGATTTGAAAACATGGGTTATATCATCAAGTAATAATATGATTGAACAATTACATCATACAAATAGTTTAATAAACGAGTGTATTATGGCAAAAAATAATGCACCTGCGTATATATTAAATCATTCAAAAGAAAAATTTGATTTGATTGAAAAATATGTATATGATATTGCACAATACCATTTGAACCGTTTAAATATTAAATTTGATGATAAAATTTGTATAGAATTTTGGTTCAAATCTCGAAATGTATATAGCACATCTATTCATACAGATAGTGATGATAATTCTGTTAGAATAAAAAATTTATCAAAAAAACCATTTTTATCAAGTTTGACATATTTGGATAATAACAATGACCCTACTGTAATTACAAATATTGAGAGCAATTCATATAAATTCAAAAATTTGAATGATAATACATTGTGTTTTAGTTTTCCATCTAAAATGAAACATATAGTATTCAATGGTGGTAAATATAATCATTGTGAATGTAAAGTTTTTGATGGTGAAACAACCGAACGATGTTTATTGATTATAGATTTTTGGTATAATTATGTTCCCATGAACATGCAATATTATGAAGTGAAACCAGATGTTTGTAAATTATTTGACCGGAATGATATATTATTGAATTTCAATAATGAGAACGAAAATGTAAAAAAAATAGAAGTATCTAATGAAATTTTGAATAATAATGTTTTTGAAGATATTTTATATAAAAAAGATATTAATATTTTCAAAAAATTTAAAAATATTTTTAAAAATATTGATTTGTATAACAATAATACAATTATTTTGTATAAAGATGTTGAAAAAAAAACACAAGATAAAAACGTATTGAAACCTATGAAATTCGATACAAATATTTTTAATAATCATTACAATAACTCTTGTGAAAAAAATATTGAAAAAAATATTGAAAAAAATATTGAAAAAAATATTGAAAAAAATATTTTAAAAAAATCTTGTTTGGTAGATTCAAATTATTATACTTTCAATAATTTTTTGAACAATATTATATGTGATTGGATAATAAATGAAATTGATGGATATATAAACAAAACATTTAAGTTGGATGTATCAATTGAAAATAATGAAACTATAATTGATTTAGAAAAAATACCAAAAATACTGGATTATCTAGTTAATAATGTATTTGATTTATACTCAAATGCAATAAATAATAAATATTCTTTTTCAAAAGAAAAAATATTGAATTTCAAAGATATTTTTATTACAAAACATAAAACATTTGATAATTTGAAAATGTCTAATTATAATACAGATGTTATATCCTATATTTTTTTAAAGAATTCTAACATACTTATGAATAGTAAAATAGATAAACACAATATAATGATAATACAACCCGGAGATATGATAATACATTCTTCAAATGATAGTGAAACCACTTTACTTCATGTTGATAATGATGATTATTTTTTGGTATTTTGTATAGAATTATATGATTCAATATAATATTGGATTTTCTCTATATTATTCATGATTTTCTATATATGTTGGTTCAAATTGTATGAAACGGTTTGTAAAAATTTTTGGAATAATAATATCAATTACTAGTTTTTCAACAAAATCCCCGTTTTCTAATATTTTAATTATTTCAAAATAGAAATCTTTACTTCTTGCTAAAATCAAATTTTTAGAAACAATAAATGACAATCCGTCACATTTGTTGATAACATTATATTCAATTCGTTTAAACAATTTAAAATGAATTTCTTTGTATGCATTTTGTACCTTTTCAATAAGATGATATTCTTGTTCATCATTGGTTATAATTTTATATGTATTTACAAATAATTTTTCATGGGTTATAAATTCAAACATTGGGGTTGAACCGTTGTTTATATAATATGCAATTCTTTCAACCATATTACTACAAATTTTTGAAAATTTATCTTCATTCACTGTTACAAATATAACATAATCATCTAAATTCTCATAATTCTCATATATATATTTGAACATTGCATGGTGCGCATTTCTTGTATTTTCCATATAAATATATTTGTACTCTGTTGTTAAAGGCTCACCTATATTCAAAATCAATATATTACTGAACTTTTTGGTCCATTCTACATCTCCATTTTCGCGTATTACTACTATCATATAATTATAATTACATATTATAATTATAATTTTTCAACTGAAAAAAAAAATAATTGATATAATCTACTGTCATAAATATCACTTCCAAAATAATCAACTGCGGTATGAAACCTGGAAGAATCAAATAATACAAGACGATTGAATAAATTTCCTACTTTGTCGACTAATTTCCATTTTGTCATGTCTCTATCATATTTATAGTATTCATTTTTCATTATTGTGCTTTCATCTTGATTCATTGTGCCATCTATATATTTATAAAATGCGGTTCCCGATTCTACCGGGGCATCTGGGGTCAAATATATTATTCCTGCAAAATTTGAATTATCACAATGAACCCATGAATGTTCATTTGATATTGAATATTGAAATTTTCCATTATCTGTATCATATGGGAAACTTATTATTTTTCCAACAATTGGTTCTAATATTTTTTGGAATTGTTGTTTATGTTCTTCACATGCAAATGGTTTTGTTCTTTTACCAATACAATAATTATTATCTATGCATTTTTGTTCTATATATTCTTGTTGTAATGCAAAATTTCTTACTTCATATGGATTCTCATAAAAGTTATCTATTACTATAATATTACATGACATTGGTTTATTATTTCTGTATTTTTGTAATTCTTCCATTGAATATTGTAGTTTACAATATATTTTTATATTACTAAAATCATTCATATTATTCCGTTGAAAAAAAGAAAACCTGATACAAACGACCATCGTATATATCTTTTCCAAAATAATCAACAGCAGTATGAAATCTGGAAGAATCAAATAATACAAGACGGTTAAATACATTTCCTACTTTATCCACTAATTTCCATTTTGTCATATCTTTACTATATTTGTTATGTTCATTTTTCATTATTCTATCCTCATGCGCATCCAGTGTTCCATCAATATATTGATAAAATGCAGTCCCTGATTCAACTGGCGCATCTGGTGTTAAATATATTATTCCTGCATAGTTCATTCTAATATTTGAGTCATAATGAACCCATGAATGGTCATTTGATGTTGAATATTGAAATTTTCCATTATCTGTATCATATGGAAAATCTACAATTTTATTTATAAATGGTTTCAATATTTGTTCGAATCTTTCTTTATGTTCTTTACATGCAAATGATTTTGTTCTTTTACCTGGATAATATGTATTTTCTGTATATTCTTGTTGCAACGCAAAATTACGAACTTCCATAGGATTCTCATAAAAATTATCAACAATAATAAATGTGCATGTTGGTGCTTTACTTTTTCTAAATTCTTTTAATACATTCATTTTATCATATTATGTGAATCTTTTTATATTTTTTATACTGTTGATTCTTTTACATAAAACCAATTTGTTATGATATACTTATCGCTTGATATTGGCATTTTACCACGATGTGGATATGCCCACGATGCTGGGAAAAATATTAATTTTCCTTTTTCTGGTTTTACTTCATAATTTCCCCAAAATTCGGTTTCTCCACCTTCTTCTATTGTATTCAAATACCATAAAAATGTTACTGCTCTATATCGCATTAAATCTGTATTGATTGAAAAATCATTGTGATATACATATTTTCCTTCGCATTTTTTATATTTTTGTATCATAAAATGTTCCACATGAAAATCATTAAATTCTAATACATTATATTTTCTATTTTTTGTATTATATTCTTTTTTGTTCAAAAAATCACAATATTCAGTAAATCCTTTATTTAATGCATTATACAAATATTTTTCTATTTTTTCCCAAGATTTATCATTTTTAGGTATCAATAAATCAGTTGTATCTTTTATTTCTTTCAAAATTCCGGCAATTACAAGTCCTTGATATTTATCATCCTCTAATTCATACATTGTTATTATATCATCACATAAATCATCTGGTATTGAATTTTTCACTTCATAAATAAAATTCATTTTTATATACAATACAATACAATATTATATTTATATTTTTTTCACTATAATTTAAAAAAATAAACATTCAAGTACGCTTGTGCATTTCCTGATGTTCCGGTTGCTCCACTTATTGGAGGTATATTTACAACACCAGTGGGTCCAGGGGTACCAGCTTGACCAGTTGCACCAGTTTCACCTACATTACCGACAGCATTTGTAGCTGGTGCTGTTCCCGGGTCTCTACACCCTTGCCCTCCGCCTGGTCCTTGGGGGCCTATGCTACCTTGACCACCTATACCACCTGTACCACCTTTACCGCCTTGACTGCCTCGGTTTGCAGCATATGTAACACCATTAACTTTAAACTCCACATTACTTACATTACCTATACTATACTGTAATGATGTTAATTGATTTACATTCATAGCATTTGATGTATAAACATAGACCCCATTTCCACCTGGACCACCTGGACCACCTGGACCACCCGGACCACCCGGACCACCCGGACCACCTGCACCACCATTTCTTGGACGTTTTTTTTGTGGGGCTGGACAATCATGTGCATGTCCTTGTGGTCCTTGTAGTCCTTGTGGTCCTTTTACACCTCGTGGTCCTTGTGCTCCTTGTGCTCCTTCACTACCTTTTGCACTCGATATTATAAATTTCATACCATTTGCCCATTCAGGAACTGTTATTGCCCCGACTGCTGCTTGTGTATTACTATTTGTTATTATTTGTGTTACTGCGCCTGATATTGGATATTTAGTGGTTATAGATTGACCATTTTCACTATAATTGATAGGAGTATCTATTTTAGAATACTCTTCATTTGACTGTCTATATTGAGGAAATCCACTAAAATTTGAAGTAGGTATACTTGTTGTGCCAGGAGTTATAATTGAATTTATATCTGTTCCTTTGTAATAATATTTATTTGACATAATATATATTATACAATATTTTTTTACATATTTTTTTACGAAATAGTTTATATGAACAATTCAGGATTATAGTTCAAACGTGTGCTACTTTTGTGATATTCGGTTTGACCACCATGACCATAATCACCAATTGCATCTTCTACTGCCATCATTGGATACATCAATGCACGATTTCCTTGTTTTGTAATTGTCCAATCTGGACTAAAATGCGGTAATGACGAATTTACTAAAGTCTCATCTGCATATCCATTTCCAAATTTTTCTATTAAAAATTCTGCATGTTTTCTTGTTACCATATACAAATGTGCACCCCAATGTCCAAACTCGGTTGCTGGATAATTGTGATATTTGTATGGACGATTATCAAAATGATGTTTCAAATGATATCCTTGTATCCAATCTTCAATTGGGTAATTTGTCATGTGTCCCAACAACAAAAAATCTAAATTCATTGTTTCAAATTCTTGGACTATATTCGGTAAAGTGTTTGCAAATTCTTTATGTAAATAAATATCGTCTTCACAGAAAAATCCATATTTCTTATCTGTTTTCAAAAACAACTTCAACATATCTATGTGTCCATATGTAATAGACCATAAACGTTTAATTCCTTCACCAATTGGTTGATTTGCAATTCTAGGGTCTGTTATTTCTACACCTTCAAATATATTCAATTCTAATCCTACCTTTGCAAATCGTTCTTTCATATTTTTATATCTTACAGGATTTTTATAACATAAACAATAAAAAACACAATCGTCTATTACTGATTCCATATATTCTATATAATACTTAATTGTTTATATTATTATTTTTTTATAATCAATAATATAAAATTGAATTAAATATAACTATATATATTTTTGTAACCAAGTTATAATCATGAATTGTGAAATCACTCGTAAAATCACCAACCCAGATAGTTTTCGCGAAAATATACGTAAAAAGTTCGCTGTTATTCTTCAAGACAATACTATGTCTATTAATCTTGAAAAAGGTGTTTTCAATTATACTATAAAAGAATCCAACACGCGCAAAATTGTTAAAAAATGGGAAAATCCTGCATTTGTTCAATTGTATTTAGACAGATTGCGTTCCATTTATATTAATTTAAAAAATGAAGAATTACTCAAACAAATCAAACAAAATGAAGTAACTCCACAAAGTGTTGCATTTATGACTCATCAAGAATTAAATCCTACACATTGGCGAGTTCATATTGAAAATAAAATTAAACGCGATGCATCTAAATATACTTCTAATATTGAGGCATCTACTGATATGTTTACTTGTAAAAAATGCAAATCAAAAAAATGCACTTATTATGAATTACAAACACGTAGTGCGGATGAACCCGCTACTATATTCGTAACTTGTCTAGATTGTGGCAAACATTGGAAATCATAATAATATGAATAATCCATAATAACACACAAAAAATTGATTTTATTCAATTTTTTTCATAGCATAATAATTCAAAATGGGAAATAAACAGACAAAACCAAAATATCAAAATGATATATGTGCGATTTGTTGCAATAGAATAAATATTCACAATTTATTGATATGTATTTGGTGTAATGCATCATTGCATGAATCATGTTACATAAAACAACGCGCCAATATATATTACACACAATGTCCGAATTGTAATCATATTGGATGTATTGGTAAAAATAGAGATGATAATGAATAATACAAAATTGATTCTTTGTATTTTTGTATAATGTTATGATAAACAAGGATGGAAAAATTTGAAACAGACGCAATTGATTTTGTATTGAACACATGTAAAACTTTTGTTTTACAAAATTTTAACATAAATGATAGAAGCAATAAAACAATAAATTACAAAAATAATATATATAAAATTACTGTTCATAAAAATTGTTATCATGGTGATAAATATTTTGAAGATTATTGTATCTATTTCTCTTCAATATTATTTGAAAAAATGATAACATCATCATTTTATTTGGAATGGGAAAATAATATAATTGGCAGTAAATTGATACCGGCAAACACGCATTACGAACCAAATACAAACACATTTAGCAATCGCAGTATAAAAATAAGATACGATGAAATAGTAGATAGAAAAATTATTTGTTCATAAGTTTATATATATTCAATATAGAAGACACGGTTATTTCATTTAATTCATTACATACACAAATGTCATACCCTTTTTCAAATATATTTTTTATATATTCGTCATCTTCTTCATTGAATACATTTGCAACATAAATAATATCATATGGTGTATCTATTACCATATTTTCTTGATTTTCTTCTGTTATTTCAGTTATTATAATATCATAATTATATTCTTTATTTATATTAGTATTTGTATCATAATCACATATTACATCAGTATATTTTCGAAACAAATTATACATTTTCTCACATTTTTCAATATCATTATATACTAATAATATTTTCGTAAAATCCATATAATATGTCTATTTTTTTTATTTTATGAAACATTATTTTTATTTTCGTTTTTCATAAATGTTTTTATCCAAGAAATTTTTTCCATACATAATAAACATCGTTTCGGTGTAAAATAAAAATGAGATATTTCTACACACAATTCACAGTATTGATGATTTTTACATACTTTTACTAATTGTTTTTTTTCTTCAAAACATATTGGACATTTCATAAATTATGTATATATTTTTTTCTAAACATTATATTTTTGCACCATATGTAATCACAAATATTAATTTGTAATTACACTTTTTGACTATATAATATTTCAATCATCCAAGGACATAAAATTTACCAATTGGATAAATATATTGATAATATCCAAATAATAATCCATAGATGCAGTTATAAAATCTCCATAATAATCTTTTTGTAAAATTTGATTTGTATCATAAACAATGAATAACGAGAACAATAACAAACCGAATATCAAAAATCCTTTGACAAATGTATAATAATTACCCATAAACATGCTTACAATTTTTGTAATAATGAAAAACAATAATATGAATAGTAACAATCCACCAAACCTTTGAGTTAATTCTACTCCCATTAGAATCATTGACAATCCAAATAAAAACATACTACCAAAAATACCCATTGTTCCAAATATAGCTGTTTTTATGACGTTAGGGTCAGTTATATTTCGCAAAAATGATAATATATATCCAAATATACCTGATATACAACTAAATATGATTGTTTTTAACCACAATGGTAAATCCAATGATATTACAAATATCAATGCAAACAATCCAATCGTCATTACTATCCATAACTGTATATTTAATTTGTCTTTTTCATTTTTCACATTTTCCATAATGTAATATGTTATTCCTAATTGGACTATCAAATTTGCAAAAACCATCATCAAAAATGTTTTTTTCTCATCCAATAATTTGAAAAAATTCTTATTTTTACCAAAAGATACTAAATTTCCACCTTTTTGATTTTTATTGAATAATGTATTATACAGATTTGTATGAACCATCTATATAATATAATTATATATATTCTTCTTCTACCAATTCACTCGTGCAATCTAAATAATTTTCCGTTAATGGTTGATTAATTGGTTTCAATTCAAAAACACTTTTAATTGCGCTATTTTTTTTAGGTTTGCTAACGCGTTTCGGTTTTGATTTTACAGGAATGTCATCTTCATCATCTTCTTCAACGTCATCTTCATCTTCTTCTTCATCGTCATCCTCCTCATCATCATCTTCTACTACAAATCCATCTTTTACATATCCAGTCTTTGTTCTAGGAATATCGTCATCATCATCATCGTCGTCATCATCATCGGTATCTTCATCACCTAAATCTTCAAATCCACCATACAATGTTTCATATATTTGATTCCAACCTGATTCTGTTAAATCTACAATTTCATTTGGATTTGATTCCAATTTTTTTACAACAACACAATTACCAAAAAACAATGTATTATCAATTGGCGGTGGAAACTCATATTTATTTTCTTGATTTGCTTTTCCATTTGTCTTACCATATACGCTAACTGTATATTTTTTAGATTCCATATCGATTGTCCATGATGTATGACATTTAAATCCTTCGGGTGATTTGAATCCCGCCTTTTTATACAATTCATTTTCTTCATATTTTTTCAAATTCAATTGTTTAACCGAACCTAATTTTTCAACAATTATAATAGATGGCATTCTTTCTCTAAAAATATTTAGGAAAATGTATTTAAGTATTTTATGAAAAATACTTTTAGACTATCTACGTTATTATTATTCATATCAAATCTATCTAAAAACATATAGATATTTGAAAACATAAATAATTCATGCTATGGCTTTTTCAAAATATTATTCTATCAATTATCATTATTATTCTTATCCACTATTTATTCAATTATTTAAAAGATACTTATACTACCAAGAAAACAAAAGATTTAGTAAAAAGTCAAACCGACAAATATAAAACTATTTTAGATGAAATTATAAACAAAAAAAATAATATAGATGAGAACATGTTTATTAATAGCGAAAATATGCAAAACGAATTAGATTCTTATTTAGAACAAGAGTTGTTGATATCATAATTCATTTTTTAGATATGCACATTTATCATTTACAACGCCCTTTTTTTGTGAAATTACATATATGAGTTCTACTATTGAACAATCTATAACAAATTATAATAAGATAATTGATAATGCATTGGAACAATTGGAATGGGTACTTTCACAATACGTATGTGCAGAACCAGAATTGTTAAGACAAGATTATCAAACAACCACAAGAATAATTGACACAAAAACAAATGAAATCAACGAAAGAAGGCATTATATAAATGAATGTATAAATAATTTAGAAAAATGTAAAAACTCAATGGCAAAAATGGAAAATGTATTAGAAGAAATTGGTAAATCTTCAAATGCAGGATTGGTGGGAACTTTACACGGTATTTGTAAGGGATTGATTAAAACAAATAAAATTCCTATGAATGAAATTGAAGAAACAGTATTCAATTTTCCTTATGACGAAAAAACTGAAATACAAAAATTTAGAGAATCAATTGCAAAAATTGATGTAACCGAAAGTTATAATACCATTGGTGGTAAAAATATCATTAGTAAAAGGAATAATACTAAACGAAAAAATATATAGCAAAGAATGGCAAATCAAAAAAACAACGTGTTATACCAGTGAAAATTTGAAACCGCCAAGTAGGTATAAAATATTTAGTAAATAGATATAAAAACATTTTTATATTATTTAATAAAATGGAACTTAATGCTATTCAATCACAAAATGTTATGAAACGTTTTCCACCTTTTGAACTTTCCTATGAAACTATTTCACATAAGAAAGTTTCGTCTAATTATAATATTACTTTGGCAATACCTGCTGGAAAGAAATTTTTTGCATGGTTTACTTTTTATAAAAATATAGATGTGTGTTATTTGATGGAATTAAATCGTGATAAAAAAGTCAGTAAAATTACAAGAATAAATACAATTTTTCAACCTTGTCTTTCATTGGGAACTGTTTTATATGGAACTGTTTTAGATAATACCGACCCAGCAGATGAAAAAAAAATATTCATTATTGAAGATATTTTTTATTATAAAGGTCTTTCTGTTAATTCATTTTTATTTAGCGAAAAATTGGGTTGTTTATATGATTTTATGAAAAATCAAACTGTCCAACGATTTCAATATAAAAATGGTTTAGTATTTGCATTACCGGCATTATGGTATAATCATCAAGATAATGATTTTGAGTGTAGTATCAAAATTCCAGATAACATCAATGCTTCTATTGGATATACAGTTCATCATTTACAATACAGAATGCTTTCCAATATCGCACCTTATTTGAACATTTCATTGACACGTAAAATAAATACACCTGCAACTGATAAAAATATAGAAAATCAAATCAAAACTTATTGCAAACCAGTAATTGATTTTTCTAAACCTCAATACAAGTATCCTACAACATTTCATGTAATTGCTGACATACAATTTGATATATATCATCTATTTGCATTTGGTAAAAATAAGTCATTGGTATATTATAATGTAGCATGCATTCCTGATTATAAAACAAGTATTTTCATGAATGGGTTATTTCGCAACATTCGTGAAAATAAAAATTTGGATTATATTGAAGAAAGTGATGACGATGATGATTTTGAAAATGTTGCAGAAGATAAATATGTAGATGTGAATAAAACATTGTTAATAGAATGCATATATAGTCCTAAATTTAAAAAATGGATACCAAAACGGGTTATGCCAAAGGGTTCTATGGTAGTTCATATAAACAAATTGGCAAATGTATTCAACCAATGAATTTCACTCGTAACAAAAATATATATGTAAATAAAATATCTAATATTAACCCTGATATACTAAATAATAATAGAATATATTCAATTGGTGTCTTATTCTCTATTCTATAAAAATAAATACATAACAATAGAAAAAAAGGGATTGCTAATATATCGCCAATATGACTTATATTATTTTTTTTTATCATATTCATAAATATTATATATATAATATATATAATATAATGAATAAAAACACTCGCAGAAAAAAATGGTCTCTTAAATACAAAAGAAGTATCAATTGTAAAAAACCAAAAGGATTTTCACAACGCCAACATTGTAAATATGGAAAAAGACCAAAAACTTTGAAGAAACGTAAATAGATTTACATCAACATATATTCATATTTATCATTTGTATTATCTCGGTATAATGATTCCATATGATACACTGTAATATCTGGAATATTTATATTTATTGGTGGAAGTTTAGTCAATGATAATTGTTTTTTCATGAGTAAGTTGGTTTCTTCTATGTTTTCATTATTTATTTCTATTTTTGAAGTTTCAATGGAATTCTGTAACTTTTGTTTTACTTTTGACATGGTAGTTTTATTTATTTTTCCTATAAAATGAAAAATAAATTCAATTTTTTAGCGTTGTTCAATATTTGCAATACGTTTTTTCAATATCATATTTTCATAAACTATTTTTGCCATTTCAGTTTTGCGTTTATGAATAATCATTTTGTGTTTGAAATCCATTACTTCTTTTATTTGTTTATTTTGTTTATTATCCAAACTGGATTTCTGGTTTATCAAACGATTTACTAATTTTGTATTTGCATCATTTATACTATCTATTTTACGATTATATTCACTTTCCCATTTCTTGGAAAAATGTAAATGTTTAGGTTCTTTGTTGTCAATTGTAGGTGTAATATTTTGTAATCGTTCTAAATGGGTTTCATATAAACGTTTTATATAACCTTTTCTATCTTGACTTTCATACATTTCAAATATTTTATATAATAGTTATATTTTTATATAATTATACTATATAATGGGAGGTGTATCTATCGATCAATCTACTATTGGTGTTCTACCTAAACAACTTGTATCTAGTTTAAGTGGTTCTACATACAAATATGAATCCACTGGTGGAAAAAAATCCAAGAAATCCACCAAGAAATCCAGAAAATCCGCTAAAAAATCTAGAAAATCATCTAAAAAAACCGCAAAGAAATGGTTTCCTATGCTTGGATTCTAATTTTCTAAATTATCCAATTGAATCAAACATTTACGAATCGGGGCTTCTTCTAAACATTTAGTCGTTTCTTCGTTATTTTTTTTAGGTTCAAAAACATGCGTCCAAGTTTTATCGTTTTTCCAATCCAAACTCATAGTTGTGTATTTACGACTATCTATTTGACGAATACGATAATTTGATTTTTTATAGAATGTGCGACGCTGTTTCCATTGGTTTTGAAACAAATCATGAGAATCCACAATATCCACTATAATTGGATTCTCATGTTTTACACGTAATATACGACCAACCGATTGCGTGATATCTGTTTTTGGCGTTACCATTACCAATGATGACAACGTTTTTATATCCAACGCCTCTGCCGCCATTGCATATGTAGCCAATACAATTTGTTTTCCTTCTGTTTCTTGTAAATCACATTGTTTCATTCCACCAACATAATATCCAACTGATGCAATTTTCTTATATTCAATTGCATCATGTAAATACGTGAGTAATGAACGATTATGGCATAATATCATAATTTGATTGTCTGGGTTTTCTTGAATTAAATCGCCAATAACACGAACTATAAAATCGCTACGCGGACCGAATTCACATAATTTTGAAATCATGGTGCTATATTTTGGACTTCCGCGAAAATCATATTCAACTTCATTGAAGTCGGTATCCCCAGAAACATAATTTATTGCACGAACGCATACATCATCATCCGAGTTTCGTTTTTCAGTGTATATCTTTTCACCAATAAACATATATAAAACCTTTGTCAATTGGTCTTTTCTATCTACTGTTGCGGATATACCTAACATATATGGCGTAATTGTTTTTAATAATGTTCTTGAAAATTGTTCGCTACCAATGCGATGCACTTCATCTACCACAGTAAGACCAAAAGATGAGAATGCATCCAGTGGATATTCTTTGTCATAAATAGTTTGTATCATACCAATTACTATATCTTTTTCATCAATATCAAATGTAGGCCCTTGTATTTTTCCAACCCGCGCTGTTGGCAAAAATTCTCCTATACGTTCTATCCACTGGTTCATCAAGAATTCTTTATGCACTATAATAAGTGTCTTTTTCTTCAATAATGATATTATTTTTAGACCCATCACCGTTTTTCCACGTCCACAAGGAACTTCCAAAATCCCACCACTGCATTTATGCTGTGAATTTTCACAAATTGGTTTATCTACATAATCAATATATGTTTTTATAATATGGTCTTGATAATCACGCAAAGGTTTTTCAAATGGAACATCAATATCATCTCCTTCACATATTTCACTTTTGGATGGTAATCCATACCGTTGTATTCCATAAAAACGTGGTATGTATATTTTATTCGCATTTTCACGATATACAGCAAACTCGGTTTCTGGTGCAGCCGCACCGGGTCCAAACACAACCGGTTTAACAGTTAAATCTTTGATTAAGAATGCCAAGTCATTTTCAGTTAATACTTGTTTTGGTATAGTATATCCTTTTTTTCCTAAATGCGCGGATTTACAAACAGTAGTTTTGTATTCTTCATTCAATAAAACTTCTGGTATAGAATTTTCAGTTTTAGCCAATTTCTGTTTTTTAGCGTAAAATTTCTTCATTTTTCAATAAATATTTTGATTTATAATAAATTTGTATATTTGTTCATGTTTAACATTTTAGGAATATACAATCAATTTTTGGGAAACGAATAAAATATCACAAAAAAATATAAATCTACATTATATAATGAAACTATCTTTACCAGCATCGTTGAAATCATTCAATGTTTATGAAATAGTTGCTCTCCTTGTTTTTATTGTATATATTGTATTTCCAATTGAAGCACCATTTGAAATAGCACAATATCTTGATTCTGCATTGGGTATGGCAGTTATTTTCTGCATTACTGTTTATTTGTTCTTATACACAAATCCTGTTTTAGGTATTTTATTCATTTTTGTTGCATATGAAATGTTACGCCGCAGTTCAAAAGTAACTGGACGTGTTGCTATTGCACAATATACTCCATCCCAACCTAAAAAAGATGCTGAAATGAAGGCTATGAACCCACCAAAGGAAAAGACTTTGGAAGAAGAAATGGTTAATATTCGCGCACCAATTGGACGCAGCGAACCTAGTGTTTTCACTGAAAGTAGTTTCAAACCAGTTGCAGATAACGTTGGCGGGGCATCTTTGGTATAAAATATCAAATGTTATTTGTTTTGATATTTTATGATTTTATTTTGTTGTTATGTATGCGATGAATGGCCCAACCACCAACAAACTATATACAAAGCCAAATATAGCCAACATTGCATTGGAATAACCTTGGTATCTTTTCAATTCTTTTTCACTACTGAATTCTTTGCCAATTGCAGTGCTATTTTTCTTTCCCATCAATATATTTTTTCTAACTTGAAGTTTTTTTGAATTAACCAAACTAACCAATATTATAGTTACTATCCAAACAATAAGTGTGAATATTCCACCTGACCTAAAATATTCTTCTTTATAGTTAAAATATTCAAACAAATTTGTTAAAGTATATGCGATATATACACTATTTAGTTCAAATTTAAAATTTGTATCTTTTTTTTTAACTACAATTATAACAAATGTCGAAACAATCCATAATACAAAAAAGAATAAACCAGCCATTCCTAATGATTGGTCTTTAATACCATATATACCAACAAATGTTATGAATGATGCCCAAAACACATAAAAAATAGAAAATATGAAATACGCTGTAAATGTATCATCATTTAATATACCTCCACTTCCAAATAACTTATCATATAATGGATTTGCTCCAAATATGGATACAAAAAACACAATTGTAAATAATATCATTACAAAAAACATATTAATTGTTTTATTTTGAGAACTCGTTACGTTGTTTATACTTACTAATGTGCCAGCATCTGCCATTGGTTTATTCGTGCTAATATCTATTGGTTGGCAATCCATTACTTCCATACCTTCTACAAACCCCTCTGTTAAATTTTGAAATCCATCTTTTCCTGATACGTTTTGTAAAATATTGTAGTTCTCAACATATTCTGCGAACAACTTACATTTTTGAAATTTATCAAAATTTCGTTTTACTTTTATAGGTTCGGTAAAAACAACAACAATATCATTACCACTTTTGTAAAAAAAATATTTTTGTAATTTATTGAACATATTGTTTATATTTATCGTCATTTTCAAATCTTGTTTGTTTTGTTTTTCCGAACGTTCTATAATATTATCTATTGGTGTTGTATCAATATTATTTGCAGTTTTCAATGGGAAACAAATAAATATTTTGCCGTCTCCATTTGTAATACGTTTATTTTCTATTATCAATTGACCATCAAATGCAATACCACTTATATTGTGTGTTTTTTTATGAATATACATAGTATTTGACATATATTTGATAGTAGGTTCTCCGGATATATATAATACATTTGGTTTTACAACATTTTCAGGAGTGAAAAAAGGTATTTTTACGTACCCACCATTGTTTGGGGTTCTTTCATATTGATGAAAATAAATAGAACAATCGTAATAATCACATATTACACTTTTATCTTTCGTAATTCTTGAAGAATCACTTATATTGAAACTCATTATATAATAATATAATATTATATAATTATTCATAAATCTACCTAAAATTATGACTTCCTAAATATATGGAATATATGAAAATGTGCTGTTCTCATAAATAGTCGCAACAAATGTATCTTTGTATCCTTCAACATATACTGTATCATTATTATGTATTTCATCACACCCATATTCTCCTGTGCAACTTTTTCCGTTCAAACTTACAGGTAATTTTGTATTCATATTACCAGTATTAGACATTGTATAATATTGCCATTTATCACGACCTGTCATCAATCTACGTCCCATTAACGGCAATATCATTTCGTCATTATGATGATTTTTGATATTTGGTCTTGTTAATATACCAATTTGTGTATAATCCATTCCTGTTCCACGGGTTTTTATATTGATAGGAATACCGCGAACATCTGCTGAATCACGTGGGAAATAATATCCATCATTACGTAATGGTGGATTGTAAGGGTCATTTATTGGGTCGTTACGAGTTGAAATACCATTCAATGTTATAGGTGGATTTAATGGTGGGGATAATACTACTATATTAGATGATGCCGTTTTGGTTGGTTTTGTAATGTGAATATAATATAAATAACCAACAATAATCAAAACAATCAATATAATTATTAATGTCATGTTCTCAATACATATTACTCCTGGAAGACATTTCTTTGCCATTATATATTTTCATTATATTATAATTTTATTTTTGGAAATTTAGGAATAGGTATTATTTTACATGAATAACATTGTTTTGTAGCATCTTCCCATGTGCTAGCAGCATTTCTTCCAAATACAGACAAAATGAAACAATCAATTTGCTGTATAACATTCCATATCATTTTCTCAATATCTTTTAATCCCAATACAAAAAATAGGAATCCTATTGGAGAATATAATGTTTTTCCTAAAATATCTAATGAATACCATTTAAAACATAAAGGTAATGTAATTATCATTTTAAATCCACACATAATGTAACTGAAAATAGATTTAAAAATATTGAAAATAAAATCAAAGAATTGTCCAATTGCCTTGAAAAAATTTCCTATTTTTTTGAAAAAATTACCTAATTCTTTTAATGGGTCTTTTGCCATATTTAATAAATAGTATATTATATATTTATTAGATATCATTTTCTACAAAATTATTTTGTAAAATCAAATTTGGAAAATTCTTTAATCTTTTCGTTTAATCCGGATATGGTTGTTAATAATTCTTTTGCATTTTTTTTTAAATCTTGCAATCCTTCTTTATCTTCCTCATCCATTCCTTCTTTTTCTTCTTCGTCCATTCCTTCTTTTTCATCTTCGTCCATTCCTTCTTTTTCTTCATCTTCCATTCCTTCTTTTTCTTCATCTTCCATTCCTTCTTTTTCTTCATCATCCCCTTCCGCACCTTCTTCAAATCCTTCTTTCAACCCTGAACCATATTTTAGTATATTTGTTAAAATCAATGAAAGTAATAAAATAACAACCATATTTTTACTGAAAAAAGATGTAATAAATCCAATTAATATGAATACAGTAATATATGTAAAATCACCTGTATTACTCCATAAAAATAAATTCAAAAGTGAAAAAATGAATACAGCATATAATACTATTTTATTATGCAATATACCACTATTGGTAGATATGTTTGTTATGCTTTTTGGTATTTTACTTTTTAATTTTCCCAAGAATGAACTAATTTTATTTTTTAATCCCATTATATAATTAATTATTATTTTATTTTTCATAGAAATTTATGAATCACCTAAATCATTCTCACTAGAACCTGTTTCATTTTCTAATTCATATGTGGATGGTATATCACCTGAATATATATCTAATACTTCTTTGACAACTTCTTCACGTTGTATATCGTTTCTTGAAAATTCAAAACTAGATATACTAGACGAACGTTTTCCCTTGAATTTATTCAAAAAATCATCTAAACCATTTAATTCATGATTACGGTCAAATTGCTCTAAATCTCCGGTAATTACTAGACGACTATTTTCTCCTAAACGTGTTAATAACATTTTCATTTGTGATATAGTAGAATTTTGCATTTCATCTGCAACTATCCATGAATTTTTGAATGTTCTACCTCTCATATATCCTAATGGTGCAATTTCAATTATTTTTTCTTCCATTAAATATTGAACTTCTTTTGGACTTATAAAATTGTATAATACATCATATATAGGTCTAACCCATGGCGCCATCTTTTCTTCTAATGTTCCCGGTAAAAATCCCAATTCTTCATCTACTGAAACAGATGGGCGGGTAAATATGAGTTTATCATATACACCTAACAAAAAATTACGAATACCATGTTCTGTTGCAAATAATGTTTTCCCCGTTCCGGCTGGACCTGTAACTACTATAATCTTTTTTTCTTTATTTCTTAATGTAGATACATACTGTTCTTGGTGTCTGTTTTTTGGTTTTGTGAATTTGGATTCAAATTGCATTTTTTCGTGTTTTGACATATAGTTCATGCACTCATATATTTTCTTTTGATTAGAATATTGCTTATCTTTCTCAATTTCTAAATAGTATTCATTCATTATTTCTTTTTCTGTTTGCTTCTTTGATTTGCGACCACGTTTCTTTTCGTCTTTTTTACATTCTCCTAGCATCTCCTTCGAATTCTCTAAATTAAGAATATCCATTTATAATACTTGTTTATTTTATTTTTACCATACATATAAGTTTCATTGTTTGAATTAATTATTTTGAGACTATATCATATATGCAGCTAAAATATTTATGAAAAATACACCAATATTTTTATTTTTACATAGACAACAATAATGCAGTGATTTTTTGTGAATACAATTTGTAATTTGTAGCTCACAAATACATTTATAAAACGGTATAAAAATCTAATAAGTATATTATTTAGGATAAATGTCCGAAGTATTAACACCCACACCAACATTTGTTGAACCACTTTTAAAACAAGACGATAGTAGGTATGTTATGTTCCCAATACAAGATAATGATATATGGAATATGTATAAACGCCAAGTGGATTGTTTTTGGAGACCAGAAGAATGTGATTTATCAAAAGACCTTGGTGATTGGGATAAATTGAATGCGGATGAAAAACATTTCATTTCCATGGTTCTCGCATTTTTTGCGGCATCGGATGGACTTGTTTCTGAAAATTTAGCATCGCGTTTCATGGGAGATGTTCAATTGTCGGAGGCACGCGCATTTTACGGATTTCAAATTGCAATGGAAAATATACATTGTGTAGTAGGAGAAACAAAAATATTAACAGATAACGGATATTATATGATAAAAGATTTAGAAAATAAACATGTCAATATTTGGAATGGAGAAGAATTTACTGATGTTGAAGTAAAATATACAGGAAATCAAGAAATATTCAAGGTAATTTTATCAAATGGTATGGAGTTGGATTGCACTCCTGGTCATAAGTGGTTAATACAGACTGGAAATAAATTACATCCAGAAAGGTGTGTATGTAAGGAAATTGAAACAAAAGATTTAAAAATTGACGATATAATTGAACGATACATTACTCCATGTGTTGAATTTAAAAATCCAGATGAATTTATGAACCCATACATGCATGGTTTTTTTTGTGGAGACGGCTGTTATGCGAATAATTATCCTGTCATTTATCTTTATGGTAAAAAAAAAGAATTGTTAGAACATTTTAAATATGATAATAAAAGTGAAGATGAAAAAAGAATATATTTTTATATTAGTAAGTATATAAATAAATCAAAATATGAAGTTCCAATTAATTATAATATAGAAACCAGATTACAATGGTTAGAAGGACTTGTTGATGCAGATGGTTGTACAAATCTAAATTCAACCAAAGATTCAACATCTATCCAACTTGCATCTATACATTTAAAATTTTTACAAGAAGTTCAATTGTTATTGACAACTCTTGGTATCATATCTTGTATAAAAATGAATCACAAAGCAGAAAAAAGATTAATGCCTAAAAACGATGGAACCGGTGATTATGCCTATTATAACTGCAAAGAATGTTATGTTTTATATATTACTGGAAAATCAGTAAATAAATTAATGGATTTAGGGTTTTCACCAAAACGTTTGAAGTTAGTATATTGTGAACGCTTAAATGGAACAGTAGATACAACTGAACGAATTAAAATTACAAGTATAACAAAAATATTAGATGATGAACCTACATATTGTTTCAATGAACCAAAAAGACATTCTGGTATTTTCAATGGAATATTGACATGCCAAAGTGAGCAATATTCCTTACTGATTGACACGTATATAAAAGATTCCACAGAGAAAACAAAATTATTTGAAGCTACCAAACATTTTCCTTGTATTGCAAAAAAAGCAGATTGGGCAAAAAAATGGATAAACGACAATCGTAGTTCATTTGCATCCCGGTTAGTTGCGTTTGCTGCAATTGAAGGTATATTCTTTTCATCCAGTTTTGCATCTATTTATTGGATTAAGAAACGTGGTCTTATGCCAGGACTTACATTTACAAATGAATTGATTTCACGGGACGAGGCATTGCATACAGAGTTTGCAGTTTTATTATATAGTAAATTAGTGAAAAAATTAAATAAAAAACGTATTTATGAAATCATACAAGAAGCTGTTGAAATTGAAAAAGAGTTTATTACAGAAGCAATTCCATGTAGAATGATTGGTATGAACCATAAATTAATGACTCAATATATTGAATTTGTAGCTGACCGCCTTATTCTTCAATTAGGTTATGATAAAGTTTATAATTCACCAAATCCGTTTGATTTCATGGAACTTATTAGTATTGAATCCAAAGTCAATTTTTTTGAGAGAACCAATTCAGAGTATGCATTGGCAAATAAAACTTGTGATTCCAACGTATTTGAATTTAACGCCGATTTCTAAACATTTCATTCAATATACAATATGAATTGTATATTGAACATTAGAATCCTTTCATAGTATAATAAAAAATTGATTTACACCCTTGAAGATTTACAACCGCACCTTTAACATTACAATATTTATTTTAACTTCTTAAGAGATTTTTTATATTGGCGTTCGTCGTGTATTTTTTTTTCAAATTCAAACCCAATAACACCTAATTTATGTAATTCACCTGTTGTATCACTTTTTAAATCATCGTTATATGAGACTTTACAATTATATTTTCCAAAATTTCTATACTCATTTATGTAATATGATATAAAATTTTCAATAGTTATTTTTTGTTCTTCGTCATAATTGATTTCAATATAATTTAGAAATTCACTATAAGTTTGAAAATTATCCATTGTTGTTATTATTGTTTCATAATAAAAGATAATATTAAATCAATTTTTTATTTATCAAAAGGTGCAGTTTTGAATCTTTAAGGGTGTAAAATACTTAAATATAATGAAATATATTGTATATTAGAAATGGGAATTTATAGTAATGGCAGTATTTTTGGAATACAAATGTATAATTTTAACGATGATGATATTAGTAATATATTATTTGAAGAGAAATATGATGAAGAAATGAGTTACATTCAAATGAGGGAAGCATATTTATTCTACAATAACTTAAATGATAAAAATAAAATTAGTTTTAAAATTTATACAGAATGTAGTAGCACATTAAGCTATAAAAAAGATAATTTTATGATGTGGCAACCATTGTCTTTATATACATTTTTAGAAAAATTCGGCGTTTGAAATGTAAAAAGGTGTAAAAAGAATAGTTGTTCTCAATTTTATTCTTCCTAAACAATAATTTTTATAAAAGAGTTGAGAACATGAATAAAAAACATAGAAAAACAAAGACTTTTACAACAAGGTTCTCAACTTCTTGTAAGGTGCAACCGACTGTTGATAAAAATAAGTTCCTAAATATCTTCAAAAGAATAGTTGTTCTTAATTTTATTCTTCCTAAACAATTTTTTTTATAAAGTGGTTGAGAACATAGAAATAAAACCCCCTAAATTGAGAACTTTTGTAAAAAGGTTCTCAACTTACTAAATATTATTTTATTTTTTTGATAACTCTGTGCGGATAACCATATGTTGGTAATAAATCTACTTCAACATAATTGCCACTTGATAAATACAAATCTACATATTTATTTATAGTGCTACTGTCAGTATCATCAACAATAACAATACCATCAATCTTGACAAGTAAATCACTATTTATCATATCATTTGAAATACAATGTTCAAAATGGCCGCCATCAACATGGACAACATCATATTTATGCAGTAATTCTGGATGTTTGTTTATCCAATGTGGCATGGTAACAGCAGAATCACCTTCAATGTATTCAAAATTTACATGTGAGAATTTTGACTTGATATATTGAAAACAAGGTCTAGTATATGGATGATAACCTATATCAAAAACAGTAAAATTTATAGGCGTTTTATCTCTACCCAATAACATCAACATACTAGAATGTCCTGCATTGAAACCAATTTCACATATATTTGTAATAGCTTGTTTGCCACACCAAAATAAATTCAATTGTTTTGAATATAATTCAGGAAATTCATTCAAAGTCATATGATGATAAAAACAATTACCTTCTAAATAATTACTTGTTTGAATAATAATATTTTTCAAATCTTCTAAATAAACATTCCTTTCATTAGTTTTCATTTGATATTCTTGTTTAACAAAATCCATTATTTTTTATTGTATATGTTCATAATAAATAGTAAAATACAACGAATGGAAAATTGAAATTATATGAAATCAAAATACAAATGAAAATATAGAAAAAATGCATATTATAAATGTAATAACAATTATCATTACAATTTACATAATATATGTAATTGTTGAAATATGTAAAAAAGAATACATTGAATCATATACAAATATAAATGATGACAAAAATAAATTTATTACCATTTTTCAAAACAATTTGGACAGAGCGCCGGCTACGCCGGCGCAAATAGATGATTATCAAAATATTATCTACAAAATTGTAGAAAATATAATTTTAATAATTATTGCTATATTATTATTTATAATAACTAATATAATAAATGATAATATGACAGTAAAAGAAAAAAAATATGCAAAAATTTTTCCAATATAATTATGGTGCATGTGTAATACTGTATATATCCAATGTTCGCGCACTTGCATCTTTCGCATCTACATATTTGGGCATCCAAAAATAAGGAACAATTTTACCATGTCCAGGATAAAAATCTTCAAATATTTTTCTATAATACCATTGTTCATCGGTAGTTGGTTGATTTTCTGTGTATATTTTTTTCTCAATATTTTTCATTTTTTCAGTGGCATGTTCTTGTAATATTTGATACAAAGAACGAGATTGATGACTTACTCCATCACTAAATGCCTCTTTTCTTCTCCATAAAATTTCAGCAGGTAATAATGGTTTTCCAGAAGTATTTGAAAAATATAAATAATCAAAAGATTGTCTTATCAAAAACTTCTCGCATGTTTTATTCGTATTAAATCGTATATGAGCTGGTATGGATAAATAGTATTGTGTCCAACTTCTGTCCAAAAAAGGCGTCCTTGGTTCTAATCCATGTGATGATATACATTTATCCGACCGTAATACATCAAATGCATGTATATCTTTCAATAATCTACGACATTCTTTATCAAATTCAAGAACATCTGGTGCTAAACCCATATACAAATATCCACCACACAATTCATCTGAACCATCTCCATTGAAAATAACTTTTGCCTGACTATTTGAAGAAATATATTTACCCAACAAATAATTACCAATACTTGCACGAACACTTGTTGTATCGTATGATTCTATATCACGGATTACATCCGGTATCGCATCTGTAAAATCTTTTTCAGTCAATAAAATTTCTTTATGATTACTGCCAATATATTCAGCTACTATTTTGGCACAACGTAAATCTTCTGAACCAGACAAACCTATACTATATGTTTCAATCGGTGGTAATCCATTTTTCTTATGATATTCACTTACCAATGCTGCTATCAAACTACTATCTAATCCACCAGATAATAAACATGCAATGGGACGTTCAGTAGTATTACACCTTTTTTCAACGGCAGTAATCAAATAATTTTGTATGTTTGATATTATTTTGTTTATTTCGTTAGAAATACTTTTACGTGTTTGATAACAAAATCCAGTTGTATGATATTTCACATTTTTATATTTCAATTTCCAATACGAAGATACTACGGAGGGTAAAACATACATAGAATATGTGCCAGGAATAAATTGTTCAATTCTATATGGTTTTGTAGAAGTATTTACAAAATTGGATAACATTTTCAATTCTGATGCGAATCCTATACAATTTTCATTTGTATCATCATCTGCATACATTATGTATAATGGTCGAACACCATAGGGGTCTCTTGCAACATATATTTTTGCCTCATTTTCATATAAACGTTGGTCCAATAATACAAATGAGAATACTCCATCTAATAATTGTAATGTATGGTCCATACCATATTTTTTGTATAAATGAATAATAACTTCACAATCAGATTGAGTTTTTGGCTGTATGTCGATTAAAGAATATAGCTCTTTATAATTGTATATTTCACCATTACAAATTAGTAATACATCATCTTGTATAAGTGGTTGGTTGGATTCAGTATTCAAACCGTTAATAGCTAATCTATGAAATCCATACATTACTTTGATTCCTACTTTGGATAAAACAGAATGTTCAGGACCTCGTTTTTTTCCTTTATCAAATTGATTGTCAATGAAATATTTAGTGTATTCATATTCATAATTTAGCAGAGAAAATATACCACACATTTTTGTAATATAATAGACGAATGACTTTATGTTTATTTTATTTACAATAAATGAAATAAAAATATATTTATGTAATATACATGAATTTGGACGATTATATTTATATACCTTCTAAAAAAGTATATGAAAGAGATGAACTATTGGGAATCAAAGCAGCATCTCATAAAAGAATTTTTGCAGATTACAACCCATCTACAATTACAGAAAGTTTTGAAACAAAACCAGTATTAACAAATAGTATAAACAATACCAATTATTTAGTCGTTGTGCCAAACAAATATGATAATAATGGAAATAATGATGAAATTGAACTCTTGAAAAGTAATTTCAAGAAAAAAGTTTTACAGAATGATTATATTACACAATTTTATATGGGTTCATTATCCATAATTGGTTTGTATATTTTCTTTCAATACCTGTATGTAAAAAAATAATATTACCAGAATTTGATACTTCTGGAAGTTCTGGAATACTTATTTGTTCTTCGTGATTTTGTTTTTTTCATTTTTTTATGCATTTTTCTGGTATTTTTTTTTAGTGTATTTTTTGTTGATTTATGTGCAGTTTTGCTCATTGAGTAATATCCACCACGCGACATCTATATAATATACAATATATATTATATAGCTAAATATATTTCAGTTTATTTTTGTAAAAACAATTTGTAATATGTAATTATAGTTTGTAACGTTTGTAAATTTCAAGTGCAACTAAACCACCGAAAATTTGTGATAAACAGTATGGAATAACTTCTACACTTGGTAATTTACCAGCAGCAGCCATGGCAATAGTAACCGCTGGATTGATATATCCACCTGAAATGTTAGCAGTTAATAGAACTGTCAATGCTAATGCCGCCCCGATTGCTAATGCATTTCCTGTTGCTAAAATTACATAGATAAAGAATAGAGTGCCTAAAAATTCTACTAAATAGTTATACATTTATATATTTTACAAATATTTTTTTACATCGCCGATTTTACACCTTTGTCATAAATTGAGTTATTTATCCAGAAATATATTTATAATTTCCATTTGATACCAGGAATCGTAAATCGATTGCCGCATTCGGGTCACCTGTAACAGTTGAGTCACCTACATATAGTTGGATTCCATTACCTGTACCAATACCTGGAACACCTAATAACACATATGCTCCACGATAATTGATAATACCAGATGGTGTTGAACCGAAATTACTTGAACCACCACATCGTTGCACTGCTGTAATTAAATTGGAAGGTAATGGCGTTGAACCAGCACCAGCTGTTTTAGGTTCATCATATGTAGCAATAACTACGATGACGGATGATGTAAGGGAGTTCAAGTAATTTGCTAATGGGGTTGCACCGGTTCCTCCAAAAACATCATAATTCGTTACACTAGTAACTCCTGTGGTACGGTCTATTGTGAGAACATTGTAACTTCTAACAAAATTGGATAAAGGCACATTTGCGATTGGTGTTCCATTTGGATTACTAGAAGTGTAAGAATAAAATCCGGGTGAAATACCGTTCGCAGAAAACCCTACAATATTTATGACTGAACTGGATATTGCAGCCAACCCGGCAGAAACAACACGATAATATCGAATATCAATAGTATTTATAGGTCTGTTTATTACTTTGAGAGGAACACGATAACCTCCATTACGTGTTCGAATTAATGCCTGTCTTTCTACATTTCTATCTGTTACAGTAGTAAATGATATAGCATTTCCATCACTGTTTAATGTGCCATTTGCAATTTGGTCAGCTCTTCTATTTGCAACCACTTGTGACGCATCATGGTTTCCATACCATTTTTTTTTATTTTTTTGCGCATTTGTTATATTGGAAGTTTGAAAAGTTTCCATATAAATCTGTCTATTCAGTGAAAAAGTGGTAGTGCCATCTGATGTGCTATCTTTTTGCGGCATTGCCTTGATACTTCTTAATGTTCCATTGTTACCAATTGTTTTATTATATCTTAATCCAGGCATTGAAAACATTCTTAATATATATATTCATATAACATTATATTTTGTTTTTTTATTTTTGAAAATTATTTTACAGAAAAAAGGATTTTCATAATTTATCTTCTTCTTACTGCCATAATAGCACTATATGCAGAATTATTGTAACCTCCATTGGATACATCATTGTAATTACGATTTACTGCACGTAATTTTTTAAATTTGATGTAATCAGACGAATCTGGAACAAATTTAACATTTGCGGATGTTACTGGGATTCCAGTAGCATCACATGTTTGAACTGGTTTTCTTAAACCACGTTTTGTGATGACAGTGGATGTGCTCACTTCGGCAGGTCCTCCACATGCAACATTTTTTCTTGATAAATAATCACCTAAACCATTGATTGCACGAAATGGTCCAACTGCGCGTCCTCTTCCGTTCAATGTATCAGCAGTGTATAAAGTATTCCATCCGTCACGTAATACACGACGCATCATAACTTGTTCGCTACTTTTGTAATTATTAACTGTTTGTGCTGGTGATATTCCAGGATATCCTCCTCCTAAACTTGTATTATTTGCCATATGTATATTATATAGTAGAAATATATTTTCGGTTCATTATATATATTATTTATTCAATGAGTTCTACAAATACAGATTCATTATATTCGGATGAAGATGATGATATGGAATCAAGTGTCGAAGAAAGTATAGTAAATTTAGAAAATTTAGAATATATACATGATATACAAACATTAGAAAAACTAACTTCTCAAAATATTAATGTTATATTTGATGCAGATTGTGTTCGCAAACGTTCTAATTTAAGTAAATCTTCTGCTGAATACAAATTGGATTCAGTATCATTCAATCCTCAAAAATTATTACAATCAATACCAACAGATTCTCCTAAATTAAATGCACTTCTTTCAAAAATTGAACGTTTAGATGAAAATGATATGAAAAAACATGGTAAATTATTCAAACATTTCATTTTTTCAGATATAAAATCTGGTAGTTTTGGTGCTAAACTTATTGCATCCGCACTTATTGCAAAAGGATTCAAGTTGGGATATAGTGCACGTCGTAAAGGTGAAACCGGACCTATTGCAGAACAACCTACTGTTGGTGGTGCTAAACCAAAACTATATGAAAAAATAGAATTATTGACAGATGAAGAACTTGCTACAAATCCTAGTAACAATTTTTATTTATTATCATCGGTTGGAGTATATGACCAACCAATCAGTGTAAAGAATAAAAAAGAGATATTGAAAAAAATGAATCAACGTCCTGAAAATATTCATGGAGAACTTGCACGTATTATTGTTATGGATAGTGGATTCAAAGAAGGCATTGATTTATTTGATATCAAATATATTCATATTTTTGAACCACAAATTACTTCTGCTGACCAAAAACAAGTTATTGGACGTGGAACGCGGACCTGTGGTCAAAAAGGACTTACATTCCATCCAACACGAGGATGGCCATTACATGTATTTATTTATGATATTGATATTCCAGAGTCAATACGTAAATATATGGCAAATTCATCTACTGCATTTGATTTGTATTTAAAAGCTCTTAATATAGATGTTCGTTTGATTGAATTTACTCACGATTTAGAACGATTGAGTATATACGGTTCTGTTGATTATGAATTGAACCAAAATATACACAATTTTTCCATTAGAAACATTACTAGTATTTCTAACAAGGTAAGTCCAATGAGTAGTGTAACCGCGCCCGGAGCGTCTTCTTCTATAAGTCCAATGAGTAGTGTAACCGCGCCCGGAGCGTCTTCTTCTATAAGTCCAATGAGCAGTGAAACCGCCCCCGGGGCGAATTCTTCTATCAGTCCAATGAGTAGTGTAACCGCCCCCGGGGCGAATTCTTCTATCAGTCCAATGAGTAGTGTAACCGCGCCCGGAGCGTCTTCTCCTATAAGTCCAATGAGCAGCGAAACCGCCCCCGGAGCGTCTTCTTCTATAAGTCCAATGAGCACCGAAACCGCCCCCGGAGCGTCTTCTTCTATAAGTCCAATGAGTAGTGAAACTACTGTTGTTCCCGAATCTACCAATACAGAAGAAGTAAATTCATTAAGCACATTGGGTGGTAGTTTATCCATATTCAATATTGAAGTAACCGATGTCCATAAACGCATGAACCATGAAGAATTGAGAAAATACATTCGTGAGAATTTTGGAGAATATTCTTGGGATGATGTAAAAATGGAGAACTTGTGTAAAGGCGGTGCATCTCATGCTACACGATATACACCCACCCAAGATTTTATTCGCCATTATTTTACACCGGAAAATCCAGTCAAAGGTATGCTGTTATTTCACAGTGTAGGCACTGGAAAAACGTGCTGCGCAATTGCAGCGGCGACAACATCATTTGTTCCAAAAGGATATACAATTTTATGGGTTACTCGAACAACATTGAAAAATGATATATGGAAAAATATGTTTGAGCAAATATGCAATGAACAAATCAAAGAAGAAATCAAAAAAGGTGTTATATTACCCAATGAACATGCCAAACGCATGCGAATGCTATCCAAAGAATGGAGTATTCGACCTATGTCATATAAACAATTTAGCAATTTGGTTTCTAAACAAAACAATTTCTATAAAAGTATTGTTAAAAAAAATGGTGAGGCCGACCCTCTTCGTAAAACCCTTCTTATTATAGATGAAGCGCATAAATTATATGGCGGTGGTGATTTATCTTCATTAGAGCGTCCAGATATGAATGCACTAAAACAATCTATACAACAATCATTCCAACTTTCTGGTGTGGATTCGGTGAAACTTTTGTTAATGACGGCAACTCCTATTACCGAGAACCCGATGGAACTTATAAAACTCATTAATTTATGCAAACCAACCGACGAACAAATGCCAGAATTATTTAGTGATTTTTCAAATATGTATTTAGACGAATATGGACGTTTTACTCCAAATGGTGAAAGTAAATATTTAGATGATATTGCAGGATATATAAGTTATTTAAATAGAGAAAAAGATGCGCGACAATTCGCACAACCGATTGTTCGTTTTGTTACTGTGCCATTGATTGAGAACATAGATATACTAAATAAATTTGATAAAAAATATGTTCGGGAACATTTAGATAGTGATGTAGTTGAATTGAAACAACAAGTAAATGAGAACTTAAAGAAATTGGAAGGAGATTTAAGTGATTTAGATATGACAAAATTTAATGGACTTAACACACCATGTCAATCGTATGAAGGAAAAGAAAAAGAATCTTGTGAAAAAATTGTTAAGAAAAATATTAAACTGGTTTTAGCAGAAGCAAAAATAGAAGTTAAAAAAATACGAGATGTAATCAAAAGTATTCGCGAAGAAATCAAAAATAAAAATTTATATAAAAATGAAACTTTAAAAGGTATCAGTGAGAACCTTGAAAAAAATCCAGAAGAATATGCTAAATTCAAAAATTCTCTATATTATAACTTAAAAACCAAATGTGGTAAAATAGTTAGAACAAGTGAAGATTTGAAAGAAGCAATTAAAATACATCCAGTTATTGTAGATTTGAACCAACAATTAGGAGAATATGATAGTAGAATAAATAACCTCAATGAAGAATTGAAAACAAATATTGGTGTTTATAAAAAACGTTTATTACAAATAAAAGAAATGATGAAAACAGATTTATCACCACTTGAAAAGAATGTTCTTCGTATGGTTCTCCGCGATGAACGTAAAAATGTAAATAAAATAACGCGCCGGTCTAAAAGAGAAAATAATAAAGATATTGTTGAATTGAATAAAACACGTAAAAATATAGAAAAAAATCTTAAAAAGAAAACTAGTCAATTAAGAAAAACGTTGAAAGAACGATTAAATGAAGAAAAGTATTATGAAAAAGAAAATAAAAAAGCCGAAAAACAAATTAGAAAAACTATGCGAAAACAGGGTATAATTGAAAATATTGAGAATGAAATGTTGCAAGAATTATTTAATAAATATTCAGCTATTATTAACGAAGAATTGAAAAATTTAAAAGAAGCCATGGCACAAGATGAAAGAGAACTACAATTGAAATTACAACAAAAAGAAGAGAAAAAACGTTTGAAAGAAGAAGAAAAGAAAATTAATGCCGCGGCCAAAGAGCGCGAACGAATGGTTAAAAAAATGGAAAAAGAACGCGAAAAAGCAGCTAAAAAAGCAGAACGTGAAAGGTCACGTCAAACCAAAAGTGCAGCAAAACTGGCGAAGAAAAACAAAACGGTGAAGAAAAATTCATAATATTGTATAACTAAAAAATAAAATTACCACCCAAATAATTTAATTTAGGAATATATATATATATATATATACATATAATGCCACGTTGTCCAAATGGAAGTCGTAAAAATAAAAATACAGGAAAATGTGAAGCTGTGCCAAGCTCAACAAAAAAAATATCAAAACGATGTAGTAAAGGAACTCGTAGAAATAAAAAAACAGGAAATTGTGAATCAGCAAAAAAATCAGTAAAACCACGTGTTAATAAAACAAAAAAATGGAATATTTACAAAATAGATTATGTTGTTCCAACAATAGCGGTTGACGATTACAATGATTATAGTAGTTATAAAGGAATTATGAATATTGAAAGTGTATATATTGAAAATGATGAAAACATCGCCCAACTTATCTTTGGAAATAACGTTGAAATCGTTCCAGGAAAAAAAGGAGGTATATGGGAAGATGCTGTAAAATTGAATAACATCAACAAAAATAAACCTATATTCCAAAATTTCATAACTGCTGGATTGAATACAGATGTATCACAAATTACATTCAACGGATCAGAAAATGATGATGATAACAATTATACTACAAAAGAAAACATTAATGACATTGAAAACGGTGTTTTTGGAAAATATATAAAGATAAACGCGTCAGGAATAGAAAATGTAGAGATTTTGAATAAAACGGGTAAAGAAGAAGTGTTGCGCGAAATAAACAAAGTTTTTCGTGACATGTAAAATATATTTATTATTTTCATCTTTATCAATGAAGATACTATATACAATAAAAAATTATATAAATATTTTTTATTATATTTTGTGCGAACTTAAATGTTCATATTATTCAATATTTCATATTTCTATTTTTCATTGTGATATCAATATAATCAACATTTTTCAATTGTGATTTTACAATATCTTCTATTATACCAAAATCTTTACCATTTATTTTTAATGTAGCGGGTTTTGCAATTGTATTTCCGTCTGTATTTTGCTTGACAACATTTATTTTTCTTATATTCTCATTGAATAACCGAATATTGTGTAACAAATATTCTTTACTTAAACCGTCTCCATTTGCAACATCTGATTTAACTGCAATAAATCCTTCTTGTTGAAGATATAAATTAAATAAAATAACTAATACTAGAAAAATAGCTAAAATGTAATAGTATTTCATATATAATATTTTGATATATTTTTTCAAATACAATATATATGCAATCAAACGAAAATATTGATAAATTAACATTAGAATTATTGATAAACAAAAATCAATATAATAAATATTTATCACAAACAAATCCAGAAAAATACAAACAACATCAGGAACATTTAGACAAAATTACTAAATATAGGGGAAAAATTAATGCATTGTTCTCAAACCTTTTAGAAAATCCAGAAAAACAAATTACAACCAACATAAATGAAAGTTTTGACAATTTTTTGAGAACATGTATCAATCATTTTGAAATGAAAGAATTAGAATATCAAACTACATATGATTCTTATGAAAAAGAAGATGAACAAGATATTATGTTTGGTAATTGTGAGAACGAAACAGAAAATGAACCATTAATGAATACATCTTATGCGTCAGGTTCTCTATGGGGTAAAAAAATAAAAAAGAAAAACTGTGAAAAAGAAGATTCAATGATACATCTTCCATCATCGACTTCAATTCCGTCTTATACTATCGATATGTTCATGAAACAAAAACAAAATAAAAAATAAAATATCTATTTATTTTAAGTAATCATTGAGAACATTATGAATTTTTTCCCAAAAAATCCATTGAATTTATTGAATTTAAATACTAAAAAGGCAAGACCTAGTAAAACCCGTAAAACACTCAAAAAAATGAATTGTAGTCCATCTGTTAAGGGAAAAACGGTGAATAAAAATACATGTTATACAAAAGATGTTTTATTCAAAATAAAAGATGCATATAATGCGGGTCATAGTTTAGATGAAAAAATTGTATCAAGTAATCCAAATGAAATATGGAATATATTACGAGAACGTTTAGTAAAATGTGAAAAAGAAGATTGTTGGCTAACCGAAATTAATGACGTGAATTTACGTAAAGAAATTGACGATTATATTTTTGCACCGGACCAACCACCAGAATGGAAGAAAAATAAAAATGAATGGTTATCTAATGTTGATATTTCCAATGTAATGAAACAATATGAACATACACATAAGAATTTCAAATTTATTGGACCAACCCCGATTGATTTTGCAACACGTGTTCCAGAACAAAATGGAAAATGTGTATGGGAAGAATTATGTTCTATATCGGTTGAAAACTTGTTGAAACAAGGAAAAACAAAAATCGGTATTACATTTAATTTAGACGACCATAATGGCCCAGGTAGTCATTGGGTTTCTATGTTTGTAGATTTTGATGATAAATATATATTCTATTATGATAGCGCAGGTAGTGATATACCAAAAGAAATAAATGATTTAAGGAAAGTAATTATTCGACAAGCAAATAATTTAAAACCTAGAAAAATAAAAATGAAATTTTATAAGAATTATCCAGTAGATCATCAACAAGGTAATACGGAATGTGGTATGTATTCATTATTTTTTATTATTACAATGCTAACTGCCAAAGTAGATGGTATGTCCAAATTATCTTTAGCCAAAAAAATAAAAATGTTTAAAGGTGGAAATATACCAGATTCGTATGTTGAAAAGTATCGTTATGTATATTTTAATTTTGAATAATTATTTTGTCATAATATAATAGTATGACAAGATATAAAAGACCAAATAAAAGAAATAAGACCCGGAAAATTAAAAAAATGAAGGGCGGTGAGGAGCCAAATATAGAAAATCAAATAAAAGAATTTGCAATTAAGACAATAGAAGATAAAATAATAAATGAAATAAAGTTGGTAGGAACAACTGGAACCACTGGTCCAACTGGACCGATTGGAATTACTGTGCCAACTGGAACTACTGGTCCAAATGGACCGACCGGACCAAAACAAAATAATAAAAAAGAAATTGCAAAAGTAAATTATTTTAAAAGATTATTCAAAGATGATAAATTGAAAGATGATATAAATCCAATTTATAGTAATTTTATTATAGATAAATCTGGCGAAAGTGTGGTAGAAAGTGTTGCAGGTGTTGAAGAGTTATTCAAAATTTTTGGAAAAGAATATCAATATTTTAAAAACCGTGATGATAATGAAAAAATTTTACCAATAAAAACAAAAATTATTGAAAATGATTATGACCCAAAACGAGAGGTTCCTATTGATGAGATAAATAGTAGTAATCGTACTACTCGTAGTGATAGTATGGTATAAATACAATTTCAATAAAAATATATTTAGACATTTCTAATTATATTTATCAAATGGCATATATTCATCCTGAAAATCAAAAATTATTATGGAATACGATTCAAAAAACGCCTATATTTAATAGTCTTGGTTCTCAACAAAGCCAATGGTTCAAATCTATAATTCAACGGTTTTACGAAGAATATCCAAATGCAAAAGTAATAAAAACCAAAGATGAATTGCAAAATATAAATCGTGCAACAATATCTTTTATGGTAAATTCTTTGAAAGAAATGGTTCAACCTAAACAAATTATGCAAACATCGTCACTATCTTTACCATCTACAACTGGAAGTAATGAAAGAATGTCATACTATAATGACCAATTCAATAATCGTCAAAAAGAATATGAATCCATGAATACAAAACCATTACCACCAACAAACAGTGTTGTAGATGAAAAAATAACAGATGAAGTAATTACAAATATGGATGAACTTATCAGACAACAAATTGAACAACGAGAACTTGAATTGAAAATGTTTGGTCAAGCACCATTATCACAAATGCCGAAAATAATAATTAATGAAGAAATACCTACTGTTGAACATTTAGTTATTTCAAAGGACGATGAGAACAAAGAAAGAATAAAAAAAAATGTATCTTGGAAAAATGTAGAACCAGAAGAATTTGAAGAATTGAAAAAGAAAGTATTGGAATTAATGGATACTGTTGAGAATATGAAACAACAATTGGATGTTCTTACTGCTGTAAAAAGTGATACACAATAAAAAAGGTTTCCCTTTTATATTTTTGTTGTGTGAATTCAATATAGTAAATAAGAGTTTATTTTTGGAATTAAATCAACGCCAATTTTAGATGATAATAATACAAATGTTTCTTTTTTTTCTTTTGTATGATTTCCCAAATAGTCATCAATTTTTTTCAAAGTCAATAAAATATTTTTTTTTAAAGTTTCTGTTCTGAATGTTTTATCTTGTTTTGTTAATTCATCCAATATTATATTTCCTCTTGTTGCCATAGTTTTGATTAACGATATGAAGAAATCTTCTTTTTTAGTGTGACTATTATGAATATCATGACGAATTTGATAAAATTCATTGTATAAAATACTATACAACTTATTTATGATATATATACGACTCTTTTTACTACCATTCGTTTGAATATTATGAGTAAAAGTATCTGCCATAATCCGTAGTTTGTAATAAGACTCGTTTGGAATGATGTTTTTGTTTTTGTTTATAATTCTCTCACTTCGGCGCAACATGTTCAATATTATTTTGGTATAGATGTCAATATTGTATTTGATAAAAAGTATTTCAATTTTTTCATAACAAAAATATAAAAGTGTGGAAACAATTTAGAAATATAAGGAGAAATACAATAAGTATGTTTGTGTGGATACTGTTATTCAGTTATTTATATTATACACAAGCATTAGATGTGCAAACGCCATTGCGTTATCCAATTACAGATTCAAGTATAGTTCAAAAAATTAAACCATATTTACATGAAGACCAATATAATAATCTTATTTCAAAAATAAAAACACATAAAATAAATGAATTATATTTCACACCTAAAATGGATGTAGTTGTTTCACATAATACAGAAACAACCGATAAACCAATATTAGATTATTCAGTAACTACGGTGAATCCATCGATAGTAAATTCTATTGTAGAACTTGCAGATAAAAATGAAGTAAATACAGTGTTTTTGAAAGACCCTCAACAAAATGAAATTATAACAGGAGCTGCGAATATACTGAATTTTGCATTGAATTCAATTTTTCCAATATTAATATTAGTATCAATATTTCGCATGTTTTCAATGAATCAAACACCAATGGGCGGTGGATTTGGTCCAAATTTTGGTAAAAAACCACAAATTAATGTAGATAAAATAACAATGCAAAAAAATAACATAACATTAGCAAGTTTTGCAGGAAGTGAAGAAATTATGCGCGAATGCACGGAAGTAGTGTCTTATTTGAAAAATTCAACATTGTATGAAATGGCAGGAGCAACAATACCCCGTGGAATATTATTAGAAGGTCCGCCAGGTAGCGGAAAAACGTTACTTGCAAAAGCAATTGCAAGTGAAGCGGATGCAAATTTCATATCAACAACTGGAAGTGAATTTGTGGAAATATTTGTTGGTATGGGAGCATCCAAAATCCGTAATTTATTTGAAAATGCACGAAATAATCGTCCATGTATAATTTTTATAGATGAAATAGATGCGGTTGGAAGACAACGTGGTGCAGGTATCAATATGGCAAATGATGAACGAGAACAAACATTGAATCAACTTTTAGCTGAAATGGATGGGTTTGCAAATAATGATGGTATAATGATAATTGCCGCAACAAATAGAAAAGATGTATTAGATGCAGCATTATTACGCCCGGGGCGTTTTGACCGAATTATTACAGTGCCATATCCTGACCGCGAATCTCGCAAGTCAATATTGCAAGTTCATTCACGTGATAAAAAATTAGATGAGAAGATAAATTTAGATTATATTGCAGAATTAACAGCGGGGTTTTCAGGAGCACAATTGAAAAATTTATTGAATGAAGCTGCTATATATGCAGTTCGCAGTGGTTCTATTGTGATAAATGAAAATAACATATTAGATGCATTAGAAAAATTAATAGTAGGTATAGTAAAAACACGGGATGAACGTTCTCCGGATTCAATCAAACGAGTAGCAATACATGAAATTGGGCACGCATTTTTAGCAGCATATTTCAATGAATATTTCGATTTGAAAAAAGTGACAATTCAAAGCACCTACAATGGAGCAGGTGGATATACATTATTCAATGAATATTTGAATATAACTGAAAGTGGGTTATATACAAAAGATTTATTACTGAAACGTTTGATTGTGACAATGGGCGGTAAAGCCGCAGAAACGATTTATTATGGAAACGATTATGTATCAGTTGGGGCAGTTCAAGATTTAAAACAAGCAAATAGTTTAGCAAAACGAATGATAGGAAACTACGGTATGGGTAAAAAATTGGAGGCGTTTTATAATGAAAATGTCGAAGATGATAGAAATCCTTTTTTAGGTAGAAGTTTAGCATTAGGTTCTAAATATTCCGAAAGAACAAAAGACATGATGGACCGTGAGACATTAGAATTAGTAACTTTTGCATTGAATGAAGCAAAAAATATTTTAATGAAAAACCGCACAAATGTTAGCATTTTGGTAGATTGTTTATTGAGCAAAACTACATTAACTGGCATTGAAATACTTGATAAAATGAATTTATAATTATATTATATATGAATGTTGATGATATAGTAAAAAGCGATACATACAAAATATTTAGAATACATAGATTGCTCTTGATATCTTCGTTATTTTTTTTGATACCAGTGTATATATTTATAAAAAAATTTGTGTTGTATAAAGAACAATTGCGCATATTTGAATATGTATTGGTAGGATTTGTCATTTTCAATATTTGTGCGTCATTGTTTTTTTGGTATAACGGAAATGAAAATTCGTGTTTTCATATAATAGATGGTATTTTTGCAAAAATTTCCTTTATTATGTTTGTTATATATGTGTTATTTTTCAAAAATATACCGAATTATATGATATTATTATTTTTGATTTTATTGTCACTTGTTGTATATTTTGTATATTGTAGTAATTATTATTCAAGAATAGAATGGTGTTCAGAATCTCATATATTCCATCATGCAATGTTTCATGCATGTGCGTCCATGGGAGCAATATATGCATTTATATAATATACATTTATAATGCATATAAAAATATGAATACATATATATTAGTGATGTATTTATATATTTTATTTTTTCTTTTTTTCATTGGAACGAATGTATGTGAAAATTTAAGCAAACTTTCACAACAAAGAATAAAACACATTATTCAACACCCAGGAACAACTCCTGAAATGCGAGATAAAATAAATCATGTATTATTTGATAGTTACAAGGGATGGGCCGAATCGAAAGCGATTCATTTCAAGCGTTTACATAAACATAAATGTTATCACATTACACCTTTTAACATTTCAAACGCCGATTTTCTCGGCATTAAAAAATAATTAAAAAATGTAAAATCAACAGGCGTGCTTATCTTTGTGTTTCTTAACGCCGATTGTCTCACTTAACCCTGTCTTTTTGTTTCCACAGGTGAAAGACGATGCTTGAAACTGAAATTCTACTGGTCTTGTTTGGTTATGTATCCAACATTCAGTTAAGTTCAGTATATTTATAGCGGAATTCTTATCCCTTGTTCTAAATACGACATTTTTGTTTTCGCAACTCACGCAGTTAGAACAAGTGAATAATCTGTAAATTTCAACTCCTTTTGTATCTTTATAATGTTTCAACTCTTTTCTACATTCACAACACTTTTGAGATGTATAAAATTCATTAATAGTTATTGTATCATACTTTTTATGAATTAGTTTCCTTAATCCTTTATTCATTGTAGGCATAGTATATTTAATTTGTGAAGACATACTCCAATTTCCATAACCAATAAGTATATTTTCTCCAAATGTATCTTTTATTTTATTCAAAAATGTATCTATGCTTTTCTTACCATAACTATATTGTCTAAATTTCATTTTTCTCCAAACTTCTTTTTTGTAAAATTCTGTTGTTTCCTTATTTAATTTGTCTTTTTCAACCAGATAAACCTTGAATTTTTCATAATTAACTGATTTACTATTTTTACTTGATAAATGAGTTTCTTTTTCTATAATATGATTCCTTTTCTTTTCTTGTAATAATATTCTCTCATTTCGTTTTCCATAACTTTCTACCTTTCTTTGTGATGCTGTAAATTGTAGTTTGTTTCCATTTTTATCCATCATATACACTAATGAATGCTTACCAGGGTCACAACCCACAATATTTCTATCTTTCAAATTATCTAATTGCTCTTTGGATAAATCTTCTATATTGTAAAAATCTTGTTCTTGTAAAACAGGAACTCTTGTTCCCCATTTTTTATCTTTCAAATCTTTTCTAATGAAGAGCAAACAACAACTAATTCCGTCCGTTTGAATTTGATTATGAAACTGATAATGTTTATTCTTAAATATTTTATTTTTCAAATCTAAAAAGTTGCACCATACTTCATTTTGGTTGTCTTTTACATTACTTAATAATTCTCCCTTTTTCACTTTATTACCATCTTTGTCTTTTTCAGGACAAAATAGATTTATCAAACTTGCTGTATCAATAATAATATGTTTTGGAATGATATTGTTTCTTAATGGTAATGGTTGGAATAATTTACTTTCTTGTTTTTCCAATACAGAATTCATATATAACATTCCTTTCAAATATTCAAATGGTCTAACCTTAATATCATATTGTATTGACTTTTTAATTTCGGTAGGTAAAATATTAGATAAATGAGTAAGTTTCCAGTTAGAAAATATTTCATCAGTTTCATTCAATTCTAATAAATGTTTTTTGAATTGAAATAAGATTGCTTTATCTTCTGTAATTTCATTTGTGGTTTTGTTAATAAATCGTAAGAAATGCTGAATAAAATGCTCTTGAAAATTATTATGTAAAGAAGTATGTATTTGTGTTGCTAAATAAGGTAATAAAAAAGTGGTATTTTTCAAATTAGTTTTTTCGTGATTAAATAAAGGTTGATATTCAATTTTGTAAAATTCTTCAAATATTTCTAAAAGTTCTGTATCTTTACCTTTTTTACCTCTATTATCCCTTAACCCTAATGTTTTGATACAATACAAAATAAATGTTTCGTCTATTGTTGGTAATGGTTTGTTGTTTGTATAACAATTCAAAATATATAACCGAATAAATTGATAGGTATGAATAACCAAATCATTCATCTCAAAAACTAAATTATTTATAACTGGTTGTATAGTAGCACGATTAAGTAAAATAGTTTTGAGTGGTATTTTGAAAGTTTTATAGGCAGATTTTTCAACATTCCTAAATTCTTGGAATGTTTCCTTTGGTTTTTTCTTTTTCACCATTCTATATATTTACTAAATATTTTATTTTTATATAGTTAATTTAATTAATTATATAATTCCTAAATATTTTCAAATTCTTTGTTTTCATTAATATTTTTTAATTTTTCTTTTTTATTTAGATATGCTGTCCTTGCGTATTGTTTTTTTTTCTCGGTAGTTAGTGTAGCATTATAATTTATTTTTTCTTTATATTCCTTTACTTTCTGTTTATGTTTTTCTTTATTTTCTTCATAATATATTTTATTTCTTATTGGTGCTGTATATTTTTTGAGATGTTCTTTGGTTTCAATTAATTCATTTTTCGTTTTTTCTAATTCTTCTTTTAATAATATATTTTCCTTAATAAGTTCTTCGTTATTCATTAAGGTAATATAATAAATTATTTTTATATAATTTTCACTATATAAAAATCGGCGTTTGAAATGTTAAAAGGTGTAAAAATGACGAAATTAAATCCTATGCATTATATGGATTATATCAAGGAATAACGCGATACAATGGTAATAATACATTTATCACTTATATTGATTTTTATATGAAAAATCAATTACAACAATGTATGTCAAAATTATTACCGATAAATGCGTTGCCAAAAACATATTTGAAGAAGAAGAAAACTACACAAGAAAACAATAAATTATACAATATTTATTTGAAACCAATATATATTGGACTTGATAATTATTTGATGGAGAATACAATATATAATTCAATATATTCACATGAAAACAAATGGTTAAAAAATGAAAATGATTTGGAGTTTCAAAAGATGATATGGGAAAAAATACGTCAATTACCACCATTTCAAATGAGAATAATGTTTTACAAATATTCAATTGATTTTGAAATGTTACGCAGTAATCGTGCTATTGCTGAAATAATGGAATGTTCAACTCAAACAGTTCGTATAAATTTGATTGATGTAAAAAATAAATTACTACCTTTCATTAACAATAATTGTAATTAGTGAATTACAACCGTAACCACTGCAATATGGTGTATATAATTTAGGAAAAAATAAATTAATAATATATAATGTCGGTTTTAACAGATTTGCAAAAAACAGAAATTACGGGATATATAAATAAATACAGAGCATTACATCAGGCACCACCATTGGTGTTTGATGAGAATATTACACGAGTTTCACAAGATTGGTCAAATTATTTATTAACAAACAATGTGTTTCAGCACAGTGGAAATAAATTGTATGGTGAAAATTTGGCATATTTTAGTGGGTATGAACGAAATATAATGGTTTTATTAAAGAAATCTATTGATGCCTGGTACAATGAAGTAAATAAATATGATTTTAATAATCCTGGTTTCACACCAGGAACTGGACATTTTACATGTTTAGTTTGGAAATCAAGCACAACATATGGTATTGGTATTTCAATAGATGCAAATTCAAATGCATATATAGTAATGAACACTTATCCAGCTGGTAATTATATTGGTCAATTCAAAGAAAATGTATTACCAGCGGTGCCGATGCCTGCACCAAGTCCTGCACCAAGTCCTACACCAAGTCCTGCACCAAGTCCTGCGCCAAGTCCTGCACCAGCCCCAGTCCCGGTGCCAGATAATGTTATCAATAATAAAACATATATAATCAATATGTTATACAATATAATAACATCAATACAAAGAAATCAACCACGAACAGTAATAATAAGTGCGATATATAATTTGATATTGTTTATAAATGGATTGTAACAAAAAAAAGATATAAAAAATTACGTAAATATAATATATGGAATTATTCAAACATACATTATATATAAATTTGGAGTCAAGACCAGACAGACTTAAACATGTAACCGAAGAATTAAAAAAGATGAATATTGAAGCCGAACGAATAAATGCAATAAAAATGGCAGATGGTGCAATTGGTTGCACATTGAGTCATATACGCTGTTTAGAACTGGCAAAAGAACGACAGTATCCATACGTATTTATTATGGAGGATGATATTACATTTTTAAACCCGAATTTATTAAATGAAAATCTTGTAAAATTTCAAGAAAATCCAGAATTAAAAAATTGGGATGTTCTCATTATTGGAGGTAATAACTGTCCCCCATATATGAAAATTACAGACTATTGCATACGTGTCGCAAATAATCAAACAACAACAGGATACATTGTAAAATCTCATTATTATGAGACCCTTATACAAAATTTCAAAGAAAGTGCGCAGAAATTAATGCGAAACCCAAACAATAAACGAGAATATGCATTGGATATGTATTGGAAACGATTGCAACAAACTGGTATATGGTTGATGATTATTCCTGCAACCGTAACACAATACCAAGATTATAGTGATATTGAAAAACGTGTTGTCAATTATAATCATTTAATGTTGGATATTCAAAAAGATTGGCTATTTCGTAGATGAATCATATACAATTATCGTTTATTTTCTAACATCATAAATGACGATAAAACAGCCTTATTTTTTTCTTCATATTGCATTGTTCTCAAATTAGATTGATACTGACGTTTCATCATTTCTTCTTGCATTTGTCGTTCTTTCGCTGCCAAAACTTGTTCTGCACGTTGTTTTTCCATAGGATTCAATGATTGTTTGCTACGTTCTCTCACAAAATGGTCAACCGATGTATATGTTTGAACTTTTTCAAAATCACGTTCGCTAACTGCAAATACGGTTTGGTCTTTATGAACTTTGCGTAAATCATCGTATTTCAATTTACTAAATGGGTCGCTAGTTACATATGCATTGTTGTTTAAATCATCATCATCATCATATACATTTGTTCCTGCACCAGATGAATATAGATTTTCTACACCGCGATAATTAATAATTGCCTGGTTTTTTTGTTTCATGTTCTCTAAAACATCTCTCATATTACTTGCATTTACATTTTGGTCAATGTTATAAATCGGTTCATCTTTTACAAACCATTCATTTTTAGATGAATTGGGTTTTTTAGCCATATTTTCTTCAAATAATTGATTAAATTTACTTTGAAATTTTTCGGGATTCATTTCTTGAATAGCGGATGATACTTTTTTTGTATTTGTTTTATTAAGTTCTCCATTTAGTGGTTTATATTCAATGTTCTCAACTGCTTTGTTTTGTTTATTTTGATTTTCATAAAATTGCAATACAATTTCAAAAGCCTTTTTATAAAACAAAAAATATTCACTTGGTAATTTTGATTTATCGGGATGTAACATGAGAACTTTCTTTTTAGCGCGTTTTAAATCATCTATTGTAATTTGATATTTCAACTCAAATAAACCAAGTATTTCATCCAAAGAATACATATGAATATTTAAATTATGATTGGATTGCATGTTTTTATAGTATTTTAGGAAAAGTATTTAGAAAATTTTCGGCTAAATATTTTTTATTGAAAAAAACATATACTGTAAGTATATACCATGGAAAACGGGTTAACTATGTTATTGCATTCACTTATCATTGGTGTTCTTTTATACATCATTATGGTTTTCATTTTAGGACAAAACAGATTAGTTGCTGAAAATAGAAGTATTTTGATTGCAGCAGTAGTTTTGATTTATATGATTTTATTTGGACATGGATTACCAAAATCTATCAACAAAAATATCTAATTGATTTTGTAAGAAATTGAGAACATTCCATATAAGTTCTCAATTTCAATGTATTATATATATTTAGTAAAAATGAAATAAAAATAATTGAACATTATAATATAAAAATGCCAAAAGAAGTTATTACAGAAATTGCAAGTATGCAAGATTTAATAGAAATATTGAAAGTAAATGATGGTTTAGTAATTATAAAATTTGGAGCAGAATGGTGTGGGCCTTGTAAAAAAATAGAACAACAAGTATATGCTGCATTCGAACAAATGCCAGATAATGTTCAACCTATTATAGTGGATGTAGATGAATGTTTTGAAATATATGCATTTTTAAAAAGTAAAAAGATGGTTAAATCTATCCCTACAATATTATCTTACGAAAAAGGAAATATTTCCTATATACCAAACGATATTATAGTAGGTTCTGATACAGATGAATTGAATCATTTTTTCAAAACATGTTTTGATAAAGCAAAAGAAATGTTGTAAATATACTATTGTAAAAAATATAAAGATTTTTACAATAATAATAGAATAATGAAAAAGGTTAATTATTATGTATTAACCAAGATTGATTCTGTTAAATATAATAGAATGAAATATAGATTTGAACATGAAAATATAGATGCGATGTATTGTCCAGTAGTAGAATTCACAGATGAAAGATTGGTAGATGTAGATGATAAATACAAACGTCCATGGTCATGTATGTTAGGACATTTAGATATGTTTGCTAAATTTTTGAATTCAGATGCAGACTATGGTATATTTTGTGAAGATGATATTCATATTAGACGGGGTATAAGCGAAATTATACCAGAAACAGTTGCTAAATATGAAAGGCGGAATTTAGAAATATTAATGTTGGGATATTTATTTCCATTTAGACCAGTAGAATTAACCTTTTATCATGAACCCGAATTTTATGACCAAAAATTAGAATTGATAGATGAAAATCTTATTTATTTTACATATATTGAAAGATTATGGGGTTCTCAAATGTATATGTTGAACAAAAAAACAGCTGAAAGATTTTTGAATACATATACAATTGAATATGCTAAACAATCATTGACAAATCCAAACATGGCACCATTTGCAGTAGATTGGACAATTACTAAAAATGGAAGAAGAGCCGCTGTATATCCAATGTTAGGAGTAGAAGAATTAACAGAAGACCAAAGTGATTATGGTCAATTTATATATCATAGAAAATGCACCGCTATTCATTATGATGCTACTAAATATATTTAGTTTTTATATTTTCGTTTCGTTCTTCGTTTTTTCTTTGATTTACCCCCAGTTGTTTCATTATTTTCTTCTCTTGGAGTTTCAAATACATTTTCATTTTCTTCGCCAAGTTGTTCTTGTAATACTTCTTGTAATCCTTCTTGTAATCCTTCTTGTGAATCTTCTATTTGTTCGTATATAGTAGCAGCAGCCAATACCACACACGTAACTCCTATCATACCATATGTCAATAATGTTTTTGAATCAATAAT